CGATACCCGCTGCCAAAAACAGCCATAAACGCGCTCGCTTCAGAATCGTCATGTCACATGCCTCATTTTTTGGGACAGGAATGTTATTGCGATCGTCGACAACAGGAATCAGCTTCCGGCAATCGGACAAACTGATTTGAGACGAGCCAGGAAGCCCAAAAAACCAACAACCAGCTTGATCTCCGCGTACTGGGCTTGGAATTGGGCAAAGGCTCCAGTCAGGGTCCCGCTTGCGATTTCCGACTGCAACAACGCGAGCCCATTCTCACCCTCCTGAGCGATGAACGCTTCAATCTCGGCCCGGATTGCATTGACGAGAGGCAGGTTGACGGTCGCAGCCATTTGAATGCCCTTTTGAATGCCATTTTGATTTATGGATTGTCGATTCCGCGACAACCTACAGCAACAGGAAATTTATGTCAATCAAAGACCGTTTTCTTACAGGTCGGACACCATTTAACATCCGCAGCAGTAAACGGCTCCAGCGGAACACGGCAATCGCTACACAGGCGAATCTCTTTCTTCGCGCGTTCAACCGGCTGATCATCGTTCACCGGGTGAGACCAAATTCCTTCTCCGATTCTTTCGAACTCTTCCCGCGTCAAGTGAAGAGCGCCTAGCAGATACTCCTCCCGCTGCGCTTCCGTGTATTCGCGGTTAGCCAGCAGAACACCAATGACTTCACCCATTTGTTGGACCGCTGGCTCACACAAAGAACCTGGCTCGAATCCCATGAGTGCGCATCGTTTTCCGTCAAAATGCCGACAGTTTTCAAATGCGCATCTCGGAACAGTTCGCATCTCATCCCAGTCTGGTTCTGGATGTTGCGCACTGCTTTGGTTATTGACCTCTTCGCCTCGCATGATTCCCTCAGTTCAGTTTTTACCTTCAGAATTCAATCCGTTTCCATCCAGCCTTTTTCGGGAGACGCTCGTAAATCACGAACGTGTACTCCCAGAACTTATCCGCGCAGCATTTTATCTTGTTGATCGAAACCCGGTCCTTGACGGCGACTTTCGTGTCCACGAACTCTTTTGTCCCGTCCGGAAAAATCAACTCGAAATCGCTTTTGTATCGAAGACTCGGCGTGATCATAAAATCATGCGATTCGAATCTCCACTCCACAATTTCGCCACATATTTTACGGGATTCGCACCATTCCGCGAACGCCGATTCGGTAGCGTTCATTTGACTTGGGACATGACGCTTTCCGTACCGGCTACCGTCTCGTTTTCCCGCGAACTTCGATTTGCCAATCAGCTTTTTGACAGCGTCAACACCGAGAGATTCTTGCATACCCATTATTTGTCCCCAAGTCGATGAATGAAGCGAATTCTCCGAAATGCGCCAACGCACTCAGCGCCCAGTGCGAGCATCTCGGCGTGAGTTCTTGTTTTCGGCCCAGCCTTTCGCGACACCATCCTTCCATTCAGGACGTACGTTTTCTCTGGCTTCGTGTAGCCGTCATGTGACCACCCGCTTGCCAAATAAATCGATCCAGTGTGCTTTCTCCATTCGTCCGCGTATGAAATCAGGACCGGCCATCGAACACGATCCACAAAACCCATTGAGTGTCGTATCAAAAACGACGCCGCGTTTTTTGGGACCCGTTCTTCGATAGCCAGTCTACTCAACGACAGGACCCCATTCCAATTTTGGTTCACCGACAATGCTGCTGACTTTGTCGGCGGAAGCCATAGCGCAACGCCCGCCGCTTCAGATTCCCAAAAATGCCCCCGTGGGAACAATCCATGGCAATACACTGCGGTATTTGAGCATCCCTTAGAGTAGTGAAGCCTCGCTATTTTGAAAAGCGAAGAGGTTGGATTCGAACCACCCCCACTCAACTGGATATTGAGTGTGCCGCCTTCAGCACTTTCTTCGCAGCTACGCGACATCTCACTACTCCGCTTTCGGTTCAGGAAGCTTTCGGTTGATGTCCTGCAATTCCGCCAAGACCTGCAAGGCAATGCCTGTCAGGTCAACAATCAACGGGATCGGATCGTTTTCGCGGTTGTTAGCCGACTCCGCTTTCTGTGCCTTTAATTTTGCCTTCGTCTGAAGAAGTTGGGTCTCAATCTCTATGACCGCCCTCTTTAGCTTGAGGTGCTTTCCTAGCAACGTCTCTTTTTCGTGCATATGACCTGGAACTGAAAGTTTGTGTCCGATCTCTTTCATTTCGACTTGGGCATGCAACCTCTGCGACTCAAGCCACGCTTGCTCTTCGTGTAGGCTCGGGAATTTCGGGTGCTTCACTGGAATGTTCAATCCATTGCTCATTCATCTCGCTCCAGAATAGTCTTTATCCATGCGTGCTCGGCTAGTTCTGGGAACTTGTCGACGCACGCTTCAGCATAGTCCCATTTGCTTTCGTGCTGGAGAAAGACTTCCCCCAACTCACCATACCCAGGCTGGCTTTCGCCTTCTGGGCACCCTTCTCTTGTCTCGAAGTCCTTGATCGACTCCAGCGTCTTCAGGCAATTCAGGCAGATCGTCGCGTCGAATATTTCACCGTAATCATGCTCACCGTCTTCGCATGGAGGCGGATACGTCGGTTCATTGGTTCTTTCGTTGAACGACCCAGCAAAATCACTGCTGTCTGGCTCTTCGCAAATTTGGCACGACTCGTGCTCCTGCTGATGAATAACCCGACAGACGTCGCCAACACAAATCTTGCTGTCGCACTCAAAACATGTCGATTCTTTCCATGCCAGCGTATCAAGGGCATCGTTCACTGCCGCGTACCATCCATAGTCTTGATAAAAACACATACTAAACTCACATATTCGAGTCTCGACCACATCCGAGACAATGATAATAACCGATCAGCAGAACAACTTCGTCCCCGCAATCTACACAGAGTCTTTCGGGTTCGGTTTCCGCTCCGTCAACAGCAAAGCTTTCGCTTCCGACAGCGCTATCTGCCCGACTGAACCTGGAACAGCTTTCGCCATCCGCACGATCCGAACCGCATCCTCTCGGCGTCGCTGACTCACCCCCCATTCCGCGACCGAAAAGTCCACCCTGCACGCCGTTTCGCTCTCGGTTAGAATCCAATTGTAGACCCCGTCTTTCCCGTTCCATTGGACGCCCTGTCCGCATGTTCGTTCGAAGAGTTTTTGCAGGGCCTTGATCGGCTCGTTGGCAGATTCCCGAACTTCGTCGACGATCCCGAAATACTTCGTCGGATCAACCGCCGCTCGCTGCTCGGCCTTCATGCTTGCCACTGCGAAAATCGTAAACATGTGCAGTGGAGTCAACACTTCCGGCTCGCTCCGTAAGATTTCGTCGATCAGGTCGTCGTCCGTCATAATCTCGTTCCGATTTGATTGCGAATCTCTTTCAGGATCATATTCCCGATGATTGCGATCGTTTTCATGATCTTATGTTCTGAATGAGTAAATTGATCAGGAAACTGGATCAGATGCGTCAAATACGTGCTGTCGCAGATCTCACAAAGGTTTACTGACTCAGTGACTCTCTCCCGACCGGACGCGTCGGAGACCGAGTTCAACACAATCCTCTTGGCCAACGACAATTCGCGTGTAGTAACCGGGCAGTCCTCCGTGTCGCAGCAGTCACACCCAATCGGTTCGCCGCACTCGTCGACCACAACACGGATCAAGGTCAAATTCCCCCAATCCTTGGATGATTTCAATCGGCGTGTACCAAGCGTCTTTATCCATCTTCGCGTGAGACCTTCCCCCTTCGCGTCGGTTTCAAAACCTTCTTCCTCGGAACGCCAAGCTTCCAGCCTCTCGTCGTTCGTTCGACCCCTTATTTAGCGGGGGCCAATGGTCTCATTTGTGTCACCATCCATATGGCCAAAGTTCTTTTTTACTTCGCCAACCTGCGTTCCATTCAGCATGTTGAAATGAGCCTGGCGCGTATGGGTTTTCGGCTGCGTCCCCTTGCGCTTCAAAAGCCAGGCGGCCTTCAAGGTAGTATTTGCTTCGTTCCATGATTGATCCTTCTTATCTTCGCGGCGTCGCGGCTTCGCGCCTGCGCGTGAGAAATCTTCCTTTTGTGGGCCGCTATACTAATCGCTCGACGAACTTAACCGGATCGTCTTCTCCGGTTTCATCATCGTACCAATCTTCCCAGGTAACAATCCCTTCAAATCATGCACATCCCGAGGGAACACGGGCGAACGCCTTTCGGTCTATCATCAGAGTCGAGGTCGGCTCCTGCCAGCGGCACACGGCTATGATGAAGCCACATGCCAGATCCTCCGCGTTCGCGATCCGCTTCCCTGATTTCCTCGTCAATCCGGCAGGCTTCTTTCCACAAATGAGGATACAAATCGCGAATGAGTTTCCACTCGTTGTTATGCTTGAGCGGGCATATCCAGCAAGCCGAGATCTCTGGCAACGGCCAACCGAACGACTTGACCACATCGCAAGCGCCAGCCGAATCAAGACAGAATTCCGTGAGCGGGAAGCGATAGTTCCATTGTGGAGCACGTTCACTGCTCAGAAGTCTGTCAATTCGCTTTCTTTCGTCTGCGGCAAACCCGATCCATCTCTCGCCCCCAGAAACTCCGGTGGATCGAAGATGAGTATCCATTCTGTCTCGCTTCCACATGCCACTGCAAAACGAACTCATTTTGCCATTCGCAAGCCACACTGGAATCAGGATCGTTTCTCCAGTGCCAGACCACAAATCGTAAGCGGTTTTTGGCGGAATGATCTCGACATGCAAACCAATATCTGCCAATGCAGGCGTAACCCACCTATCCAAATACTCCCATGTAGTCGGATTTTCCCTACCAGTGTCAGCACAAATGATTCTGTCGGGTTTTTCCAATTCACCTCGCAGAATGAGTGTAACTATGGCGACCGTCTGGCGACCGCCGCCGTAATTAAGGACGGATACCGTCTCGGACTTCAAGTTGTTCACAGGCAATTTTCGCATCACTACTCTCATTTCTGCTCGCTCCTCCACTTTCGAATATTTTCAATCAATTGCGGGTTGTTCATGTTTTCAATGGCCCAGTCAAGGTACGGAGATGGCACCTCGGAAATCTCCCTTCCCGTCCACTTCCCAAACTGAAGTCTGTACTCTCCGCCCGTTTTGTTCGACAACTCATCAATGACCTTCCCCGCCTGGCCACGGGTGAATCGGCACGCCGCCTGCTCGCTGACGCCAAGTCGCATCAGATACTTGACCTGATTATCCGTCGCACCACCACGAAACTCTACACCGACGCCAACCGTCGCCGGAATGACGACGCCCGTCTTGACGATTTCTGTTTTGTACTGGACCTGAGCGCGAATCGATTTTCGCTTCTCGGCTTCCGCCAACCTTGCCAATCGCTCTTTCTCTGCGCGTTCCTTTTCGAGTCGAGATCGCTCGGCCTGCTCTGCGATGAACTTATTTTTCGCCTCTTCCGCCGCTTTCGCCGCGTCCTCGATTTCTTGTGCTGTTTTCGCCAAAAGCTCGGAAATAACTTCCGTCGACCCGCTTCGCAGCTTGGCCTTGGCCGCAGCAATAACGTCTTCAGAGTATTCCCCACCAAGGATATCGGCAGTCGAGCACAGGCTATGTTTGCCAGCATCGCCAGAGAAGTCGATCACTGTGACGATCGGCTTCTCTGAATTCGCGATCGCTTCCCGCCGTTCTTCGGCTGTCGAGTAGCGATCAACCAAACCCTTCAGTGGCCTTGTCCCGCGACCCACCTTCTGAATGTATCTCGACACAGACTTTGTCGGCGCGGCATTCACGATCACGTCAACGCGGGAATCGAACCCTTCCGTCAAAACAGCCACGTTGACTAAAAACTGAAACTCTCGCGCCTCAAACCGCCGAATAAGCCTTTTGCGATCCTCTGGGTGTGTATCGTCCGTGATGAACTCCGCAAACACGCCTGGCCAACGATTGAAGATCTCCGTTATTCGCTCGGCGTGCGCCTTTGTCACGCAAAACACAAGAGACTGCCGCCCTGCCGCCTCTTTAATCGCTGGGTCCACGATCGCGTGCAGCATCTTCTCTTGCTGCTCGATATCCTCTTGGGTTACTTCCGCCAGCTTTGGCTCAGACTCAAAAAAAAGCTCTTTCTCTGTGTCGCCGTCGTCAGGAATCTCTGCTCCATTTTTGAGTTCAATCTTTCGACCCATCATCAGGGAATTCAGGTCACCTTTATTGAGGTCTCCTGCTGTCGTTCGGCATTTTGAGAAGTCCAGCCCTTCGACGACGACAATCTTTTGCTCGATGTCGACCAACCATCCCTGCTCGATTCCTTCACGGATATCCATTTCGAAAGCGACAGACTGGTACAGGTCCCCCAACGCTTTTTTGTCGCCGCGCTCCGCAGTTGCCGTGGGACCGACAATCCGAATCTGAGGGTTACCCATCAAGAAATACTTAATAACCGCCCGCGCCGATGGCGACACCGAGTGATGTGCCTCATCGTAGATGATCAGTCCGAAATCTTTCGGGTTCAGCTTCTCAAGCCGCTTTTTGCGAGAAAGAGTCTGGATTGATGCGACAAGAACTTTCTTTCGTCCGCCGAACATTCCTCCGCCCTTAGACTCGCGCCGATCACCCATCTCGATTCCAGTCGCTTCGTCGAGATGGAGGCCAATCTTTTCCGCCAGTTGATCAATCAACTCAGTTGTGTGTGCGATCGCCAGAACGCGACCCAGTTCGTCTGGCCACCGGATTGCAATCTCCGCAACGGTGATAGTCTTCCCTAAGCCGGTCGCTTTTACGATTAGTGTTGATTGGAAATCATTCAAATCACGAAATACAGAGTCTACGCATTCATTCTGGTATGGCCTCAACTGGAAGAACCCATCCCCGCCGAGCTTCGGAATGATCTCGCAAAGCCTAAACTCTGCGGGGTCATCATCAGGCTTTGGCTGGTCGTCTAACGGAGCATCCGCCGAACCGTAGTCAATAACTTCTTCGGATTCAAAATCAAACTCGCTCATTTTGAAGCCTTAACTTTCGGTTGCTTTTCGAGCCATGCCTTCTCCGCATCGGTATTGTTCCCCAGTCTCGCAACCGGAAGCCACCCAACTCCGCCGCACCTGGGGCACTTAATTTGGAGCTTGTTTTTGCAAACCGGGCAATTGCAGCCGAACATTCGGCATTTGATCTCCGATGACAACTGATCGATCAGCCGGTCGATCTCTTGCATGTTGACGTAATGCGAGGAAGGGTCCTCTTCATGCGAACGGCAATTCTTTTTAAGCTGCGTCAAAGCTTTACGGATATCGCTCCAGTGCTTCGTCCCGATAATCACCTGAATCAAATGCTCCGGCGTCCCGTCCTCGACCTCTTGGGCCTTTTCTTCTGGCTCTTTCGGCTCCCATGCAGAAGGATTGAATTCCGTCCCATGCTGAATCTCGGGCGGCTTCTTCCTCGCTGACTCGGAAACAGTGTGAATTGATCCTGGCTCCGGAGGTTGATATTGCGATTCGAGTTTCGTTTCTTTTGGTGCTTCAGCATCTATCTCAGGATCTTGCGACTGACTCGAAGACTCGATAGGCGGTTCTGGGTCCGACTGCTTACCGGCTAGTGTTTCTGCCGCCTTTTTGATTATCGCAGCGGTCACCTGAGTCCCATCTTGAGCGGCGACATCTTCCGCAGTAGACCACACCTTCAACTGGGTCGTCGGGTCATGAGATATCGCCTTCAGAGCGAACACATGCTCCTGAAGCAGAGGGACCGACGCCCCGTCACCAGCCACCGACTTAAGTTCATCGTGAGTTGCGGCGTATGCCAGCAGTCGCGCGAGACTGGACGGGGCAACTTCCCAATTCTTAAAAACATACGCGGGCAGTGTGGTGAATCCACCAGCGATATGAAGCTTTTTGTCACGAATGCGAACAAACTCCCTTGCAAGCGCAAGATACAACTCAGCATTGGCATGCAGGTTCCGCTTGATTTGAACAGTTATTGCGTCAACACGAAGTTTCGTTGTCTTCTCGTCGACTGCGGGCTCAAGGTCGATGATTTCTCTGGTCATGCTGATCTTTCAATTTTCTAAGACTGAGAAAACTCAGAACGGGACTTCGTCGCCGCCGGACGTGGATTCCCCGTATCCGGATGACTCTTGTCGAGTCTCACGATTCCCGTTTTGACCTCCCCCTTCTCCACCTTCACTGCCACCGCCACCGCCACCGCCACCGCTACCCAACATGGTCATCGACTCGCCAATAACCTTGAGCTTTGATCGCTTCTGTCCTGTTTCTTTGTCGTCCCACTGATCGAGCTTGAGATACCCTTCGATCAAGATCTGCTTGCCTTTCGCAAGATATTCACCCGCGACTTCGGCGGTGCGACCCCAAAGCGTGATATCAACAAACGTCACCTCTTCTTTTTTCTGACTTGTTGTTTTGTCGAACCATTGTCGATTGACAGCCAATCCAAGCTCGGCGATTGCGGTTCCGCCTTGGGTGTACTTCACCTGCGGGTCACGTGTCAGGTTGCCTACAAGGATGACTTTGTTAAAAGACGCGATGACTATTCTCCTTTTTCATTAATTTCGGCAAACATCGAGTGACCAAAAGACTTCTCGAACTCTCGACATATCTGCTCTTCAAGCTCACGCATTAACGATTGAGTGCTTGGGGGCGGGTCAGTAAACCTGAACATGGAAATCATCAGGCTCAACTGTTCACACATTTTGTAGACACGCATCGGATATTCGCAAACCGCCTGCGCCCGGAAGCTACTGTTCCTTGCAAGTCGCTCGCGGGTCATCGCGTTTTCGGCTTCTCGAACCATCGATCGACTACTCATCGTTGCCACCAGCTCCCGCCAGACGCCGCTTAATTTCCGAAAGACGATCTGCGCTTTCCCGCGATGGCGGGCACGCAAAATACTTGTCCCACGCCTGATTGATCGACTCGGCGTTCTCCTTATTTATCTGCCGCTCCGTCATTTTTTCCGGCCTCTGTCGTGCCATTGGGTTCCTTTCCGCCTTGGTTGATGGTTTCCGGCCCCTGCCACTTGGCTGGAGAGCCAAGATGCTTTTTCAGCCCCTTGCGCATTAGGGTGCCAGGGGTCGGCATAATCCTCAAGCCAAGAATCGCTTCACCCCCAAAAGGAACGACTCTCGCTTCGACCCGGACTTCGTGACCCACAGTCTTGTAGCCGTTAGACTGGCCTGTCACGAGATGCAACACTTCTTGATTCGTAGCGTTCAGAATCATTCGTTTTTTCGCCGTGGTGAAACTGATGCAAGGGTCTTTGATCTGCTTCTTGTCGGCACCAACGAACGTATTTGGTGGGAAGTATTCTGCGATCACCAGCTTGACGGTTTTGAACTCACCGTCGATCAGAAGATCCATGCACTTCATGTAATCTTTTCCAGCATCAATCCGGCTGAAATTCGTGTCGTTAACAGGAACAGCATCACTCACTTGAATCTCCTTCATACGCCACGATCTCGCCGTCGTCATTCGCGCCGAGTTGCCACGGCGTCACGGACCCAGAATTCTCCCAGTTATCAGACCAGTCACCAGTCGCTTGTCGCTGCTTGAATTCGTCCAGTTTGTTCCGAACGTACTCTTGCGCTATCTCGCGACTGCGATCGTCGTACCAGTATGGTGCAACGCGGTAAGGGAACTTGTTTTCGATCGCCCAAAACCTGAACTGGAACGGAACATCGTACTTCGCTTGTGCCCCGAGAGTGTACCACGCATCTTGCAGGAAGTATTTCAGTTGACTTGCCGTCCTCCACCAGTCATCCGGACGAATTCTCGCAGTACACTTAAGGTCCCATATCGTGCCAGACTCGCCGATAACAGAATGAATATCCGGTTTACATCGCACCGGAACCCCGTTGACCACCGATTCAACTCTCTTCTCAAACTGCGCATCCAGCCGCAGAATATCGCCAAGCTCTGATTTCATAACATTTTCTTGAATCATTAAAGCTTGCTCGATCTGCTGGTCGGTCGCGGCGATCAGTGGCCAGATCTTCTCGGCAAACGCTCTCGCTGGTTTCGGATTAAGATGACCGTTCGCCTTCAGGCACGTCGTTGGGTATGCCCTGCAAATATCGTCGATCGCCTTTTTTTCGAGACACAACGCATGCTCAATCGTCCCAAGCTTCATCGCGTTTGTGGCCTCGCGTTTTTTCATCCGCTTGGTCACAAACGTTTCATAGTATTCTACTGGAGACTCGCAGTAGATCTTGAACTGAGAACAACTCAGCGTCTCAGTTTCGTCGTGATACGATGCGTCAGACATAAAAACACCAATCAAAAAACCACCGGCACGATTCGAACGTGCAATTCAACATTGGGAGTTGCTTGCTCGGCGACGAAGTTATTCAGTCCCCCAATCGCATCCGTCACGCACGAATACATCGAGCCGGGTCGTGTTTTCGGATAATTTCGGCGCACATGTCGACAAAAAAGGATTCGCCGACATATGCGACCATCTGATCTTGAATCTCTTTTGCAGCATCCAGGTGCCACTGGCACACCTGCCTGATTTGTCGCACGCCAGCGTAAGGATCGAACTCTTCTCGCTGGAGGCTCGCTGTTTCTTCCTGTTTTCTCTGCTGCTCGGCAAGTTTCTGCCGCTCGGCCTCCACCGCTCGGTCGTGCTCCGCTTTGGCAGCAGCAAGCTTGTCTTGCTCGACTTTCAGCAGTCGAGCCGATTCCGCTCGTTCGGCATCAATCGCGGCTTGCTGCTCACACATCTTCCGGTCGTGCTCGTAGCGAATCGCTTGCTGACGAGCATCTTCAGCCCTTTTTAGTTTTGCCGCTTCCGCCTGCTCTTCGGCAAACTTTTTCTGTTTTGCGGCAAGCTCTTCGGCGGCAATTCGGTTCGCTTCACGGATGCGGGCAGCTTCAGCTTCCTGCTCGGCCTTAATCCTGGCCGCCTCTTGCTCGGCTTCAAATTTCCTCTTTTTCTCAGCCGAAACAAAAATCACCTGACGACCAAATGCGTCCTCGTCCATTTTTCGGATCAGATCTTCGTTGATCTCGTCTTCACGAGCACCGACGTTAATCAGCATTGATTTTCGAGCTTCCCAGATTCGCTGGGCTTTTTCGGCTGCAAGTCGATCGAGTTCATCTTCGACCTTTTGCTCAATCGCCAGCAGCGTAGATTCGATTGCCTCAATTGCCGACTCATGCGCCCGGCGAGACTCATCGATTCGCTGGCATTCCCGCAAAGCATCCTCTTTAATGGAAGCATGCTCCGCCTTGCATTTTGTCCGCTGCTTGACTGCGAACATGCGAGTTTCCTTGACTAACTTCAGGCCATCTTTATCAGCAATCATCGCAGCCGGGTCAACGACCTGAATATCGTCGCCATCACGAACGACGCCAGCGAGAGTGATCTTTTTCGCTTTTTCCGCAAGGGATTGGATCGTCTCCATCGTCACCGTCAACAAAACCTGCTCTGGCTGCGGCTTCTCGATGGCCAGTTCCGTGTTACTCATGCTATTCCTTTTTAATTCTTACTTGAGTCCGCCGTATCCATACGAGCGAGACTGCAAACTGGATCACAAATTATTATTCCGTGTCGACCCACGCTTTAATCTCTGTATGCACTCCGGGTTCAGCGCCATTTTACACCTTCGGGTTCTTGTTGATCGCGTTATCACGCAATATTTCGAGTTCTTTCGGCGCGACGATCCGCAACCGAACCTTGTCCCCACGGATTTCCACGACTTCGATTGTCGTAGATTCACCAATCGTAAACGACTGACCAGCATGCCGAGAAATACACAATCCGCCGCCAGTTTCTGAAGACATCGAAAAACCCTCCATGAATTGTTTGAAATTCGCCAACTCTCGGCGAATGTAGCCGTTTTCGAAAACTTGATCTCCGCCAGTTTTCTTGGCCACTGGGACTGTAACGGGTTTTCCGGACGAATGGATCAAAATTTTTTTTGGCGTTACCGCAACAACAGCTTCAGTCGGCGGCGAATTTGAGGGTACTCATTCATTTTCCATGCCTCGAAAATTGCCCGGTCGCTTTCCGCTCTTTGTCGACCTACTCGATACGTGTCGTCCCACTCAGCGGTCCCGCCGCCCTTTTCGTCTTTATCGACATTCAAGTGTGTCGTCCGCATGTCACGGCAATATCGCCTTAGTCCGAATTCGGCTCCAATGTGCTGCCACGCATTATCGAAGTAGTTGTGCCACAAACCTGGGAGTGCCCACCATCCGACGGCGCGAACAAGATCGCCGCCGTGCGTAACGAGAGTGTGATACCATCCCTGATCCGTTCTCCAACCGTCATTTCCGTGGGCGATACCCCATCTTCCAGCCGCTTCCATGATTCGAAGGTCAAACCCCTTGGTATGCACGAATTCATCGTCGGCCAGAACTGAGTAGCATTGCTCAGTTGGGTATTCTCGGAACGATTTCGATAACGCTCCGCAAAGCCCGATGTTTTGCGTCAGGACGTCGATCTCCCAGCCTAGCGGAAGATTAATAGACCTGTATTCAGATTCTTGCTCACGGCCCTGTACGATCAGTCTCCCCGGTGTCGAGATCCCGCAATCGATCATAGACTGGATCACGTCTCCGCACTGTTTTGCTCTATTGTACGAAACCATGAACCACATCAAGAATCCTCCGCACTAAGGATTCGGCGCTCATCCGTTTCGCGATTAGCTTGGGAATCCCAATCGGATATCCACCGCTCAATGTTTGGCCACTCAGCATCATCGTAAAGATGACCAACCCCACAACCAAAGATCGATGCCGCGTGCCCAGATCCGCATATTTTTGGTGGCCAGTTCTCGACAGAGTGCCGCTGCGGCGCAAGGTCCTTCCAGTTGCCACGGAACACTTCCGGATTACGCATCCAGAAGAACGATCCAGAATAGTGCCATCCACCATCAGGGTAGTCGCGTTTGAAAGGACCTGCCATGATCGAGTTTTCGAGCAGTGACGCGACGAACTCTGGATAGTCGAGGCACGTGTGATACATGATTTCTGTCCACCGCTTCGTATTGTAGAGTCCGTCCTGACTGACGCCTTTGGCATGGCCGTAGAACGTAATTCCGCCGTACCTCGGCAGTGTTTCCAGCATTTTTTCGAACGTTACGACTTCACCAAGATCTGGTGAGTTTGGGAACGAGATCCAGTTATCGATTCGAACGCCATCGAACGCTCGCTGTACGTCAACCAGGTCGTCCGAATCCTTGTCTGTTACCACGCCAATTGTGCGAACTCCGTCAAACTGTCCGATCCGTTTTATCAGTTCGGAAGCATTCCACTGCCAAACACCGTTCCCTTTCTTCGGCCAGACGTGGTAAATCAAATTTCGTTGCACAGCAACCACCTCACTTGACGATGCAATAACATCCGCCAGCTTTTTTTCGGCCTCCCCCACGTCGGAAGCGACAATTCTGGTTATTTTCAAACCACACGACTGAACACGCTCCCATGTCAGCGAAGGGTGGTACAGGCAAATACAGGACCTTCCTTCTCGCACCGCTTCCGGTAGGACGCATTTCTCCCATTCCTTCAGGTCTCCGTCCAAGTTGTTTCCAGCCACTGCATTGCAAACACCCCGGTCCAGTCGATACTCATTCTGCCAGTGGCCTCGGTGCCACCCCCTACGCTCTAATTCCACTGCGACTTCAATTGTCGCCTCAAGAAAAACGGTTTTTACCGGTTTCGGTTCCGATCGGTTGTCGATCGCCAGGTTTTCCGGGTCCGTCCAAAATGTCGCAGAGTTGTTGTTTCCGCTGATATTGGAGGGGCCTCCATCCTGACCGACAAGCCATTTCCCAGGCACATAAAGGCGAAGATTACCGGTGTCGTGCAATCTACCAAGATGATGGTCAATGTGGTCCCGTGCAGTAAGAACCGCATTTAGGTGCTTGTAAATCTTCTCGTACCCGCGACGGTGAACCGCAAAACAGTGGGTCCTGTTCACGTTTCGCGGAAAATAGACATGGTCAGTTATTTTTTGTGGTGGGTATTGGTGTTCATGCAGCAATTGACCACCAAGATAGATTTGCTCCCAATCGCTCGGCAGAGATTCCATGAACTGAAGTGAACGCTCATTGAAATCTGCCCGGAAGATTGCATCGTCTTCGAATACGATGTACGACTCGATATTCCGCTGATAACAATACTCCAAAATCTGCATGTGTGACCTGTAACACCCCCAGGCTCCACTCCCGGCCTGCCACCAGTCTGGGTGTCTTACAGAGTCGCCGTGAACCGCTGGCCAGACTTCGCAAGGCGGTAGAATCGACGGATACGACTTTTGAAAATTTGCGAGGCGATCAGTCTTGAACGTCAAATTGATTACGAACGCTTTAGTAAACATCACTCAATTTTCCTCACTACCGCCTTTTAATTGTTGAATGTTCTCCACGAACAGTCGACACGCCAAATCGACGTCCGCTTTCGGGAAGTTGACCGCCACTCTGTCAAGGCGCAGCACCTCGCCCTCGACGCGGAACGCCGCAATCAGCCATCGACCAGCTTGCGTCGCCGCTGTGACGTTCGCGGCGACTTGCTCTTTTGGTGTTGGCTCCACGGGCACCGGAAGTATCGCCCCGCTTTTCCTCTTCACTGCGGACTTTTTCATAACTTTCCCCATTTTGCGATCGGGCACTCAGACGACTTCAACGCGAGTTTGTTGACGAGTTGATTCTCGGCCACGCACGCGCATCCGCAGAGAGAGCAGTGATTGTTGACCAGTTGCGGGCACGCTTGGCAGATTGCGAGCCGTGCGTCAATTTGCTCTTGCGAGCATCGACGAAACCCGTCTGCCGCGTGAGCCGACATTGCTCCCGCGAAATTGACTCCGCGAATTATCCATGACGGAGATTTCTTTTGCTCAAACCCTGAAACATCGTAACCGCATTCACGGCACTTGTCTAAAAGGAACGGATCGACAACGCCATCCGCCGCCGCCATCCTCAACATCACGAAAAAATTGCGGCACAACGACGTTACCATGTGATCGTCAGGCTTTCGTAATAGTTCGGCAGGCAAAATCCTGGTTCAAGAGTTGCCATCGTGAATGTAACTCCATTTTGAAACGTCGGTCGGCTGGAAAAAACGTTTGAGCAATCGTTCAAGGCCAGACTCCACGTACATGCTGACGGCGTGCCGTCTCTGGTCATTGCCACTTGCCATCCAGACCCAAATCCCACGCAATATACTGTGATCGTCCATGACACATCGTCGACTGTAACGCCACTCAACAGCCAAAGGGCGTTAATTTGTTTTGCCAGCGTAAATGTAGATAGGCCGACAAAAGTTTGTCCGCCATTGATTGTCAGCGTCATTGTCGGAACATTCAACGTGCAATCGACGCAATTCGATGAACTGCTGGAACTGCTCGAGCTACCGGTCGCGCCGCAACACGGACAATTCGACAAAGTGACTTGGTATTCACCGGCCATCAGCAACAGCCCCTCGCTTGACCATACGTGACGACCAGCGAGCCGCCAGAACAAGAGACGCCCGTGACCACAGGCACGCATCCGCACGCACCGGACGTGCTTGCAGACCCGCTCCCACTACCGCTCGACCCGCTGTTTGAGGAACTCGAAATCGAAGAGCTTGAAGATGATGTCGAGCACGGATTCGTGAACGTGATCGGCAGATTCGTGACGCCAAAATTGTACGGCATAGACTGAGATCGAGTTTGGGCGTGATACTCCTTTTGTCGGCCTTTTTTGACTCCGTATTCCCACAAAATAAAATCATCGAACCCGCCTGGTTGCCACGACAGAATCCCAGCGGAATCGTAATCGTACCGGGTCGTTAGCCAACTGTAATAATCCGACGCAATCTGACCGGAAAGTCCAGTCGAAGTTCGTGATTGCAATGCAGTGGTATGAAAAACCTTTTCCCAGTTCGGATCATTTGGGCTGATTGTCGCCGCAACAGTGTCAACCCCCTTGATGTTCGAGTTGTCGCCGTTCCGATACGTGACGATAACATTTCCTGGGACCATCGAAGCAAACCCCAGCGAAGACATGTCGCCACCGGCAATTTCTTGCCGTGAAGTGTTCGTCAGGTTTCCGGCCAATTTAGTTGCCGACAGAGTGGAGTTCATCACATAGCAATCACCGATCGTGTTTCTGACGAACCTCATCCCGACAGTATGACAGGCCGCGTCGAGAAGCATTGCAGCATTTTCGTAATCGCGTCTCCACTCAACAGGGTCAGGATAAAAATAGTTACCCGACACCGCCCCAACGGACAACGTGACTCCCAAGGCTGTTCCGAGTTGTGAAAACAGATCGGACCAGCCACAAGACGCGAATACTGATACCGCACTGAACTGCCAGAAGTACCTCACATCAACCAGCGGGAGAATCCAGAGTCTCTGATCGCTCGGCGTATTCTTCGGAGAAACCGGCCTCGGCGGGAGCATATACAGCGATGACGACAGGCCATCGTCTCCGATCTCTGGCGTTGACATCTTGAACGATTGAGGTGTGTTGGCCTTATTGTAGAGACCGCTCGTTGCCATCGCGTTATTGATTCGCGTCAGATTCTCGCCGTCAATGAGGAACAACCCCTGTGCCCAGCGTGTTGCCCCGGTAGGCCAATACAGCGTATTGATTTTCGGCCTTGGTTGAGATGGGTAATTCGGGACAGGCAACCCGACCTGCTGGATCGACGGTTGAGAATTGTTCGTACGGGGACCTGACCGATCATCGGTGTAGCACGTCAGTTCAGGCGTGAAGATGGACGCCATCCGTTCGTCGAGATACCGGCGAATATGGTCATTCGCTGCCCCGCTTGGATCGTGCAAAAGCAGCGGTACGTTAGCATAGGACAGCGGCATCGTCACTCCCTTGACGTTGACGGTACGACTTCATCATCTGGTCGGCTTCCCAGATCGCTCCTGGATCAAGCCAATATTCATCATAGGATCGTTGACCGTTCACTGCAACGTCCGACTTCCCTTCTCGCTGTCCCACGAGCCACTGAGCCGGACAGAGCACCTTGAACGTTCCTGTTTCGTGGAGTCGCCCGAATTGGTGATCGAACACGTCGCCGAACGGTTTCAGCATGTGCTCGTAGATCGCCTGGTATCCTGATTTGTGTATCGCGTAGGCGTGCGCTCGATTCACGTTGTGGGGAGCGTAGACGTGATCATTCACTTTTGTTGGAGGAAACTGGATGTGATGCAACAGTTGGCCACCCAAATACACCTGCTGCCAGTCTGGAAGGTTCGCGGCAAAAGTTTCCAGTTTAGCGTTGAAACCACCAAGAAAGCATGCGTCGTCCTCCAGTATCAACAGCGAATTCATCTTGTTTCGGATGGCGTGGGCGAGGATCTGGAAGTGAGCGAGAAACGCGCCCCACGCGCCATCGCTCGGCGTCGCCCATTCCGGCGGTTTGACTCCCGTCACGCCTGGCCAGACTTCGATGTCCATTGCTCTGATGGAACTCGGGCAATCGCGCAAGAACGCGTCCAGTCGATCTCTGCGATTTGGCAATGAAATGACGTAGGCTTTATCGAAAATGTTCATGTGATGCTCGAAACAGACCCAAGTTCCCACGTAAATTTCGCGTCAAACACAATTCCGCACGACGCGAACTCGTCGCCACGGCCCTTTGACTGCGGATGTCGCGACCGCGACGGAGTCAGCGACTCCATTAACAGCAGTGACCCGAATCCGTTGTACTGTCCGCCGTCAAGGTTCTTGCCAGCCAATGCCGTTAGGACCTGTTTCTTTATCGTGAATAGTCCACGAGTCGCATCGACAAACCCTTGCTGGAAGTGCTCGATTTGATCGACCTCAATCCGCGAAAAGATCGTGACGATGATCGGGGATACTTCGGCAACACCAACGTTCCCCGCGCCGTCGATGATCCCGTTGTCGTATTGACCATCAGCCGGACAGACGGTCGCGAACAAGTTGCTTTGTTCTTCGACGCTCGGCTCGGGTGTGTCCGAGACAAAGCAAACGCTTTCGTTTGTCAGTAGCGGAACGCTTGCGCGTATCTTCTGCGCCACCGCCAGCAAAACTTCAGCTTGTGTTGTCGGACGAACTTGAGCTTCTGGGGAAAACCCGATTGACATCCACGACTCCGTTCAGTTTCCGAACACCAGTAGTAATTGAATCGAATCCGTTCCCGTCCCTGTAATCGTAATATTCTTTGACGACGCCCCGACAGCAGTTGACGAAAGGGTGGGCTTTACGCCGGGGTCCCCTGGAGCAATCGTGTCGACGACTCCGACCGGAGCATACCCATTGCTGGCACCCGGAGCAATTTTCACGTTCGCGACGTTCGCCGCTGGCGCGAACCACTGAATGAACCGCAGCTTGTATCCAGTCATATTCACTGCTGTTGACAGGCCGAGTTGAGTCAGGGATGTCAGGTCGATCGTTGCCGTCCCTGCCACCAAAGTCACAACACCAGACCATGCATCAAGCCCGTTTATCGTCGTGCCTGGATTCCATGTCTGCGATAATCCGGTAATACTTAGTGGTAACGTAATATTCCCGGCGGTGGGGTCGCCAACGCTCTGTGATTTGTTCACAGTCGATTGCACCGAGAGACTGGCGTTGATGGTTGTTGTGACTGTCATAGTTTAGCTCCAGTTGGATTCTGTCAAAGTTCCGTCTACTGCGGTTGCTTGGCTTCCCAAAATTGACCACATGTCATTCCCCAATGCCAACTGCTCGCCCGGATTCAACGGCCTATTCAACACAAGAACGTACTCCGCCTCGGACCGGTAAATCGTCTGACCCATTGGGGTTTGCGTTGGGGTGCATGCGCGAATTGTCGTTTTGACTAGCGTTTGCTTTATTTTGTCGCTGTCGCGATAAAAAGATTGACCTGGGGGTGCTGGGATCATATTCCCGTCTGGGAACTGAGGTTCCTTGTTAACTCGCTCTGCCTTTACGCGGACAACACGGTAAGAGATTCCTTGACCAAGTTGAACGACCGAGACAGTTGAGGCAAAGTTCGCACCAGCCGCCGGTGGGCTGCCGCCGGTCGGGAGCGCAACCTTAAGCGTTCTTGTTTTGTAGAGATTCTCAAGTTGCCACCAAGTGTAAGCGTTCGATTTACTCAGGGGGTTTGTCGAAATATAAGGATTCGGAGTATCCATCGGAGCCAGCGACGACACGATGGTCGCATTGAATGGGACTTGCGATGCTTGCGAGGGAGTCTGATTAAACTCAACAGACAATTGATTTCCTGCGATATTGCTGCGGACGCCACCAGTTGGCGGTGCGGCTGTGGTCTGATTAAACTCAACAGACAATTGATTTCCTGCGATATTGCTGCGGACGCCACCAGTTGGCGGTGCGGCTGTGGTGTGCAAGTCATTGCACGGTGACTGCAAGTAACACGCAAAAATACTAACCACACTGACCGCCGGGCTTTGGTATGGCGGAGCATCCCCAGCGTACCCGCCCCAAGAAAAAGCCCTGTCGTAAGCCGGTCGACCGTCTCGGGCGATCGCAGATGTCGTTAAGTCTCCCGGTCCAAGCGGCTTTCCAAACGTATTCGCGATATCGCCAACGATCGCTGCGAATCCGTTTTGGCCGTCCATCGTTTTCTTGACGCTTGCTCGCGCGACGATCCGGTTTTCGTCACCAATAACGTCTATCAACTCAATATTTGTAACGTTGAATTGCGACCAGAAGTCTGCTGGGTGGACCGCGAGATTATTAAGGTTTGGTGGGGTCGTCCCAAACATTTTCGCGGTGATAATGTAAAGCGCCAACTCAATAAGATCGGCTTTATTGACGTTCGAATCACCACTCAGGTTGACTTCGATATGCGACTCACCGAACATCGCAAACCGCGCTGAATTCGTGTGAGTCACCGACCATGTACGGGCTGGGTACGGTGCCGACATGGCGATCTCAACGTCTGTGACGGACCAATCCATTCGAAGCCCGTCTTCAGAGGCGACGATTTGTATACTGTCTCGCCGCATCATGGGTACGATCGGCGGGAGGACAATCCATCTCAAGTGTTGCATATTGAGATTTGCCGACGTCAGGCACATTTGCCCGGTGTAGACCCGCGATGTCCGCAAATTGGCGTCCATCGTGTCCTGGCAGGTCCAGCGATTGGAAATAACCCCTTTTGTGTTGTTTGGAACATTCCCATATTGGTCGCATTCGATTTTACAAATCACAAACGTTGCTTCCACGTCATAGCACTCATCTCCAACAATTTTCGTGATGACGAAGCTTGTGCAATGTGGGCCATTTCGAAGGTCAACGTTAGAAACGTTCATGCCAACAGGAGCCACGGATTCCTGCGGCCCTTGGACTCCCGGAATTCGACCAACGCCCCCTGGGTTCATCGTAGCCGGAGCCGGTTTCGCGGAAATCAGAACGTTCCCACCTTGACCATTCCAGTCTGTTCCAACAGTCATCACGAACAGTTGTCGTGGCGGAAGTTGTCTGCGGATCTGCTGCTCTCGGGTGCTGGCATTTCCGGCAGGATCAATTCCCGTGCTGTCTTCAGTCAGTCCATATTGCCAGACAGGCGTAGACGCAGGCCCAACTGGCGTCCCCGGAACATGCCCGTTCATCCGACCGGAAACACTGATTGTCGTTTCCATGAATTTCAGGTCTGTATTGCTCTGATCAAGAGATTCCTGTTGAGAAATATTTCTTGTTGTGCATCGATAAAGAAACACATTCCCAAATTGCACTTTAGTATAACCGGATGCCACTCTCTAACTCCTCACTTGATTGGCTTTAATGGCGGGAACGCCTTGTTTTGTCTGGCGTTTCGGTTGTCATTGTTTAGCTGCTTGATGACATCCAGTCCAACATTAAGATCGCCGTTTCTCGTGTTTTTAGAAATGTCCTCCAGTTTCACTCCAATCATCTTCAACATCTCTCGCTGGACTGTAACCAAAGCTTCAATGCTTGGCGTGATGAAGTCAATTATGGCGAGTCCGTCGCTAAACATAGTCGCGATTGCAATCGACTGTTCGAGGATTTGATTTCCGATCACCTCGTATTTCTCACTTCGGCCTTGGTTTGATTCGCGCAGCCGCATTGTAGCCTTTACAGCACCTGTTGCCGATCCCGATGTTGCCGCCGTACTTCGCCTTTCGAGTTGTATCGACTGCATGTCATACCGCGCAATAGCACCGCTGACTTGCGCCGAGAACCGGCTTCTCTCAGAACGAAATCGTTCAACCTCCCTTTTCCCTGCTGCTAACTCGTTTTGGATAAATTGAACCGACGCCGCCACCGCAGCAACCAGAACGCCGACTACGGCAGCCACCGCCCCCAAAGCCTCCACGGCAAGCCCGGCACTTTCCGCCAGCGCAGCGTCGGATTCCGCTTCCGTAAGTGTGGCCATTTTGTTGTCCAAGTTCAACTTGTTTGCTGGAGTCTGGTTTTTCTTGTACTCAGATTCCGCCTCTTCATGCTCCCGCTTCGAATCTTCGATTCGTTTACGGACCTTCTTGGGGTTGAATCGATCAAGTTGCTTCTGGATATCCTTCTTGAATTTCGATCCGCGATTCAGGAACTGACGGCCTCGTGATCCGAGCTTACGTCTGAAATTCGAAGAGATTCGTCTCGCCGCGCGTCCCAACGCCGTCTGTGGCTGCCGATCGCTCGAGGCATTCTGTGCTCGACTGTGTCGAATCGCAGCTTGGACATCGTCTTCGTGGGCTTTCGTCAGTTTTTCGAGCGCTGCCGTCGCCTTGTCGAGTTCGATTCGATACCGATCGTCAGCAGCACGTAGGCGGTCACTGTCCTGCTGGGATATCCCCCCATGTGAAAACGCCTTTTCCTCAAACTCGTCCGCAATGTCATGCAGCTTTTTCTGGATCGCATTACGAGCGTCTGTCGCTGCCTGAACGGCCCCCGAAGATTCTGACGTTGCGTCGAAGTCTTCCTTCGACATGTTGTCTCGGAAGCGAAGTTGCGAATCGATAGATGCTCGAAGCTTGTCCTGCTCCGCCGTTAGCCTCGTTAAAGAGTCTGACGCATCCTCATACTGGAGCTTCAGGTATTGGGCAGCGTCTTCCAAGAGCGCCATATCGTCGGCAGACATCCCGGTCGGGTTCGCTCTCTCAGCGTCAATCGCACCCTGAACGTGAGCAAGCCTACCACGGGTCGACGCTTTCCGCTCGCTGGCAGACTCAACGATCTGCGATGACTTTTGAAGTCTCACAAGATCCGTCTTCGAGAGTGCTGACGCGCGAACTTTATCGTAATTCGAGGTAGCACGGGCGAGAGCGTCAGAAGTCGCTTCGAACTTCTTTTTCGCTGCATCGGCTGCATCGGCCAGATCTGACAGGCTTCGACCAGTAGAGTGAGCCTGTTCCTGCAAAAGCTCGTTTTCGGCCTTTGCTCGATCAATTGCCGCGAGTTCGTGGGCGGAACGAGCGTAATCCAACGATTTGGCAGACGACCCGATTTTACGGTTCTGTATCGCAATACCAGCACGGGTACGGTCGACCCACCCGCTATCGGGACCGTTTCTGGCAGTCATCTGGGCAATCCGCTCAGACAGCGTCATTGTCATTTTTGCCGAGACGGCTGACGAAATCAGTTGAATGATGGATGCAAGACTGTTCACCGGCAAATTCCCTTTTGTGGGTGGTTTGCCGGTGATTTTAATTGAATCGGATTTTCGTGGCTATACAGTCTTCTCGGAAGCGGAAAGCTTCAAGATTTCCGCATCAACTTCCGCCAAGGACCTTGAGAACCGGCATTCGAGTTCATTTCTCATCGCCCTCCATGCTCGCAGCTCTGTGCTGTAGATGGGAATTGGTCGCTGAGAAGTGGTTTCGCTGTCTTGCCCGAACCCGTGCGAGGAAGCACTCGAACATGCGCGCACAACCCTAGAGAATTCTCGGTACGAATTAAATGCCCATCCCTTCGCCAATTTACCCGAGGAATTCACGTCAGGCTCAACTCGATCCGTGAACCGCAGAGCCTTCGCGACCAGAGCCTCCATTTCAAGCTCTGAAATCCGCTTCTTTAAGGAATCCACTTCCGCCTTTTCTTTTTTTGTCATCGGCATCAACTAACCCTTTAATGTCGAAGCTCGTGTTGCAATGAAACTTTCCAGTGCCACCCACCTCTTGCCGTTACTGACGACGGTCACATCCCGGATCAACGTAATAGACTTGCTCGTCATCCCACGCGGCAACGAGCCAGTCGCGACTCGGAAGAGCCAGTGATGTCATGCGAACATTCATCGCGACATCAGCGGGGAAATGATCATTGAGGTGCCTGTTCGCACCATTCTTGATTAATCTCCGAGAACGTCCGAAGCTCTGCAACGTCCGCCAATCCATCTCCTGTCAATGCGCCGCATCCATCGTAATCGTCGGCAATGCCGTAGCATTTCATGGCGACGATACTTGCACGATCTTTGCACTCATCGAATGCGGCACGTTCAGCCTGGAGTTCGTCGCTGGCCTTAACCGCAAACTCCTTAACAATTGCGACTTGCACATAGTAAACTTTCATGGTGCTTCATTCCTTGCGTGATGAGAAAGAGGCCCGGTCACAGCGACCGGGGGTTGCCGATCGGTATCAATCGATCCACACCAATCGCATTTGAGAAAATGGATAAAACCCCGCGCTCGGTGGTGGCGTATTATCACGAAAAATCTTAGCGATTTTCTTGCGAGCATCTGCTTTGGAATATGCGTCAACGGTGTATTGGTCGGTGGTTCCATCAGGTGCGTAGAGCATTGCGGATATTTCAGCAAGCTCTGTGTTTCGGCGTTTTGTCTTGCTGATCATTTCGTCGTTCCTTTGTTTGGTTATCAGAAGAAGTCGCGTTCCTGTTTTTTTCATCCCCCACACTATTAGAAACGCAAGGCGTTCCAGAAAGATCACGGAATCGAAAAGAAAATTCCAAAATCATTGCGAATTCTCAGAATCCTTTTCAGGTTTCTTTTTCGCGCCGAGAGTTTTCCATTCTCCGTTCCGGGTCCATTGCCGCTTGTGAATGAACCTGAAATTATTAAATCGAGCGACGGCTTTCCTCGCGACTTCAATCACTTCCGAACTTTCCGGTTCAGCGACGATCGCACAGATCGACCGAAAAGCGATATCTTTCAATGCGTCGTACTTGGCTCGCTGAACCGTGAATGTGCTGTCTCCTTCCTTCGGCCAGACTCTTTTCCACGGTTCACTCCGAGGCTTGTCGACGGCTTCTGGAGTGATGCGGGTCCCCTGAGCGTCGAAATTCTGTTTAATCCACTTCTGACGACCGACATAACTGGCGATGACAGGCTCCATTTCACAAATCGCCTTTGACCTGGGCTTGCTGCCTGCCACGTTCCTCGCCGCCGCGACCATCTTCCCGTGCGCGGTCTTCAGTCGGTTTTGGAAGTATTCCAGACCGTGCGGTTCCTTCGCTTTTGGTTGACCAAGCGGCTTCTTTGATTTCGCTGGCGGCTCGTCGATCTTGGGTCTCGCTTTGGCACTAGGCCGGTCCGCTTTCTTAATTCTTGACAACAGTGGACCACCGGAAGACCTTGGCATTTGCGGACGACTTGAAGACATTATTCTCTTTCTTGAAAACAGTTTGACACTCGACTCGCTCGGCTTCCAACCTGCTCGGAAACCATCGTAAACACTTCACTCAAGGCTCTTCGTCTTCTCTTATCCGTCCGGGAGCACCCCGAACGCCACGTTTTGTGTCGTTTTGTCGTGTTTTCTCTTAAGCGAAGAAGAAGAGTTGAAGTTTGGTTGATGGTCGGTTGATGGATCGGTTGAACCGTGGTTGAACCGTGGTTCAAGTGCGGTTGAAATATCATCAACTGCTTCTTCCACGATTTCGACCCGTTGGCGCAATGTAACGCTGGCAGACGCCGATCTCTTTCGTTTTTCTGCGGAAAGCTTACCTTTTCGTTTTTGCTCGGCTCGATACTCCTGTCGTTCCTCCCAGACCGTGAACAGTTTCATGTTCGTGAGATGGCCTTTTTTTGTTGGGTGCTGGCAGAATTGCTTCCGGACCTGGCCACCCATCCAATTGTCACCTTGGCGGGAAAGTTTGGCCAAAAAGACATCGTCGTCAATTAAAGACGCATCTTGACTGGCCCAGCAATGGCAGAGGAGCCAAATAAAATCGGCCTGCTCTTCTTTCGACATCACACCTACTTGGGATGAGGATAGCCAGTCGTTGCAGTAGAACGGGAAAGACGGATCAAATCCTTTTGCCATAACCCGAGCCGAATAAAAAACCCCTGCAATCAGCCATAGTTACAGATATGGCTAAAAGAGGGGCTTGACAAAATATTGTTGTATCGTGCGGCCTGTAACGTCCGCAAGACAAGGATCGGCAATCTCAACAACGAACGAAATCTCCAACTGGATCAAACTTTTTATTCGTCCGGATTACTGTATCGAGTCGATGTCGCCTTTCATGTATGCTTCGACCGACATTCTTTTTCCAGTCACGTTATTGACAACCTGCCCGTTTTGCATCTGGACGGTCCGGATCTTGTCGGATCGCTCACCGCTGCCTATTTGCCGCCTTCGGTTGTCGTCTTCCGATCGCATAGCGGAAGCTTGCTGGATTGACGCCAGCCGGGACGTGAGTAACGCGATGGCCGAATGCTTGTTCTGCTGCTGCGATCGCTCTGTTTCGCACCTGACGATCATCCCGGTCGGCTTGTGCTTTACCTGAACCGCCGAATCGGTTTTGTTGCGGTGCTGTCCACCTGGACCTGAACCTCGGCACGTCGAAATTTCCAGATCATTTTCGTTGAGCCGAAACTCCGCTGTCGGAACGTCCCTGAAAACAGCGACCGTGACTGTCGACGAGTGAACCTTACCCTTGCGTTCATTTGGTGGAATGCGCTGCCATCGATGACCTCCAGATTCGTGCTTGAAGAGACTCCACGAATCTTTCCCGACAATTCGCATGACGATCATACCGGCACGATCGTCGACAATTTCTACGTCAAAGCGACCTCCGTCTCGCTGCTTTCGAATAAACCGAAGCTTGTTCGCGAACAAGCGATTTCGCGTCGTCTCCACCTTCACCGGCCCTGATTTCAACCCAAGCGTTCATCGTCCGAATATCCTTTTTCTACGGTCTATTTCCCGGTCAATTTCCCACGCTTCCATTTGCCCGCGAAGAACAGTCTCGTTCCCGGCTATGCATTGGTCGAGTGAAAAATCTCTCCCGAAGTGAGTTCCATACCCGACACATCGGGAAGAACGAAGGCTTGATCGGTTGAGGTTGAGCCAGCAGCCGAACCGCTGTTCGTGGTTGATTTTTCGGTCGAATCCGTACTGAGTGGCGAAGTCGGCGAGCCACTGCCATTTTTTTTTACGTCACCCATGTAGTTTTCGAACCTCTGGAGAAGATCATCGCACTCCGCTTCCGTAAGACCACCTTCTCTCAATGGAACGACGCCGAACGCCGCCCGGACAGCGCTCGACACCTCCGAGTACCCTCGCTCAATCTGGCTCCCGATCCCGCTTTGAATCAGGCGGCGTGAAGATTCAGATTCAAATGGAACGAGTGGCCCCTTGATGTTTGGGATCGCATTGTCAGGAATCTCGACGGCCCACAGCTTTCGCGCGACCACAAACGGATCGGCATGTCGCCACCGTTTGCCATCCCAAAACGAGAAAATGCCCCTGGGATCGAACCCGAGGCATTGAAGAATCCAGATTATCAGACGTCGCAACATCGCATTCTCCTTGTGCCAAAAAATAAATCCCGGCACAAGAATAACACGTAATCCCGTTCATGTCACGACAGAACCGCTGACCGTGTAGGAAGAATTCCACGGGCCGCCATCCGCGATTGCCGGATCTTCCAAACCCGTGAACGTGAGTCGAGGGAACGTTGCTGGGGTCCCGATTGGCGCGTACGAAATCGGATCGTTAATGAAAACTCGTGTGTAGTTGCGAGCGAAGTTGGCTGCCAAGAATAGAACCCGGAAATACCCGGACGAGCAGCCGATCAGCATGCCCTTTGTTCGACTTGCCACACCCGCCTGCACGCGACGGGCATATTTCGCAAGGATCGCGGGATTGTACTGGCCAAGCTCCGCCGTCAATTGATGGACTTCACCTAACCATTGAATATCCGCGAATGGACCTTGCTCTCCACCGGAATAGTCCGACTTCAGTTCCGAAATGAACGGCTGTTCCTGGATTTCCAGACCGCCACGTGTCCAGCCGAGAAACTCCATCGCGCCCGCCGTACCGGTATTGCCCCAGATCTGGAGTGGGCCCGTCACGTAAAAGCATGGGACCACAATCCCGGTTGGAAGAGTGTTTGCGGCCATGAATCAATCCCCTTATCAGTTTCCGCCGCTTGTGTACTGACGGTTTTTACTGTTGTAGTAGTATCGGGCTGGGTAGTAGTTGCGAGTGTTCCACCGAATCGAGTTTCTTTGCTCAATCGGAATCAATTCCGGCTGAGCCATACCAATGACCGACGCTTGCGCGTTTGCGTCATGGATACCCAACATCTGTGCCAAGCCATCTTTCAATCCGGCCAGCTTTTCCTTGTTTTCTTTCAGCAGCGCTCCGTCTTTCTCTGGATCGAATTTTCCGCGACGCCGCTTGATCATGATCAGCGCGATATCGCAGTTCAGCCGAATCAGATAGGACAAAGCTGCCGGTGATAGATTCGCCGGGTCAAGCTGCGACACCGTGTACCGGTCACCAACCACAGCCGCCGCAACAATATCTCCATATGCGTCCGACAGCGCCGTCAGGAGATTCGGGTTTGTCGGCAGCGTCGCCGGGTTCTCTTGCGTCCCATCATCACGGACGAGGTCGCCAATCAGTCGGTAATCGTACCGCTGAAGAAAAGCGTTCCCATCGGCGTAAGATGTTACTGTCATGGATGTTTTCTAATTTTTTTGAATGGAACAGACACCATGGATTTTCTAAGTCTTAGAAAATCCAGGCGTCCTTGGATCAGCACACGTTCTGCAACAGGACGCCGGACACCGGTGCGGTCATGTTCACGTCCCAGGTATCGGTGACGGCGATCTTTTCAACCCGGTTCCAGCTATCGCTGTCCGATTCGACCATCATGTCGTCTTGACGGTAGATGTGCATCGACACTGTCGAGAAGCTACGACCGCCTTCGACGCCTTCCAGGTCGTTTGGTCGGTGAAGGACGAGCACGGTCCCAATTGGCAGTGAGAACGCCGCCGTCTGAGTGATCAGACCACGTTGCGTGCTCACGTACACTGTGTCTTCGATCACGTATTCCGTGTCGTAAAGACGGTCAGGAAGACCATAATTCATCTTTGAAAACTCGCCTTTGTTTCGCAAATAGTCGATTCCATTCGCGTTTTGCTTGACAAGCTCGACAATTTCCTGAGTCACGGAAATTTGCTCGGCAGTTTCCGGCCCCATGACGATCAGCAGGTTCTTGGATTTGACCGCAGCGCGGGTATCCAATGTGATAATCTTTTTGGCGTAGTTCAGCGTCCGCTTGATTGTTTCGCGGGCGCTCGTCGAAGCCGCCCAGTTCCCCGTCTGGCCAGTGAATGCGCTGGTCGACAGGTCAAGTACGTGCGACGATGGATACTGCGTCGAGTCGGTCAATTTGGCGAGCACCGCATTGGTTCGCGCGGTCATCGCAAGCTGAGCGAGTGCGTCGGTTCGACGCTTCCGCTCGTCCCAGACCGCCTGCTCGTTCATCATTTTATCGAGCCGATCAACATACGTGTTCCGCTGACACCTGAAACCCAGTTCCGAGAAATAATCTCCTTGGTCGTGTGGATCAGGCCGATCCTGCCCCGGCGCCCAACGATACTTTGCCCGGTCGTTATCGATCAAACGAGCACGCTGATCCAAGCCCATCTGATACCAGATACCAACCGTTTGTTGTACAGGAACAATTTGGCAGTACCGATTGACGGCCCAGTCCGTCATATTTCGCGAGAAATCGACAAACAGATTTCCGCTGTCTTTGGCATTCGGAACGTAAACGTTGTACGCGTTTGGTAAAACCTTATTGAGCGCTGGAGCCATCGTGGAGCCTTTCAAAAATAAAAGCCGCATCCCAAACTTGGGTGCGGCTCGTTTTCACGTTGCCAAATTTTCTCGATTGGCATCAACACGACGCCGATTGTTCAACCGTCCGCAAACATCAAGGGAGGTAGCCGATAACGACGTCGACAGGACACAGCGCGCCAATCACACCGGCTGACTGAGCGCGGGCACCATAAAACTTGCCGCTGGTGCAAACCACTCCATATCCGCTGGCGTCCGACATGATCAGGTCGCCAGCGGCCCATGTGGCGGCACAAACCAGATCAACTCCAGTAGCACCGTCGCACCACACCCCGACGTTTTCTCCTGCAATCGCCGCGATTTGCTGTGCTTGCGTTGTCAACGAAAAGTCCGGGTCCGGTCGCGTTCGGTTGCTGTTCTGACTGATTCCCGAAGGACGTAGAGCGTTGGTGGCCGCCACCGACACTTTGACGGAGTTGTTGTGCGACGAGTCCGGCACGACGAACACGGAGCACGGAATCGTGCTGTTCGCGTACATGTTTTGAAGCTGATTTGTCGGCATTTTTATACCTTTTCAACAGGTTTTTATTGTCGGGTGAACGGGAGCTGCGAGGTTCAGCTTGCCGCTGGATAACCGTTGGCCAAGAGGATTGTGTTGAACTCGGTCTCGAAGTTCGTTTCGACTCCTTTTTGTCGCTTGCGCACGGCAAGGTCCCCTGCCTCACGCCGATAACGATCGATATCGGATTTGCTTGGTTGTCGGCCAGCAGATCGGCCACCACGGGAATACCGCTCCGGTTCGTCGAAGTTCGGATCGTCGTAAAGATCAACGCTCGTGATTTCATTCTTTTTTGGAGCGTACGACAACGCCTTGCAATATTTCTCGACACCATCTTCGTCCATGTCGAGGCACGCGGCCATGTGCTCGGCTTCGTCTCCAATTTCATGCTCCGCCGCGATCGCGTGAATTTTGGCGTACAGAGTGACGTCTCGCTTGTCCTGCTCCAGGTCATTGATCCGAGTTCGGCACGCCGCCAGTTCTCGCTGGAGTTCCTCGATTTTGCTGTAATTCTCGGTCATAGGTCGTCCTTTCATGGAGCAAGCGGAGTACCCCGCCGCGTATGCATTCCCGCACTCGGGAGACATCGCGGCGTATTGGGCGTGTTTATCGTCAATATGGGTTTTGGCTGGAGTCGACTGCGGAGAGTGTGGATTCGGAGCATCCCCACCGGCGACAGACGGAGGGCTTGGCGGTCCACTTGAGTTACCACCCGGAGTAGCGCTTTGTGGACTTGGTGAAACTGGTTTTGGGGATGGAGGTGTCGGTGACGCTTGGTGCTGTGGAGGAGCTTGCGGCTTGGCGGTTTGCTGACCGTCATCTTCCGGGGCATCGATACCACGCGGAATACCGTCTTCACCGTCTTGACCTGGCCCACCGTCCATGCCGTCCTGTGGGACAGCATCGTCGTCCGTAGGATTGTTTTGATTCAAGATCTTGAAAACCGCGTCAGTGATTGCAGGCATCATTTGTGCAAGAACTTGCGCGACAGTCTCGACCGAGATCCCACCTTGACCGGCAGCGCCGTCTGGAGTTCCAGGTTGCTGTCCTTGCTGTCCGGGAAATGGCATTTGTTCGGCTCCATATTTTTGTTTGTGCCCGGCCTCTGATCCGGGAACATAGGAGTTGTCAGCGCCGGGCAGCGCCATCGACATTCCCATCGAGTAACGCATCACAAGCTGGCCATCAGCCCGTTTCGCGTACAAATTCATGCCGCTGTCGAGACGAGGCGTTTCACTGCCCAGCATGGCAATCGGGTCCATCGTTCGGCGTTCGATCGGTTCTTTGCACCAAATCTCCGGAGATCGGCGTTGAAGCTTTTCGGCCTTGGCGACATCTTCGTTGTGGACCCATTCGTCACACCAAATCGACCATTGAGGTTTTTCGTTGCCGAACAACCCAATGTAGAACGGCCCCGCATACCCAAGAACCTCGGCATCACCTTGACCCGCGCGCTTCTCGTCCGAGGTCGGCATGTGCCCTTCGGATAGCGCCGCGAAATGATCGGCATTTCGAATTCGATAGTTGGCGTAGTCGACCAACTTTTGCAGATTCTTCCGGTCGTACACAGTCCCTTCGCGACCAGGCTGAGTCACTTCATCATTTTCGTCACGTTCTTCAGCGACTTCTGGGATCGTGTGACTCAGGAAAATGCATCGCGGACCATAATGAGTGAATCGATCTTCCGAAAATCGCTCTTGAGCAGTTTGGCGGAGATCTTGATCACCGCCCGACTGCTGCCAAATTCGGATGATTGCTTGCGTACGTGAATTCGGTTTTGGAATCGATTGCTTCATCGCTCGCCAAGCGCGATCGAAGAATTGCGATTGCGTCTCGCCTTCCATTGGAAACACCGTCGACTGCTGTTGAGCAGGTCGAGCCATCGGTTGTTCCAAAAGTCCGGCGGACATTTTTCGGGTTCCATAAACGAAAAAAGCCGCTCCACCCATCGGGTGTGCGGCTCGTTTTCACGTTGCCAAAATTTGTTTCGTGTCTCGATTGTTCGATTAATCACATACGTTTAAGTCAATTTGAAAATGGGGTCAATATTGTAATTGCGATTTCTGTGATCCAAGAGAGAGTTTTTGCGTTATACCTATTGGTTTTGCATTCAACAGGCGTGAGGTGGACATGATAACCGAAGTCGTGGAATACGATGGGTACATGTGGGTTCGATTGGCCGTTTACTTCAACGCACGTATTCCCGAAGCGAAGAAAATCGTGAGGCGTGAATTTCCAATGCACGATATTCGCGACTTAGAGTTCAAATCATACTGGCCGTGTGGACCCGTTCACCGGTACGACTACTGACTTCGTGCTGTCGTCCCGCTTCGCATACCGATGTCGACCTGAGTCGTCTCGGTCGCGAATCTCTTCTGTTCGATTGATAGGATCGGCAACATCGCCATCCAAGCATTCCATACAAACTCCGTCTTGACCCCACTTGCCAAGCGGGCCAGTACAGCGAGAGCAGCGAGGGCCGGTCGTTTCTGGAATGTGTTCACTCATTCGGTTCTTCCTTCGCCTACGCGACTGTCGTTTCGCTCAGTCATCGCATTCTCCATTCTGCTGAAGCTGAATCGTCCGAGTGAGAACGTCAGCAAGCTCGTTCAGAACCCCACCAGCCGTACGGTCGCGGACAGCGATGGACAACCGAAGGCGGTCTGCGATTGGAACTCTTCTCCAACAGTGAGCACAGCACTCAATGAACAACGGAACTCGTCGCCTCGCGCTCGGCGACAGATCTGCGCAGCATGAAAGACAGGTCCCGTTGGCCATCCGTAGCCTCAGTTTTTTGATGGTTTCGTGGCTTGCCTCAAAAACTCGACATTCCTCGCCTGCTGTTGCTGTAACTGCATTAACAGTCTCCATCGGGTCTGGTTCATGTCGTTAACCCCGAGTATGGAATTACACGGGCACCCGTCCGTCATCCACGCGTTTTCAATCGTCAGCGTTTTGCCACAACCCTTGCAGTAATCGCTGCATTCCGGGAACGGTCCGATTGTTCCTGTGGTCATGGTGCAATGTTCGCGTCTTGTTGCGGATTAGGCAAAACAAGAGTCCACCCGTTTTCGGTGATACTGAAGTCGTCAATGGTGACTTCGCCGCTTTTGAGCAGACGAAGCAACAGCAGCGTTTTCGCGTAGTTTGATTCCATTTCCCGCACACGATGCAATTCGACGATTTGCTGGTTCGCTGTTGCCACTGACATTCTGGTTCCTCCGTGAAATAAAAAAGCGTGACCAAATTATGGTCACGCTCTGGTTTTGTTTCAACCCCAACGATCAGCACGGAGCAAGGCCGATTGTTACGCGGCTTCCCGCCAAGCCTGTCATGGTCCCCGCAATCACGATATTCATCCGATCCCCGGCGGCGAATGTCAAGCTGGCAACAGTCGCGATCAGGGTTCCGCTGACAACAGTATTGGCGGTTCCGGCCAGCGACATTGTTCCAGTCAGCAACGCGGTTCCAGAGCCTGGGGCGGTTGTTCCAGTGGCTTTCTCGACCGTCAATGTTCCTGAAGACGAAGCGGTAGTGTGAACTTCACGGACGTACTTCAGTCGACATGGGCGAACGCAAACCAGAACGGTTCGAGTCGCGTCGGTCGCAGTCAACGCTTCACTGACATGCATGAACGCCGAGTCGCCGTTCACTTGGACTTCACCGGGAATGCCAGTTGACACTGCTGTCCCGCCAACCAAGTTTAGGTTTCCGCCCGCCGAAGTGCCGCCAGCCCCGGCCCCGGCAGTGATTGTGATGCCAGATCCGGCTCCGGATGTTGCTGCGCCGACAGCGATCGTAATCGCACCGGCAGCCCCGGAAGTCGCTCCGCCTGGGCCTGATGTGATGCTGACTGCACCGCCAACGCCCGTGATGCCTGGGGTTCCACCGACCAGACCAGCCGCCCCACCAGCGTTACCGGCGGTTGACGACGTTCCACCAGTGATCGTTACAGACCCACCTTGAGCAGCAGCAAGACCGTTGATCGGCAGTGTGGCTAACCCGCCAGTCAGGCTGTCGACGATTTGGTTGCCTGTGCTGCTCGACGGCAAGTCGAAAGCCCAGTTCGTTGCGGAAGACGCCGCAAACGTTACGAGCGTGTTGGCTGGTACGGTCACTGCGACTGACGCGGAGCCTCCGTTAATTGTTGATGTTCCCGCAGGATAAACCTTCAGCGGGCTTGCGCTCGAATTGTAAACCCTCACCATTGTGCCGAGTGCGATAACAGGCAGCAATACGCCTTTTGTTCCGTCTGCTGCGGTAACAGTCGCCAGTCGACTGCCGAGAATTGCGGTCGCGGTCGACTGATTTGTCCCTGCTGCGGCGTAAGTCGACACGCCAATCTGGCCGACAACTGGACGCAAGACGCCGTCTGCTTGAGCTGCCAGCAGGACATTTAGGTCCGTGTCCATGTATTCCATGCCTGGCTCTACGTTCGTCGGCACTTTTGCCGTTGGGCCAGCAATATCGTGACCATACGGTCCAGTAACAATCGTCGCAGCCATATTGTGTGCTCCTTTTACCGAAAAACAAAAAAACCGCGAATCCAGAAGGATTGCGGCTCGTTTTCACGTCACCAAAATTTAATTTCAGCAGTCTAAACCAAACCGAAAATCAAGAAAACCCCAAACGAAACGTCTATCTCGATGCTCCGATTGGCATGATGACATATTGATAATCGGGGGTCGTCAGGGTAACCGGATGGTTTTCTGTTTCGATTCCGATTTCTATCAATTGCGTAGGCTCGAACGTCGAGAGATAGTCCACGAACCAGTTAGGGTCAAGGCAAATGCAGATTTGCGGAGATTCGTGCGAAATCGGGATCTCCACCACGGACTCACCGACTGACGCCTGTTCGCTGGAGAGTTTCAGGGTCCCGTTTCCAAAAACAAAATCGACTCCCCGTGATTCTGTGTTCGTTTTCACGATCATCGACTGTCGGATTGCAGAAAGAAGTGGCCCGGCAACAAATTCTGTTTTCCAAGCGGAAACAGATCTAATCACTGCTTTGTAGTCAGGAAACCTCCCCGTAACTAGGTTCGCGACAATCACGGAATCTTTTGTTCGAAATGTCGCTGAATTTGGTCGAATTGCAAACTGAACGTCCCCGTCAGTGCATACCGACTTAATCAGTTTTGCCGCTTTCTCTGGTATAACAGGTCGGCTTTGCCATTCCGGCTTGCCAACAACTTTTACTGCCGATTGAGCAGCAGCAAGCCTTCGAGAGTCCGTCGAGACCATCGTAAAGATGTCACCATCAAGCTCCATACACAACCCGCCAAGAGAATATCTGGTCGACGTCTCATCTACGGCGAAAACCGTTTGCGAAATCAATGTCCGCAAGTTGGCGGCTGTAATTTGATAGAAGTCCGTTTCCGTGAAATCTTCGATTGGCGGGAAGTCCTGAGCGTTCTCGGTCGCAAGAGAAAACTTTGCCGGTCCGCTTTTGATGTCGATTCGCTTACTTGTAATCGAGAATGCAACAGTGTCTTCCCTGAGTGTCGACAAGATCTGATTCACCCTGGCAACAGGGATCAGGGACTCGCCCGATTCTTCCAAGGGAACGTCAATATGGACTCGCATATTGATTTCCGAGTCCGACCCCAGTAGCAAGAATCGGTTCCCTCCCCACTGGAGCTTGACCGATTTCAATATCTCTTTCGGAGTCCTGGGATTGATAACACCCGAGATTGCCTTGAAGGCGTCTGTGATTTGATGTCGATTGAATACCAAGTTCATTTTTTCTCTTTCGTTTGTTTACCGAGATACTTTTCCGCCACACTTCGTAATTTTTCTATCGGCATGGATGCGAGTTCGCATCGCTTCTTGACGCCGAGAGACTTCAGGATCTTTGCCACCATTTTCGCTTCCGGCTGCGTTCGATCGGCTTGAATGGCAAAGTCTGTCAGTTTGCTCTCGATCTCTGCTCGCTCTTTTCGCTCTGCCCGATCGTCGATAATTGCCTGTCGCGTGATCTTGAATCGCTTAACCCCCCGGCGGTTTGGTGTTAAAGAATCGCACATTTGGTTCTCGCTAAAATACGTCGTCGCGTTCAGGTACGAACCGTCTTTCGCGAACGAATTGACTGTCACCATCTGATTCTTCCACCGAAAGAAAAACCCGACTGCAAGTCGCTCCCTCTGGCGAACCGTAGATCCATCCGGCTTGACATCATCCGCGATAAACGGTTCACGACCGACCATTGCCTCAAAGTCGACGGTCGCGGACCGATTTGATGCGATTACACACTCCGAATACCACCATTCGATGTTGGCTCCGATCCAGTGACCACTACAATAATGCGATTGGATGTACGACCAGTCGCCGGGTTGCCACATGGCCCCTGTGTGTGCGACATTTCGTTTTCCTAGCTTTTTCCGCATTGCGATCTCGGCTCTTTAAGTCCAAGCAGCATCCGTAAGTAATCCAGTTCGGCAATCGCCTTTTCAGCAAGATCGGCTGGAATCGGCTCTCTGGCGATCAGAGAAAGTCGAACTTGCTGCTCTTCAATGGCACTCAATCGATCGTCCACAATTCCGGCTCCGTTGCTCGTGAAAGATAAAGAGGATGCTTCGGTTCGCCCGCTTCAGTCATCCCCAAATGGAACACGCTGTCCCGACCACGTAAGATACTCCTCACTTCCGTCGATCTCCCCCGATGCAACCCCGCGTTGCCCCATGCTGCAACGATTCTCGGCAAAGTGTTAACGAAGTATCCGAGAGCTTCGTTGTTCTCTGGCCCGACAGGCTCATCTTCCGCAAACATGATTTCCGGGTCTTTGTTGCGATACCCAAAGCAGTTCAGCATGACCATCCCAGTGAAGCCCCAGTCACGGGCGAATGCGATGCATCGGCTGACGGTTCGGTCGTTTTCGATTTCGTCAGCAGTTGACGGGTTGACGCCGATGAATCCGCAGAGGCAATCGCTACCAGACACGGGAGTGTCAAATAAAGTCTTTTCTCGTCCCCACCGTCGCCAGAGCGAGTATCGATACTTTCGGCATGGCGAGAAAACTGCACCGAACGGTCCGTCTCCAATCCATTTTGAAGTTGTCAATTCGTGCTCCTTGTTACTTCGATGACAACGAACAAATCGTCACGTTGGATCATTTTTTAATTCCAAAAAGATTTTTGTGATCCATGCCGCAGCCAAAATCGTTATGTGCCCAGTGGCCAGGTGGCAATGAACTGATGGGCAAAACTTTCAAGGAAATTTTATGTCGCGAATGAAAAAGCATCTATTGTTGATCGACCCGCAGCGGGGCTTTGCCGCGAAGGTCGATCCGGCAGAGCAACAAATCAAAATGGATGGAGAGTTGTGTGTCGCCGGTGGATACGAAGCTCTTGATCGGGTCGCCGCTGCAATCATCAGGTACAGCCGGGCTCTTGACGATTTGACTATCACATACGATTGCCATCAGGAGTTGCACATCGCACATCCAATTTGGTATCGGTTCGTTAAGACGCCGTCTCAGAAGTTCGTAAAGATTGACGGTATCGATCGCCAGATTTACGACTTCATGGAAGTGAAAGGTCAGCAGGTCGCAGTGCCTGCGCCATTCACGACAATCGTTGCAAAAAATGGCTCGCTCTTGCTTGGGATCATTGGCAACACTGGCCAATTCAATCCAATCGAGCACGTATCGTGCATGCATCCGGGGTTTGAGCGATGGACTGTCTCGTATAACGAGCACCTTGCGTCTGGCGGTCGCTATCCCCACATGATTTGGCCGCCGCACTGCCGTATCGGCACACCATCCGGCCTGCTTGTGGATTCGATCCGTGAAGCTCGGTTACACTGGGAGAGAACCGAATTCGCTGTCTCGACGCCAATTACGAAAGGGTCGAACATCAAGTGCGAGCATTTCGGTGCCGTTCGCGCCGAGGTCCCTGACCCGGACGACAGTTCGACGCAACCGAACAGCCATTTCGTAAAAATCCTGTCAGACCCTGATCAGGAAATCGGAATCGCTGGTCTCGCTCGTGGCCACTGTTTGGCAAACACAGCGATGGACTTGGCGAACGAATTCCCGACCCCGGAAGATTTCTTCCGCCGTCTTGTTCTGCTGACTGACGGGACCGCAGACGTCACGAATTTGGAGTTCCTTGGGGACGCATTTGTCACGGCTGCGACATCAAAAGGAATGCGCACGGCAACTTGCGAAGAATGGCTTCGTAGCTGATCGGGAAATAACCGCGCAAATCCTATTATTTCATTTTCAAAACTGGAGAAAGTTCATGCCAAAATTTGCAGACGACACACAACTAGAACAGTACAACGTCGGTACGTTCGGTTTCACCGCTCAGTCGATTGACGAATTGGAGTCTTCTGGATACACGCTGGCCGATATTGTTGTTGACGTCAGCGGCTCGACAGGTCCGTTCGAGAAAGAAATGGAATCCGCATTGAAGTGCGCGATCGTTTCACTGAAAGGTGATCCGGCAACCGGCGTGAAGCCGCACCCGAAAGCCGACTCGATGATGGTTCGAATCACTCGTTTCCACGACCAAGTCGAAGAGGTGATCGGCTACACGCTGCTCGCCAATATCGATATCGATTCACTGACTGGGTCGTTGTCTCCGAAGGGCGCGACAGCATTGTTCGACGCGATCATTTCCGGCTCCGAAGCTGCATTCCACTATGCCGACGCGCTCCGAAAACAGGGCTACGACGTCAATGGAATCATGATTGTCATCACAGACGGGATGAACAATTCCGGGAAGAATTTTGCCGGTCTCGATTCGCTTGGCCATCCATACCCGAGTAAAGACCTTTACGAAAAGTGCCTGAAAACGACCGCATCAGCGATGAAGCTGCCGTTGACGGGAGAAGCGATGGAATCGTACGTCTCGATTCTGATTGGCGTTAATCTTGGGTCGTGCCGGGATAAGTTGGAGTCGATTCACACCGGTGTTGGGTTTACTCAAGAGATGATCGCTCTTGATGACGCTTCGCCTAAAACGATCGGCAAAATCGGCAAGTTTGTTTCGGAGTCTGTTTCCAGTCAAAGCCAGGCAAGGGGAACTGGCGGACCGTCGCAGGCGATTGCCTCGACGATTTGAGTTGAGTTGACTGACGAGTGTTTCGTCGGTCGTTTTGATTGTTTTAGTTGAAGGTAAGTTTTCATGACTGAAAAAGATTTGAGTGTGACGAGCGTCGAAGACGCACAGAAGAAGATTTCCGATGTCGTTGTCGTCGGGAACGGCGATACGTTCCAGCTTATTTGCAAGGCGTCTTCAAAAGAGCAGGGCTGGATGAAGTCGACCAAGGCGATGGAAGTCCCCGGCCTCGGCTGTCTGGTTCAGGTCACCACGCAACAGGGTTCGAATGTTGCCGAAGCGTTGTGCTTTGTCCCAGACTGCCGTATTGAGGATGACGTCAACGGAGGCCGCAAAGTCGTCGCTAACGACCTTGGAGTCGCGCCCAGCCAACCAGTGGCTCGGCTCCCGGTACGGCCAGCGCCGCAAAGTTGTCGCTAACGACACTGGAGTCGCGCCAGCGCTCGCCTGACGTTGCTTTGCTTGGATCAGTAGCTTTTCGTTTTGACAACGCTCGATTGAGTCGCGAACAACACTCTTCATCCGTGAAGGTCGTGATCGAGCCGCCGGAAAACGCTGTGTTAATGTTTGACAGAGAGTATGGTTTCGCTTTTTTTTGCAAAGGGATGGTATGTCTGAGTTCAAGAAGTATCGAAGATCGCAAATCGCTGAGTTACGTCCGTTCGTTGAGGGGGAAGTCCTCCCGGCAAACGTAAGCGTGAGCGAGGCCGACAAAAAGAACGGGTCGCCACAGGTTGGCGACATGATCGCGCGCAATCCGAAGAATCACGACGACCAGTGGCTTGTCGCTGGCCAATACTTCGCTGACAATTTTGAGCCGGTCTAATCGCCGTCACGCCACATTTACTGGAGCCTGTTTATGCTGCCAAAGTTTTGGAATTCAGGTCATATTTTCCGCATGGGCTCGTCGCACAAAGTTTGCGAAGACTATGCGGACTCATCTGGGTCGACGTTGGCGGCGAACAGGTGCCATGCCGTTCTTTCGGACGGCTGCTCGCTTTGCCTGAACAGCGCCGGTGAGCCGATCTCCGCTCGGACGGACTTCGGCAGCCGGTTCTTGGCACTCGCCACTCAGCAGCGATTTTGTGGCGACTACGATAGTTTATTTGGCGAAAGCCCAACGCTAACTCAGATCGCGTGGCTGGCGTCTTCGATGGCCGACGCAACAAGAATCGGCCTCAATTCGCTTTCGGCTACTCTTCTTTTTTGTCACATCGACGAAGATGCCATCCGTTGGTTCATGGTTGGCGATGGTGTTGTCGCATTCAGGCTGCGGGAATCCAAGGCTTGGAGCGTCGACAGCGTTAATTACGATTCAGGATCGCCATACTACTTGCGCTACGAGCTTAACAAAAGCGACCGCGAAAAGTGGTTCGCGGATAGCTCGAAAGGTGTCTTCTCGACAAAATACAACCTGCGACCTGACTTTTCCATCGAAAGCGAGTGGAGGGTTAAGCACGGACACAGCCCTGTACTTATCCCCTGCATCAGAGGGTGGGTGCCTATCGAAAGATGCGACATGGTTGCAATGTTCTCGGACGGCATCGGAAGCTTCGTCAAGAAGACTCCAGGGGACCAGCCGACTTCTTTACCGGTGATTGACGCAATCAAGCCTTTTCTCGACATCAAGGGATTGAGAGGCGAGTTCGTGTACCGTAAGGCTCGAATGGTTTTGCGGGAATATGCCGAACAGGGGATTGTTCATACCGACGACTTTTCAATGGCGGCGATTTACGTGGAGTGAGAATCGTGGAAGAAACCAGAATTGCTTATTTGAATCGTGCCGGTAGTTGCCATGCGCACACGCCGAGACTCGACCCGGATTGTGCTGATTGCAAATCTGCATTGAGTCAACTGATCGCAACTGAACGAGCAGAGTCTCGCGGGCTTTATGCTGTTCCCGCTGTCGCTGAGCCAAAACAGCCAATCGTTCCGCTCGTTGATCATCCAGTCGGGCATCACGAAGATGGTAGTTTCACGATGTGCCCCGAAGTTTACCAGAAGTTTTTGCTGGTACTGAAGTACCAGCTTTGGATAGATCACGATTCTGTCGACGAGCTGGCGGACGAGTTGTATTTGCGTCAACGCTGGGCGGTAGAATTATACACATGAGGAAGATTGAGAATGCCAAAATACACGGAAATGAATTTGGCGACCGGAGCGAAAACGGAACTCTCCGTTGACGAGACGAAAGATTTCAAGGGTCGCGGCGGCGAGAAATCAATCTACGTCAAAGGGCAGCTTGCGCTGGGAGTTTATCACGATCCAAAATGCGTGATGCCCGAAGCCAAGTGTGCCGAGTTGTCCGTGTTGACGCATCCCGGAATCATTAAACCACATGGGTTGCTTTACAAGTCTTCCAAGCGGGTCGGCGAGACGATGCTTGCCGTTCAAGATCCGTGGGTCCTGACGAGCCTTTTCACGATGACGTTTAGAAAAAAACACGGACTGGACGAAAGGAAGATTGCAGCCATCACCAAGATCATGAATTTGATCGTTGAGGATGCTCATAAACACGATATCTTCATCGTCGACAACAACGAAAACAACTGGTTGCTTTCGAACGATTTCAAATCCGTTTTCGCGATCGACACCGGCAATTGGCAGACGCCATCGTTTCCGTCGACGATGATCATGCTGAACATCAAGGACCCGTTCAATAAGCCTGGCAGCGGCGCGGACTGGTACGCCCACGCAATCCTTCTCGCCAATCTGTATATCGGAAAACATCCGTTCGAGTGCGACCATCCGAAATACATGTCACTCCTGAAGGCGACGATCGACAACGGAATCAATCGTCGCCCGAGAATGGAAGCGATGATGCAAGATCGGGTGTCTTTCTTCCGGCCTGAATGCGCGCTCAACCGGGCCTGCTATCCACTGGATTCGATCCCAGCCGCGCTCCGTCGCTGGATTCAATCAACACTGGAGTCTGACGTCCGAGTGCCGCCGCCGGTCGATTTCGAGATCGTGGCAGCAGTCCGAAAAACGGACGTTCTGAACAGCAGTGCGAAGTTTGACATCGTTCGCCTGTTTACCGCAGTCGGGGACATCATTTCGGTATCCAAGCCGAACCTGAAGCGGACAATCCTGACGACACAGAAATGGTTTATCGACAATCAGGCTCACGATTACCCGAAAGGCGTCTCTCCGGCGGATGTCGTCGTCGCTTACACAAACAAGGACAATCCGATTCTGGCATGGGTCGAATCCGGTCGCCTTTGCTTGCGTGATTCTGGCCTGAACAGCTTCGACCGAACTGTCATCAATGCGTCTTCTGTGGTCTCGACAACTGACGGTCGACTGATTGCCATTAGCAACTCACAAGCCTTGGAGGTCGAGTTAATTGATCTTCGTGGAGACGGGACTGTTACCGTTCGCACAAAACAGGTCGGCCAAGTCGTCGACATGCCAAACGCGACCCGAGCATTCCCAGGATGCATTATTCAAAACATGCTGGGTTCGTGGCGATGCTCAACGTTCCCGATTCCAGGTCGGTGCGTGATGACGCGATTGATCGATTGCGAGGGCGGTCAGATTGTTGACGCAAAGTACGACAATGGCGCCCTGATGGTTCTTAGTGAGAAGAAAGGCGTGTACTCTCGCTATCTTTATTTCGCCGGTCACAACGACGAATTAAAGCTCGTGATCACTGACGGAAATTGCACCAGCGAAGGATTGAACTTCACGGTCAACGGACGGGGGACGTTCACACAAATCGTCCGCGACGGATTGTTGGAGGGCCTGAGACTTGACGATCCAACGAAGCTGAGCGTTTTCAGCGACCCTATGATTTCCACAGACATGACACTTTCGGCGGAAGGGTTAAACACTCATTTTTTCCGTGGAAACGAACTTTATTCACTGAAAGTTAAACAGGTGAAGCCGTGACGAAACTTCACGGTCGTCGACTCATGGCCGCATTCAAGTTGAAGCGAATGATGCCATCTGACTAACGCCACCTACGAATGAAAAGGGATTATGTGCAAATCAAAACCTTCACCCGTGTCGCTTTCGGTGCATACGCATGCATCATCGGTCTGGTTTTCGGGGCGATGGCTGTTTGGCCACGGCAACAACCGGATTCTCCAGATGACTCGCCATTCCCAAGGTACAACGAAACGTCTTGCCAATTGTACATGACGCGAACTCGATGCAGGCACCTGACCGGAATAATCGGCTACCATCTTGGCCACTACGAATCCACCAAAGGACACTTTGTCACGTATCGAATTGGTGACCGTCTGGTACGTGAATACTGGATGTCGCGCGAATTCACTGTACTGGATGACGATCAATGACGTCATTGAGCATCGAGAAGCTTCCTGACGCTTTTTTACTGGATGGAGAATGCCAAAACTGATCCAAAACCTCGTCTTCATTGACCGCCACGAAGACGGGACCGAGTACCATCGCACATTTCCGGCGGGGACCCCCGTTGAAGACGCTCCGAGTACACGCAACGACGGAGAATTCGCTGTCTGCCGAACTCGTTGCGCGGAACTGGCGCGACAGGGAGATCCAGGTTATCGCGTGATGATTTTGGATGGATTGCCGCGTATTTTGCACCAAAAGTATTTTACTTCCGATTGAACCGTTCTTTAGCGATATCGAATCGCTTTGTGAATAAATCACGCTGCCCGGCGAGAGGCTCATGAGTTACGTTCGTGAGCAGGTCCGCCGGTGACAGAGTTTCCTTGTTTTTAAGTTGCTCCTTCAGTCGAGAGTTGACGCCAGCAAGCAAGTCTTCCTGTTTCGCTTTCTTGACGTCTTTCTTGCTGGGTGCGATGTAGTCGAACAACTGCTTTTGTCCGCTCGGCTCTTCGTCGAACAGGTTCTTTTGCATGCCTGGCACGCCGACACGCTCCATTGGCTTCGGCTCTGGCGGTTTCGTTCCGCGATCTTCGTTGATGTCGTCCGTCGCTTCCTGAACATGCCCGGCGAGGTCCGGCCTGCTTTTACGGATGTACTCAGCCATCTGATTCATGTTTCCCGGCGGGGACGAATCGAGAAGCCGATACACGTCTCCGCCGCGCAGTCGCTCGATCGAATCGGCTGCGATTTTGACGTGATTCTCTGGTTTCCATGCGTTCGCGGCCGCGCCGCCATCCTTTTCGACGAACTCACCGCTTGCCGGGTCCCGTGGATGATCCTCTTCGTCAAACATTGACCGTTGTCCGCCTGCGGGTTTCTTCCCGTAGATTTCGACGATCTGCTTGGCTCTTGAGTAGTTGTCTGCTGCAAACATGATTTCCAGTTCCCGGTCAAATCCTGTTTTCTGCCTTGGCTTCTTCAGTGTCGCCAACTGACGTTTCTCATAACCATATTCCATCTCGTCCTTGGCAGCTTGAAGCATTTTGCGTCCAAGGCTCTCCAGTCCGCCATCATCGCCGTCGTATCGATTGCTCATGGCTGTCCCAAAATTCCTGACCTCCAACGCTTTCCACATTGCTTTTTCGGCAGACTCCTTGGTATGGATCGGATGCGACAGCGATGGACCTGTTGAATGTGGATCTTCCATTGCCGCTTTTGCACCTGCGATCAGTCGTTTCGCTTTTCTCTTATCGGAATCTGTCCATTGCGACGGTGGTTTGAATTCCACTCGATCATTTTGTCGTTCAAAATCGACGATAAGCGGACGCGCCGATGCCGACACTTCGCCGGTGTTCCAGTGCTCAAATTTCCCTTCATCATCCCTTGTGACTCTTGATTCATCCCAGTTGAACGAAGATTGCCCTGCTGCTGGTTTATGCTTGGCGTACAACTCTTTCGCTCGAATTATCCGACCGTCGATTTCCTTCGATTCTGAAACCAAATAGATCGGCGTCTTTTCCCGCTGCTTATTCGAGAACTGTACTTCATCAGCATCGAACTTCAATTGATCGAACATTTCGCCGCCGACCCAGAAGTGGCCTTTCCCCGGCTTGAGATAGGCGACCGTACAATGCGGCTGGTACGTCGGGTGAGTTTCTGTGTGTTCGCATCCTTTCTTCAGCCGCTTGTTCAATTCCCGAATACCGTCGCCCAGTATCTCGAGTTTCAGGACGTCCGCATCGGCATTCGAGAAGATTGACGTCTTCCCAAAGACGATCGTTACTGGACGCTGGCCGTACAGAACTTCCTTCACGTCGTCAGGATCGTTCGTGTGCAGGCCGAAAAGCGCCGTAATGTGGAAGTCTGTTTCGCGACCATCGTCGGCAAGCTGATTGTCCGGGATTCGCTCGGCAAGTTTCCTGATTTTCTCTGCGATCTCTGGTGGAACGTCGATTTGAGTCGAACTGAATTTGTGCTCTTTCTTCTCGCCTGGTTTTTTCGAGTACCGTTCAAGGACGGATTGGATTCTCTTGGAATAGGACTGCCTGTCTGTGGCATCGCCTCTCGCCATCTTATCAAGTTCAGTGGTGTCAACGGTGAATCTTGACCAATCCGGGCCAGACTTAACGTCAAACTCTTTCCAGTCTGATTCGTCATCATAAGGTGGTAGTTCAGGAACAATATTCACATCAGATGGCTCATGGTACTCCTGCTTAGCCTCATTGAAGCCGCTTCCATGCGGTGCGTGATGATCCGAAACGCGAACAGTAAACGATTCCTCCTCGTCTCCGTTTCTTTTCGCAAGGGTGCAGTAATGCGAATTCGTTCGAGACGAATGTTCGTTCGATACTTCCCATCCATGATCTTTCGCCCAATCGCCAACAATCTTTCTGGCTCTTGATGTAACTTCTTCGGAAACAAGGTGTTTTTTCATGTCTCGATTGATTTGTTGCTGTTTTTCGTTCTCAGCATCCATTTCATTGTCTGCATTGTCTGCATCTTCCTCAGCGATCGATTTTAATTTCGCCTCCCATGCTTGCGTATCGCTATCGTCAATGTCGAAATCTCCAGGCTTCCAGTTTTTCCTCGCAGCCTCTATGAATGGGGCGAGTCGCAGATTCTTCGCCTGCTCCCTTTCGTTCTGCTTTTGGCTTATAGCATCGCTGTGCCCACGATTGAACTCTTGCATCACTTTTGAATCAGCAATATCGTGCCCGTTTTCGCGAAGGGCTTTTTGCCTTTCTCTTTTGCTGACAAACCCGTTCATCCCCGATTTGTGGCCGATGTCGTAGGCTGTCCATTGGCCAGACTTGTCCCGTGGTTGACTTGGGTCGAACGAATACATCTCGATAGCATTCGCAATTCTCTTGGAATATGCCATGCGATTGTCTTTCGGGTCAAACGTCCCTCGATTGTCAGTACTTTTCACTTGCGAGGGGGCAAACGCAATCCAGACGCGACCGAAGTCATCCATCTTCTTTTTATCGCGACCCCCCAGTTTATTTCTCGCAATGTGAGTGATCCCATCGAAACCAGCAGCCTCAATGACGTCGTTGACGAATGCTGTTCCGAGCTGATTGTCGATCCACCTGTGAATGCCGTCCCCGGTCAGTCCGCTGGGAGCGTTCCAGTCGACATGATTGAATTTTTTCTTGCCCGCTTCCATGATCGCGTCACGATCAGAGTCGGAGATTGGTTTGTCCAAATCCAAAGGCTTGTCAATCTTCAGGTACGCGGCGATGACTTTTCCGCCCTTCGAATATTCTGATCTCGCCAGTTCTTCGTTGTCCGTGAAGTAGAACCCTTTCCCGACCTCGCACGACCAGTCTTGCGTACTGCTGTCGAAAGCTTCGAAGTCATGCGGGGTCCCGTGGTAGACCGGTTTCGCGGTCCCGTGCGTTTCTTGTGGCTCGCCATCGGAATCGACAACCTTCGAGTCGCCGAACCATGCCTTAAACGCTTTTGATTTCGTGCCGTTTTCGGCGTAATCAATGCGAGCAGACTCGACAGGATCGAGCCGATTCGACTTGTTTTTGAGAATTGATTCGGCAACATGCCTGCCAGTTTCAGCAACTGTCCATGCATCATCGACAGACTCACCGTAGACTCCGCGAATCTGAGAGATGTCTATTCCTCCATCGACATCAGCAGCAAGCCCGAAGTGATTGCCAAAAAGCGATTGCTCAAGGCTAATTCCCGGTTGATCATTTTCGTCTGGAAGGAGATTGCTCACTGGAACTCGAATCGAGACGACGATTGGATCTTCGTCTTCTCCAGGGAACTCTGGATATTGGCTTGCATGGCGGAATCTTGGGGACACCAAAAACTGACCTCGCTCGCCAGTTTTCGTCTTACCGCTTTCGATAATCTTCTCAAGCCGCTGTAATGTTGTTCCATGCCATACGTCGACATAATCCCGGTTCTTCATTTCCTTGAATGTTTTCGGGAATGGATCGAACGGCATCGCAACTTTGTCGGATTCGCTGATCGAACCTGATGACGATTTATTTGCGAACTTTCCGACTTCGTCGCGAACGTGCTTCGACTCGTCCCATTTCTGGTATCGCTCAACTTTAGCATTTTGGCGTCTGATTACAGACTCGAACTCCGTCGCCTTGCTTGGGTCGACAAGAGCAAACAGCGCATGATCGGAATTTCCAAGATCAACGCGGTATCCAATATATCCAGTCACTTTTTCAGCCCGTTTAGAAAGCAGCGAATACAAGCCAATTCGGCTTCTCTCTGCGGCAGTGAAGTAGATTACAGGAAGAGCGTGCGAATACAACTTGATCGCCTTGATTAAGCATGCCGCAGCATTCTTGACGACCTCCGTGGCAGATCCAGTCCCAGTGACGCCAAATGCCGACTTTTCGTTTCCGTATTCCGTGTGAACGTTCCTGAATGTGAATTCGTGGACAGCCTGTCCTATGCGATTCTCGATGTCGATTGCGAACTTTTGCTCAGGATCGTCTTTATCGAGATCATATAGCGAACTGCTGATTCTTTGCAGCTCTGCAACAAACGGCTTGCTGTCGTGGTTGACTGGCATCAAGCAGTCCATGCGACCATGCTTACGGACGCTCCAGGATGGATTGAATGCCCCGTCTGCCATCGCTGCTGTCGACTCTATTTTTTCAGCAAACATCCCATCCTGATCGCGGGGATGCTTCGACTCGAATTCCTTCGAGTATCGTTCCATCGCTCTGGCGATTCGTTCGGTCGTTTCCATGCAAGGCGTCCTCGATTATCGTGAAGCCAAGATTTCTGAAATCAGGCTCGACGCTTCGTCTTTGGTCATCAACTCCAACTGTTCGTCGGTTGGCCCGTTCATTCCATAGCCGCCCGCGCCGTCGAAAATATCGAACCAGTCTCGTCTTGCTCGTTCGATCACCGCGATCTGCTTTGGAGTCGCGAACGACTTTCCGGCGTCAACCATTTCCGACTTCTTATTTTCGATGACTTCACGTTTAGCTTTGTTTGCCTCTTCTCGCGTGGCGTCAGATTCGGCTTTGGCGTCCATTGCAGGCTTGGCGTACGCCTTGGCTTGCTCAACGGTGAACTCTTTTCCAAGATCTTTGATGACCTTTTGCGAGACTTCGTAACCCCACCCGCTGACATGCTTTGCCAACCCAAGATCCTTCAGTATTTCGGCTTCATCGCCGTATACTTGATATCCGCTCAGGTATTCGCCGTCATGGTAAATCGGAGCGATCTTGTGCGAATCGCTTCTCGTAGCTTCGCGGCGTTGTTTTTCTTGCTGCTCAAGATCCGCTTGTGTCTTTAGGTGTTTTTCCCACCCAGCTTTGTATTCCGGCAGCAATACTTCCGCCGCAGCTTGCAGCTCCGGCTTGTCGGAAACGCGAACCTTCATCGCCCGCGATTTACCTTCGATCTTAACGATACCGATATCCAGCATGACTTCACCATGCCCGGTCATCACGTGCTGCACGCCATCGGCACCGAACCGAACAAGCCGCCCCTTGAAATCCTTTCCAGCGATGTCGCGATGAAGGCTGTTTCCAGCTTTCCATTCAATAACGGCTGAATGTCCGTTGCCGTCGCTTGCTGGTTTTACAACTGCTTTCGCGCCGCCATTTCCAGTGAATTCTTTCGCTTCCATTTTCTTTTCTCCGTTAGGTTTGTTTTCGTCACCAATAGGAGAAACGTTACCCTTATCCGCTCGGATCACTGCTGGAGAGTCTTTTTTTGCGAATTCGCCGATTTCGTTACGGGGATGCTTTACCTCATCCTCTTCGCCCCACAACGATTTTTGGCCATGCGCAACTTTGAACTTTGCGTACTGGTCTGGCCACGACAAGAATCGTGTTTTGGCCACCTGGATTCGCTCAGCAATAGACATCACTTGATTTCCCCATTGGTGATGAACCCATGCCAATGACCGGATGCGCTGGCGTCGATCGAGGGCGTAACCGAAATGTTATCCGCGAATCCTCTTGGGACGTTATTGGAAATTGACCATTGCGTTTCCGGGCTCGGGGGAACGACAATTTGATTCCAGTCCTCGCCGAGTCCACTTCTCAAGATATTCCATGTTTCCTGCCGGGTCATCGGACTGCTCTTGCATGTCAACCAGACATTACGGCAACAGGGACACTTGAAAACGAACATGCTGGGGTGAATCCACCTTGGCTCCAACTCGCTCAATCGCATCTCAGTCTTCCCTCAGATACATGGAAATTGACGCCTTTTCCGACCGTACTCGACTGTTGTGGAGCCGGTTTCCAATGCAGTGCGGGCATGATCCTCCAGTACGGCAAGTACGGTCGAATCGACGCGAACCGGAGACGTACTGCCGTCGATGATCTTTCCTTTTAGGGTATTTCTTGTCGAAACTCACGATCTTGCTCCAAAGCTTGATTTTCTAAGACTGAGAATTCTTACCGGCGACTCTCTCGCAATAATACCGATAATTAGCCTCTGCCGCCTCCAGCCTGGAAAACCGACTCACTCCATTTGAAGCTGGCTGTTCTGAATCGCGCCGTCCCGGACCATCTCCTTGAAGTGGCCGAACATGTGTTCGATCTGCTGCTCCGTCATCGGTTTTCCCTCCCGATCCAGCTTCAGCGAGTTTCCTGACTTCTGCGAGGGCTTCTTTGAGGATGGCTGTTCGTTTTTTTGGTTCACTTGCGAGCCTTTCTGCATATTGGTCTAAAAGCTGTGCGATCGGATGTCCTTGAGCGTTCACGCGGTGATCGAATTCTTCCAGTGCCGCCGCCGATTTCATCGCCCTGGCACGATTGGTGACCGCGTCAATCTTATTGTCCCCTTCGGCTTCGATCACTCCCTTGCGACGTTCTGACGATGCGTCTCGAAGCGATTTCGTTTCGCCTGACAGGGTTCGAGCAACATGGTCGGCGATGTCGGCTCTTTGTTCGATCGGAAACTCATCGAACCAGTCCCCGAGCAGTCCGCCACCCATACCGGCTTGCTTCGGTTTCATTGCCGCCGTCGACTTTGCCATTTCGGCAACTTTCCGGTCGGAATAGTCGCCGGGTTGCTTTTCGTGTTTCTCGATCCATCGGTAGAGCTGATCCTGGGCGTCTTCGTTCGGAAGGTGCTTTCCGATCATCGCCGCCCGGCCTTCCGAAATCATCCCATTCGTCAACTTCTGGAAGATCATCGGTGAAAGCTTTTTCAACTCCATCGCCGCCGCAGCCAGAGCGCCCTTGTGGCTGATTCCGTGCTTTTTGAAATGTTCGGGACCGACGCCCATGTCTCGCATGAATTTCGCCGCGTCAGTCGCTGTCCCGCGTCCCTCGGCAATATTGGCCAACGCTCCGTGCGCGCGGGCCTCCACGTGGTCCCTGGCGTTGATGTAGTAGACGGGATGCGACCCGTTGAACTCTCCGATTTCGCTCGACCGTGGAGATTTTTTCGCCAACTCTGCGCGGTGGTGACCGTTGACGACGTACGTCTTGCCGTCAGCAGGATCTTTCCAGACCAGCAACTGTCCGCCCAACTCGGGGTTGTAGATCGTGTTGTCGCGAATCTCGGAATTGGTCCCGGTTTCCTTGTTAATCCCACTGACCTTGTACTGGAATCGCTCGGGGTCGACGTGCAAATCGTCGATCGACATAACGGTCGGTCCAACAACTCGACCGTCTGGCAAATGCCGTAAATGAGACGCCGGTGCCGCCGGTTCCCGTCGTGCCGTACCATGATGAACAGCAGGCCGAGCAGGAACTTTGACGATTTTCGGTTTCTCAGTATCCGGCGATTTCGATTCGTGATCGAAAAGCGATTTCCCGGTCAGTCCCGCAGGACCCTTGCGAACCTTGCCATCGTCGCTGATCTCGACGTGAGTTGTCGGTTCTCCATCGTGAGACTTTAGCGTGATCCAGTGGAATTTCCCTTGCGTTTTCGCCGACTTCCGAGTCTCGCCCGTGAACAAATCCCTCTGTCCTGGACCGCTTTCAATGTGCTTTTTGTATCGATCTTTTGCCTGTTCGATTCGTTCGGCATTGGAAAGCATGGCTGATCGTCCGAAAAATGAAAATGCTCGCTCGGTATTGACCGGCGAGCATATCAAATTAGGTTTTTTGCCAGAATCTCAAAAATTAGCGCGACAGTAGGTCGAGTATCCTCGTCCATACAACAGCAATAGCTCGCCCGTCTGGCTGTTCGATTTCATCCATATTGCCAGAAAACTTTTGACCTATCTTCCACGGCCCCGGTGAATGGCTCATCTGGTTTCACTTCCTTTCCCAGTCATTTTGTTTGCGTGTCTCTTGGCGTCGTCTTCCGATCGATACCCGTTGCGGATTTCGATCGGTTGTCCTGAATCGCCGTCGATCGTGCGAACTGAATACGCCCCGTTATCTTTCTTGTACACCCGAGACGTAATGTTGTTCTCGCTGTCTTTCGATTCGTAGACGTAACCCTTCTTTTCTACGGTCTTCGCCACATGCCAGCCGCCGTCTCCACTGGGGATAACCTCCCAGTCGTTCCCGAGTTGAAACATTCGCCCGTTCGCAAGCGATTCCTTGGAGTATCTTCGCGGAACAACAACACCGTCGACCCGTTTTCCGTCCATCTTGCGATTGCAGTAGGCGATCATCGCGACAGACACTTTCATGACGTCGACACCGATCATTCCCGCCGCTTCGATTCGGACGGAGTGCTCGTCTCGTTCCGACTCGATTTCAAGTTGATGCTTCCCGCCGCTGACGTAGACTTCCCATCGTTCCTTCATGATCCCGCTCCCTAAGGCATAGCCTTGATGTTGAGTATCGAATTTCCTTGATGGTCAACTGGGTTTCCGGCCCCGTCCCACTCCCAGCGGTTATTTTGGTCAACAATCCCATTCAGGTCCCACAACCCAAGCTGATCGATAATCTCGTTCAGGTCGCAGTATTCCATCGACTCCGACTCTTCAAGGTTGTTACGGAAATCGCATCCTGTTGGATAACCGATGCCGCACACCCACAAGTACTCCGCTCCGTTTTTCAGAGAGTTGTGATAGTCTCGAAGCGACATCTCTTTACGTTTCATGATTCTCTCCGCTTCTCGTTTTCGTTTTTATTGTCCCCACATAAGGGCAAACGCACCGAGGCCGGAAAGGATCACGGAAATTGGAAAGAAAATTGAAAAAACAATTTCATGAATTCTCAAAAATTCTTGTCCCTGTTCGTGATCCTTCCGTGCTGACGTGCGTTTGCAATAACGTGGGGGATGAGAAAAGCAGCAAATTGAGGAGACGAAAAATGTCAGACAAATCACTCGAATTGACCGACGCATCGCTGGCAACTTTCCTGATGTATGCCGCCGACGCCGGTAATTGGTCAGGAACCCCCTGGGTATCCTGCGGGAACATCGCTCCAACGAAAGAGCATCGTGGAAACCTGTCGGACCTTGTCAAGAAGGGGCTCATCGTAATCCACGACAATGAAGGAAAGGGTCGCGCCAAGGACATGTACGTCGACTTCACTGATGCGGGTCGCGAACTTGCAGCGAAGCATGGGCATGCGATCGAATTGTAAGGAGTTGAAGTTCGCGTCCCCAAAGATGATGAGATCTTGCGATACGATCATTGGATATCTCACTGGCAACTGACGGACCTTGCTTGGATGCGATCTCTTTTCGACTTGGTCCTGAAAACGATCTTGTCCGAATTTTAATTCCAACTCAATTCCCCTGCTGTTAAAGGAAATCTGGCATGTCGAAAAGCGGAGCCGATTTGAAGGTGTACGACCGAAAGCGAAAGTACAAGACGCCGTCTTATTGGTTCGGCGTTGAGTGGATTGCGTTAAACGACGAACCTGATTGCCTTGACAGTACCGAGGTGGCTGGTCTCGTTTCCACTTGCTTGTTAGCGGATTTGTTTGGTTGCCCGGCGAACATTGTTGCTGCTGATATTGTTTCAAAACGACTTCCCCTGCTAAGGAAACGCCATGACGAAAACGCCGCTTGAACTGCCACCGATCAAGGTTGGTGACGTGCTGTACCGCGAGGTGGATCAATCGTATCGCAGAAGCACAAGAAAGTTGTCTAGCAACCCGGAACCGATCATCGAAACAGTGAGAGTCGCGAAAATCGGTCGCAAGTATCTTTATTTGTGGTCCGGATCGATGAATAGCATCAACAAACATCATCCAGTTGTCATACGGCAGGACTGTTCGCGAAGTCGTGATCGGCTTCGGGTATGGCTCGCGTGAATCGTTCAAACAGATGTTGGACGCCGCAAGCAAGTTCCCTCCCACTGCTCACTACGGAAAAGATCACGAGCACCGGGACAACTACTCGTTCGGTGAGGGCAACTGGATTGGCGACCATCGGTATAGCGGATGGATCGTCAAGTCTTACGAGTTCAGCCATTTTCCCTTGGAGAGCGAATACGAGTTCTTCGAGGCTCCTCGCAAGGAAACCGACCCGGTCCCGAAGCATGTCGCCCCAACGGCTGACGAATTCGACGCGGAACTGGTTGCGTTGGCCCGAGCGATCGAACGACAAAAACACGACGACTGCCCAATGGATGCTCACTGGGGAACGAAAGTCATCCTGAAGCGAGGCCGGAAATACGTCAATATCGACTACAACGGGTCGGGATACTACATGGTCGACATGGAAACCCGGCGAGTTTACGGGATCAAAGCGTATGGCGTGATCAATCGACGTCGGCCCTATGGGTCCGTTGCCGAGTTCTTGGCGCGGTTCGCGCCCAAGCAGGTCGAGTCGTCAGTTACTGATCTTTACTCTGCCAATGTTTGAAAGTAATGGTCTCACGAGAGGGGCGTTTCATGGACGGCGGCGGGATTGTTCAAATCGGACGCGACAGTCGCGACCAGTTCATATCAATTAAATTCACGACGCGCGACGGACGCGTAGTGTTGTCCGAGGATATTCCTCAAGCATTGTCGGCCACGTCGGAAGATAGAGCCAATTGGGTGGTTGACAGAATAGAATATATTGAGTCTCAATATCCCGGAATTTGGCAATTCAAACGTAATGAATGAAGGATGCTTCCGAGATGGGATTCAGAATTGACTTAGTTGCCATAATATCCTGCGATGAACCTGCATGCTGCGCCTGTGCTGAGTTCCGCGACAATCGGGCCTGGTTTAACGGAGTCGCAAAAGGCGAGATACTCAAAGCAGGGTGGTCCCATGAAATGGGGTTCGGATACCGATGTCCAACTCACACACGATACCCGAACATGACTCACGCCGAAATTGACGACGCCTGTGATGCGGAACACTTAAAAGATACGGAATGAAATCATGAAAGAAATACTCTACGTTCTCGCTTGCTGTTTTGTCGGGCTTGTGCTCGCCCCGATCGCCCAAGAATGTCGCGACATAGTCGCTCGCGATCACGAGTCTCGATTTCTGTCGTACCTGGAACATCGACAGAAATTCGACCACCGAGAGCGCAACGCGCGAATTCTCGCTGCATTGCAGCGCTTGCAGGAGGTCAAATGAAAAAACCAACGGACCGCGACAGGATTCAACGCGGCAGCAGTGGAGTGTCCGCAGTGGTAAGCGGAATTCGAACCGTCAAACGAGGGGCCATTTCTATCAATGCCTCAAATAACCCGTACTGGCTCTGGCACGCATATCCGTCTTCGGTTTCATCCTCTTCAAACAACGGAAGCAGGTTCCCGGCAGGTAGACACTCATGTTTTGCCTTTTGCGTTTCTCAAATCGCCGCCAAAAATCGCGGATTCGCTTTCAAATACTCGTCCACGTCTCGAATCCTGGTGGCGGTCGACACGAATCTCGCCATGTCTGAAGACTTTTCCCAGTGGTCGATTTTCCAAACGTCAAACAGGGAAAACTCGCCAGCCCCGGCAATCTTCCTCGCCAGCAGGTCATCGCCGTATTCGTAATAATCGTATCGCGCATTTTTGTCCATGATCCACCTCAAAACATCTTCCGAAATCTCGACTCAGCCAGTTCGCAACGTCGAGAGTATTTCTCTTTCGATCCCAAGCATTTTTCCCAAGCGGCATCGTAGAGCTTCACGTTTGCGTTGAGAGCCTGCTGAAGACGCGACTTCTCGCTCGCTGTCGGTTCTCGGTCCCCTTCTGCGTGAAGTTTTCCTGATATTTCCCGAATGATTTCATAGTCCAAGTGCCCAGTTTTCTTCGCGATGATCATCGGTTTCAGATTGATTTGCATTTCCACGATCATCCCGTTTGGCATCTCCAGATTCATGTTGATATCTCGGTAATGCGTATCGGGTATTGGATTAGTTATGTGGTCTTTTGGCCGACGAGCCAATTTTGCCCCCATCGCCCTCGCTTTGTCGATGACCTTATGCACATCGTCAATCGCGTCAACGACGACAGTTGCCCTCGCAATATCCAAAAGCCGATTCCAGTGACCATTGTAATCGTCCCGGACTTTTCGTTTCGCTGATGCTTCCGGCTTCAAGCCGCCAATCCAGACGATACCTCCTGGCTTCTTGCACCGCTCTACAATTTCATCCAACTTCATGACCCCCGGAAGGATGGTCTCATACCCAAGCTGCGCGCCAAGGCCCTTTCCGAAGTCCAATAGTGTTCGCAACTGATGATCGGCAACTTTCGCTTTTGCAGCCAACACGTCATAACCAGCATCTTGCGCGACCGGCTGAAGTCTTTCTTTCGGTAAACTCATTTCCTCATCGGTAAAGAATGGCTTCCGATTTTCTTCGGGAAGCTTCTTCTCGATCTGAACTGGAAGTGTTTTCCAACCGTAATGTTTCGCACCAGTGAATGTTCCATTCCCGTCGACAACGTCATAGCCGCCGCTGTCGTTCGGTCGAACCGTGATCGGATCACGTTTCCCGGTCAATCCACGTCGCGACAGATCCATGAACTTTGGAGCGTTCCCGCCGCCTTTTTCGTTTTCGGCGTCGGTCTTCGTACTTTTCAGTCGACCGATCGATACCGTCGCGTCCGCCCGATCCATGTTGAAATAATCGCTATGATTTTCAGGAAGTCGCCTTGGGGCTGGCAAATCAGGAGCAATACGTTTCAGCCACTGCTTTTCTGATTCGTCTGCCTTTCGCTTCGGGACCGGTTTCCCGAGTTGAATACCCTTGAGCGCCGGAGGACCCTTTAGGATCTCCCCATCTTCGTCGATCAGTACGTGAGTCCCCCGAAGCGTGATCCAGTGTTCTTTCTGGTATCGCTCGATGGCAGACGCAATCCTGTCGCGAATATTGAGCATCAGAAACCTCGTACGTCGAACGATGTTTTCGCTTTGTCGATTCGATTGGACTTTTCAGGGTCAATCTGGGGGCCGCTGTCGCCACCCTCTGCCCGAGCAACGTCCCGAGCGTGCTTTCGCTCTTCAACGGCATCCATTTCGTCGTCACTCTGGGACAAATTTGACATAATCGCTTCAGCTTGGGCTTGCGCTTCCGGGAACTTGTACGCTGGAGGCCCTTGCATGGTTCCAACTGACATAACTTCCTCTTTTCTTATGGGTTTCGTTCTCACGTAAGACTAAACGTCTCTGAAGAACGGTTGGATCACTGTTTTCGACCGCCCGTCAGCGTTTCCGGCCAAATTCTTGTACCTGCGGAACCGCCCTGCTTGACGGCATCTGAGGCTGGGAATTTTGCCAGTGCTTCGATGCAATGAGCGTACAATGCATCCGGGTCCATCGACAACATTTCTTGCGGGACAGACGGGATCGCGACGACGTCCGGCTTTTTGGCTGGCTTTCCCTTTTTGTCGATCTTCTGAACTCCGTTTTCGTCCAGATCTGGCACCGGTGGCCGAGTGTTGTCGAGAACGGTAACGTGAACGTTAGGGTCGTTCGCGTACTTCTGGGAAAACTTGTGGAAGTTCTGCGCGCCATACGTGTAAGAGTCCGCGAACGCTCTGGCGTCGACCATGCGGCCCTTTTTATTGGCTCGCTCGATCACACCTCGCTCCGGGTTTTCCCATGTCTCGCTTGGCTTGGAGTGAACGAATACGGCGTGCATCTTCAGTCCACGTTTCTTGCACTCTTCGGCGACCCATCCGAGTTCGGTGCTGTTCTGCTCTCCGGCAGTGTCCCACACAGCACCAGCCATTTTTTGCAAGCTCTTCGTCTGGTCAACATTCTCAAGCGCGAACCCCTTGCCTGAATTGTGGGTAACCGTAAAGTCGCCAAGCAAGTACAGATGATCTTTATTCAGCGTGAAACCGAAGAACTCATCTTCTCCGATTGGATCGACCCTGAAACTTGAGTGCCGAACGTCGCGAGACACCCTTCCGTCTGTTCGCTCTGCTGGTCTTGACTCCGCCTGCTTTCTCAGGATCTTTGTCGGAATCAATTCAAGATCGTTTCCGCCGATGTGAAGACGGAAATAGACGCCTGACTTCCCGGTCCAATTATTTCTCACGATCTTCTCATTGATCGACGCTTGGAATCCAATTGATCTGGCAAGGAACTGAATCTCTTTCGCCATACGCTCGATTTTGGTGGTAATCTCAAACGATTTCCGGTCAGCATTGTACGACCCATCTGAATCTAGCAACCCAGCAAGCAATTGAAGCCTCACGGAGCTGGAGTTGGCTAAATACTGTTGAGGAATGTGTTTGTTTCTTAAAACACCCGCCTCCTTCAGTCTTGCCGTGATTGGATTTGGGCGACACCCTTTTCGGTATCCATCGCCTTTCTGTGGCGTCGAATCCAGATACGACATTTGATACACGGATGCGGCATTGTCCGGCTTTGCGTGAACCATCAGCTTCATTCGTGGTTGCTTGCGAGTGAACTGCTGCATGAACTCCGCGATTTCTGGATCGGCAGACGTGACCGCTGGCAGGCAATGCGTTCCATCCCCAAGCCACAATCCCAAGAAGTATGGATCAAGCGGAACACGAGACTCGGCAAACTCAATCCCTCTTCGATACAAATAGCAATTCGCCTTGAATCGACCGCTTTTCGCAAGATAGTCGTCAACAGTAATCGTGATCTTGCCAGAATACGGAATCTCGACGCCATTCACTTTTCGTCGCAACTGAGCGTGAATCGCCAAAACGTGAGAACCATTCGCCGTAAACGAGTCGCCACGATGCGGAGTTACGTTGTAAAGCATGTCGCGACCTGAATGCGTCAGCATTACAGTTCGTTCAGTTGAATCTGGACCCATTAGTTTATCGCCCTCAACGACATCTTCGACATTCTTGAGGGTTCCGTCGAACATCACGACAGGAGTGCCTCTACCGTGACAGGCAACTCCACCAGCAGTAACGAGAATGTTTCTCTTTTCCGGTGGACCGTTTGCAACAACGGTATCGAGGTATTTCAAGAACGCTCGCTTCGCCAATGCGTTCGCTGTCTGGTGAAGCGCCGTGTTGTACTTTGATCGATACTCTTTTGTTTCAGGACTGAGATCCCATTTCGGATTCCCATCCTTGTCGACAGCTTGCTTTCCATCCGGCCCCATTTCAGGGACTTTTGTCCCCTTCCATTCCTTGACCAAGCCTTTCGCCTCGTCGGTTGCGAAAATGTTTGGACCGTCGCCCATGCCTTTTGCCATCGCTTGGATCATCGCATCGGCCTGGCCGTCAGGATCGGACTGGTACTGATCCATAAAACCCTTTTCGACTGCACGTTCTTCTGGGTTCAGGTTTGGCAGTCTGAAGTATTCAAGCGGCGGCAATGGAGGAGTTTTATTGCCGGGAACCCCGACTCTTGCCGCTTCTCCAAACGCTGGGTTCGGCGAATACAGTCGTCCCGGTGGCGGTGGCGTCGTCGGTTGCTGCTGCGCTCCAAGTTGCTCCACCGCTTGCTTCAAAGGGGCGGGTTCGCCTGGAATTGGCTTCTCTTGCGGATTCTGCCCGGCTGGCTGCGCCTGCTGTGGTGGAACCGCATTTCGATTCCCCGGCATCGACTGCCCGGACGGTGGCCTATGACCTGGAATTCCGTCTTGGTTGGGTGGTCGCATGCCAGGCATTCCAACATTCGATGGCGGTCGATGTCCAGGAATCCCCACATTCGATGGCGGTCGATGTCCGGGAATCCCCACATTCGATGGCGGTCGATGTCCAGGAATCCCCACATTCGATGGCGGTCGATGTCCGGGAATCCCCACTGATGCTGGCTTCTTCAGGTTTGCAATATTACTGCCCTTCATCCCGGAAGGACCTTTGGAAATGTTGCCTTGTCCGTCAATCTCGACGTGAGTGCCGCCGTGATGATCGACCGCGCCGACCGTAATCCACCGTGTCGGACCCGCATACAGTTCACGCTGATGATCGTACGCAACCCTTGCCGCCTGAATACGTTTTGCGATTTCTGTATCGATCGTCATGCTTATCGTGTCCCTTCTGGGTAAATTGTCGCTGGCAGAGTTTATCTGTTTCCGGGAATTTCATCGACCGCAAAATCGGATGCGAGCATTGGCGATTCTGGAGTATTTCGTCTTTTCTGGAGAGTCGTCTCCTGCTTTCACATTCGCAAAATGAATCGGCTTGTTCGCATGGAAGTGCTGATGTGCTTCCGGTGCGATCGTTTTCAGGTGATCTGACAATGCCTGCTGTGCGTCTGGGTGTAAGTCATGCATCGCGTACATCGCCGCGTTCGCCCGTTTGCGCGGGGTAACTTCTTTATTTACGTCCCGCTCCATGATCGGCTTGTAACTGTCGAAATCTTCTTTCGCTCTACCGGAAAGCGTGCCTTTCGGCTGATTTGCCAGTTCGATCATCTTCCGCATTTCTTGGGCGTAGACTTCATTTGAGATCGGCTTGTCGGCTACGTCTTTTGAGTGATACTCGCCATTGATTGGCTCGGGGGGCGATTGTTTCTGCCCAGCTAATTCACGACGCAACCGCTGAAGCTCCGGCATCGTCTCGTTGCGAAGCATGTCACGATTCTGGATATCACTTTGGCCTTCATGACTCTGAAGATACGCTGACGCTGCTTTAGCGGCCTTTGGGTTAGTCTTCTTGTTTTTCTCCTGCCACTGTGCAGTTGATATCTTCGACGCCAACTGATTGTAGATTTCCTGTGCTTGCTCGGTCTTTCGGTTCACGCTTTCAATGTCGCCGACCCGGATCGGAATCAGGTTTGCATACTTCGGGTCTTGCGTTGTTTCTGGGTGACCGAAAACATGATTTGATGCGACCAGACCTGTTTCTGGAGTTCGCCCGCCACGCTTGTCGGAAATATCAGCCATTCCGTCCAGCCACTTTTGCGGAATAGGTTCGCCTTTCGCTTTTTTGATTGCGATAGCGTCCTTGTACATCAACATTTGCCCTTCGAGTTCTTCTCGGTTGACCGCTGGTGACGACTTTGCCTCCTGTGCCCTGTCGATCCCGCTTTCGCCACCAAACTCTTTCTGTAAATCTTCAAGATACTCCAATTCGCGATTGAATCGTTCTGGTTTTGGCAGTTTCCAGCGGTTTGATTCTTTCGTTCGATTGTGCTTGATTTGCAACTGCCTGAGATTCTCTTGAACCGTTTTCTTGGCGGCATCAACCCCGCCGGACGATTGTATTTTGTCCCACTGCTCTTTTCTCATGAGCTTGTCGTTGTCGGCAATCTTCTTGTTTTCTTGCTCTTTCTTTGTCCGCCAAGATTCCGCGTCTTTTGCCTGCTGGGCTTTGTGTTCCGGGTGGTTAATCATTCGCGGACTATAATGACTGACGATTTTCTGTTTTTCGTCGCTTGCTTCCTGTTTGGCTCGCTTATATCGATTTTCGATATCTTCGATTTTCGATATGTTTCGTCCGGCCCGCGACTTTTCTCCTTGGAGTTGTCGAGTCGTGGCCTCTAGTCGCTTGTCGACCTCGTCCATTTTCGATTTGAATTCTGTTCTCAACTCACCCAAGCTTTTCTCTGTGGATTCGCCCATGGACAGTTCGTGAGGCTTTGTTTGTGATGGATCTTTGATTTTCTCCGGCTGTGCCCAGTTCAACGCCGCGTCCGCAGCTTCCTGCTGAGACGCGAACGACTGGCCAATGTGCTCCCGGTACGGTCCCTTTTCGTCATGACTATCCCTCTCGGCGGTCCAGCCGCCTTTTGGATGTTTGACGATGTCGATCCCGTTGTCGGCTAGGCGATCCAGATCTCCATCGGTGACAGGCTTCCGATTCGTATTCCGCAGTTTCGCAATATCCGGGTAATCAGCCAAGATGTGGTCCGGAACATTCTTTCCGGCAAGAACGGCTTGCTCGACAAGGTGCTTGTGTCGCTTGTCGACGTCTACAGGCGGAAGTTCCGTGCCCCAAGTAAACTGGTTCCATGCCCGCTTTGCTTCGGATGCAGATATCCCAAGTGAAGACCCAGCAAAATCAAAATCTACTTGATTCGGCTTCAGTGTTGTGTCTCCGGAAAGATGCGTGCCCACTTCGCTTCCAAGTCGATGATTTCCATGTTTCCCTCCATAAATCTTGGCGTGCTCCGCTTTTGTCATTTGCCACACTTCTTTAATGTGTCGGCCATCGTCTCTCGCTGGGTATTCAGGTTCTTTATCTTCGGTTTTTTTGAAATCAGAGAGATTTTTAATCCCCTTCTCTGCCAATCCAGCCGGACCTTTCGTGATATTCCCTTTCCCGTCGACCTCAACGTGAGTTCCGCCGCCTTCGCTGCCCCCGTGGAGAGTGATCCAGTGGCTTTCCATCGACATTTGCCCTGACGCGGGCTTGTGGCGGGCGTAACGCTCTTTCGCCATCTCGAACCGGGATTTCGGCACCGCCGCTTGTTGGAAAAACTCTCGTCGAGGCATCGCGACAAACTCGACGGCGTGCATCACAGTTGCCCGTGCCGCCTGGATTCGTCCTTCTGTGGTTGCCGGTCGCGAATACTTGCTCTTCTCGATTTCAGCCACTTCCGTAATCGGACGTGATTTCGTCAGTCTCTCCAGAACTTTCACGCCATCCTCACCGACCGGGACGTAATAGTGCGGATCGTACCCACCCTTGAGTTCCTTCTTGACTCCGTCTGCTTCGATCTGGCGCACCTCGGACATTGAGGATGGTCCAACCAACTCAATTCGCCGCTCACCCTGCACCATGACCGGCTTGAGTTTCCATCCGTTTGCCAGCACGGCTCGATGTCGGCCTCCAGTGAGTGCGGAATGTGTTCCCGCTGCCGTGTGAGATTCGGCTTCCACATGTGCCCCAAGTCGCTGGAGCATTTCTGGGACGTGCTTTGCTGGAATGTGCCGACCGACGATCGTTTGACCGTCTTCGAGACGCATGCGATAGATCTTCGGCTTATTCCCTGGGATTCGGTCCCAGATCGGCAGCAGCGCACCTGTCAGAAAATGCTGATCCGATTCGCTGAAGTCTGGAATCTTGTCGTACTGATCTTTCCAAAGTCGCTCCGCTTCGTCTTTGTCGAGCTTGTCGAACTTCGGCTGTTTCCAGTCCTTGTATCGACGTGCTGTCCAATCGCCTTCTAAGTCAGCTTTCTCTACTCCCGATCGACGATTTCCAGATGCACCAACCAAAACGTACGTCTCTTTGACTTCGCCGGTTTTTGGGTCGGTTTCGTTGACGCCCTTGTAAGCAGCGTAGACGTGACCAGATTGCTTGTTTCGGACAAACTTCTCCGGCTGTTTTGATTTGGATTCGATTTCCTTGAACGGCATTTTGTCGGACTTGGTTTTGCACTTCGCGATGATGTGCCGAGCTTCCGCGCCGCTCTTCGGCTCCCTGAAAACGACCGAGTCTTGTTTTCGGTTGATCTGGCTTGCTGGGTAATTCTCGACCCCTGAGTCGAGCGTGCCGTCTTCGATTGCCTTGGCGACAACTTGCTGAAGCTGCTTTTCGTACGCTTCGAACACTTTCCCCTGCATCCCGACGCGCATGGACAGCATGCGATTCAAGAACTGCCCCATTTCTGGAGGAGGAGTATCCTTGCCCTGTTTTCGGTTGGACTCTTCTTTTTTTGCAAGGCCCAACTGACGCATGACGTCAGTGTGATCCAACCCTTCAATCGCACCGGCCTTGAGGTTGTGGAAGAATTGTTCCAGCGCGGCTTTCGCTTCGGTGCTTTCCAAGTTGTCGCTGGCGGCGAAAAGTCCGCCACCGCCGGTCTGACGTTGACCCTTGGTGATCGCGCCCAGTTGATCCAGTCGTCGAGCGATTGTCGAGATGAAACGCTTTTGACCCTTCAACTCGTCGATTTCAACAAGCCGATAATGCGGTGCCGACGATTGGTTGGTTCGGTTCGTTCGACCGAATCCTTGCACGGCAGCGTCCGCACGCCAGCCTGGCTGAAGCATGTAATGGACACGACGACCTTGGTTTTTGATGTTTCGCGCAGCGTGGTACGAAAAGCCTGTGTCCCCAGCCCCCGAAAAAATCAGGATGTTTTTCTGGTTATCTTGAAACGCTTTGGACTCCGCCTGATTCGCGACCGCTGAGTTTCGCGGATAGAACTTCGGCTCGTCATCTTCCTCCATCTTAATCTTGCGAATCGACCGTCCGGTTATTTCAGCAACTTTTTCGTGACCGAAATGGTTGATGATCTGATCGATTGGTGGATCTGGAATTCGGTAAGCGGCAACGTCCTGAAGCATTTTGTCACGCAACGCGACCGCCCGTGGGTCGTGGACCGGTTCCATCAAGACTTCACCCTTGTCATTGGTCGTGGGCTTTCCGTGCTCGTCACGCTTCACTTGCGTGACCATGCGCGACCGCTCGTTCCCGTCCTCGTCGGTGTAGCTTTCGTACCGCTCCGTTGGGAAGCACGTGGCAAGGTACTGCTGAAGGATCTTGCGAGGCGAGACGTCGATATCGGCATCTTCGTCGTCCTCGCCGCGTTCGGCCAACGCTCGTTTCGTAGAGGCTTCCATCGTGTTGACGAGTTGGATGACCGGTGACCGACCTTCTTTAATGTCAGCCGACATCGCCTCAATGACCGCCGGTGTCTGCATCGACGTCATGACTTGATTGAAGAATCTCTGTTGCGCCCCCCAGAAAGCCGAACTGGCGGCTGATTTTGCTTGTGGGCTATCGCTGCCGCCCGTCATTTCCAATGCTTTGTCGATATTTTCCAAAACACTCTGCCAGCCATCCGCCAATGCGTTGTACTGTTCGTGCTGATCGTCGCTCAGGTGATGCGTCAATCGATCGTATGTCACCTTGCCGTTAGGCGTACCGTCATCCATCGCGATTGCGCGTGAGCAGTAGCTTCCGGTTGCCTTGAGTGACTGAGCGATTTGTTCCATCGCAGCGACCCCGCCCTCGGACATGTCGTTGATGAACGAATTCTTGTCCGCGAATGGCGTTCCGCGACCCCAGATACCGAGACGTTCGGCATAGGCCAAGTTACCAAGCTCGGTTGCTCCGGTTGCCGACGAATACACGACTCTCGCGCTTGGAAGTCGCTGCTGCAATTCAATCCCGGCCAATGCCTGCTGGCTCGCTTTTTTGATTCCCCGCTCACCCTCAGTGTTCATGGCGTTTGCCATCAGGTGGGCTTCATCGAAAGCGATCACGCCATCAAAATCAGGCCCAAGCCAGTCAACAAGCTGGTCGATGTTTGATTTCTTGCTCGCATCCTTCGGTTTCGATCGCAATGTAGAGTAAGTAATGAACGCAATCCCGTCATCAGGTACGTTGTTCCCTTTCCGGATCTTGTCGAAATGGAAAATGTCCGATTTATCATTCCCGACGTCCACCCAATCCCGGACAGCATCGTTGATCAGTCCTTGCGATTTCGTCAACCAGACGGCTTTCTTCCGGCCTTGATTGAAGTTGTCGGTAATGACCCCGGACAACTCCCTTCCCTTCCCGGCACCCGTGCCATCGCCGATAAAGTACCCCCTACGCATTTCGGGCTTGCCAGGGTCGGCTTCCAGCATCTGTGAGTGCGATTGCCCCGCATACACGACTGTTTCGAGTGCCGCAGCCGACAGCATTCCTTTTTCGACGATGTCCGGAGACAAAACAGGGCGATACGTCGCGACCGGAGGCTTGACTGCTGCCATCGCCGCCGATTCGACGAGCGCCGTGGCGTGCGGGTGGGCGCCCTTTACCAGTGCTTGCGGTTTATAGAGATCATACAGCGACTCGCCGAGATCAGACTGAGTCGCAACATCCCCCTCGCCAGTCTTGTCGACGGGACCAGACGAATCGGACTCGAATGCTACAGGCTCTGGAGGTCGAAGCCGCTGTTTATCAGCATCAGACTGTTCTGGAGGTTTTCCGCCGGTATCCTTCCCGGATGCTCCTTTTCCTCCCGCATTTCCCTTTCGAGAACGTCCAGTGCGTCGCTTAATAGCTGACTGGAGAGCTTCGGATTCTCCGCTCGATCCAGATCCAGTTGCTCCGGGTCCGACGTCAGCAGGCACGCCACTGTCTCTTTCGGTTGTGCCTCCATCTGATACGCCGAATTCGCCAGTTCCGTCATCTCCAGGGATGGCGTCACTTTCGTCTCCAGAAACACTTGCGCCAGCCGAAGAATCGGCAGAATCTCCGGGTTCGGATTTTCCCCCGTTTGCTTGATCAGTTTCGTCGCCAGCTTGTTCGCTGGATGGTTCATCAATTCGAGTTCGGTCATTTCGGACCCCTTCTAAAAGTTCCATCAAATCTGAAATGTCATCAACTTCGCCGAAAACCGGTTTTTCAGAAAGTCGATCTTCTTTTGATGTCTTGTCGAAGACCAAAACTCTCGAATCAAACTTCGTTCCATATTTGGAGTAGATATCTTCCCCGCTAACGAGAACGTTTGCACGAAGGATCAAACCATTTTCTTGCATTTTCTTAAAAAAGTCTCGATACCGCGATCGGTCCGGACCCATTCCGCCGCCAACAATGGAGACAAGCCGCCCCCCATCCTTCAGCAACATCGCCGCTTCCTCAATGTGCTTTGCGCCAGTAAGGATGTCTTTGCTGTCTGTTCGACCTGCCGTGGACGAGAATGGCGGATTCATGACGATCGTGTCAAATTTGGGGACGCCCCGACCCGGAAGGATACCGGCAATCTGCTCCGCATTCTCAACGGAGACTTTCCCTTTTCCGAGCATGTCCTCCAGATACTGAGCGCGATCCGGGTCGAGTTCATTTGCGTAGACGTCCCCGCCCGCATTTTTTGCGTGAACGACGAGAGATCCAGTTCCAGCGGATGGTTCGAGCACCTTGTCGCCCGGCTCGATGTTTGCCAACCAATTTACCGCATAGGCGAAGTGCGGCGGGGTCGAAAACTGCTGCATCAAAACTTTGTTGCCGTCTCGGTTCGTTTGAGTGGGCAGCTGATCGACAGTTTTCGCCATTTGACGAGCCTGCTCGACCGCTGAATACAGCTTCGCCCGTGGATCGGTTTCCCCTTCCAGGTTTTTGTTGATCGCATATTCCAGCGAGTCGTACGCTTGGGACTGTCCGTATTTGTTTTCGGCTCGTGTTCCGCCGTGATTTTCATTGGCGATTGCGAACAACTCTTTCGCGGACAGATCCTCTCCCGACGCAAGCCTGTCGGCAAGCTTGTCGGCCAACCGAAGATCCGCAGACCGGTCTTCGCCTGTCGATTCCTCTTGATCAGGCTTGACCGATTCTGTGACTTTCTTCATATCGCTGAGATTTTTACCCACAAGCGACGGGTGACCCAGAACGATCGTTCCGTCGTCATCGATCTGCACCCGCGACCCTTTGCCGCCAAGAGCGCCGTGATGGAGCGTAATCCAGTGCCTCCCTTTTGGAGTGCCGTGCTTGGCTACAGGCTTGGATGGCTTCTCGGATCTCGCTTCCTTGAATGTGGTGACTTTCGGTTTCGCGACGAACTTTTCCGTCACGACCGTCTTTTTCTCTTCTTTTGGGGCCGGAATCTCGGCGACAGGAATCGCGGGGACCGGGAAATCCTCGAAGTCGTCATCAAACAGGCTTTTCTGTCCCGCTGCAAGTTTGGCTTTCGACTTTGCATACGCTTCGGTAAATCGCTTTGAAAACTTGCTTAGGACGTGATCTGGATTGTCCCGGAATGCTTGCTGGTCTCGTGCGGTCGGTTCCGTCATGCCCATTGCTTTTCGCATTGTGAACAAGAAGGTGCGATACAGTTCGTCCATTTCTTCAGGTGAGAAGAACTGACCATCCGCCCGCTTACCTCCCTTGATCTGTTTTTTGATCGCATTCAGGCCGGAATGTTTCACGTCTTTCGCGGCTGGTGGCAACTTTCGCGCAATGGCGTCCTTTCGGTCAAATTCCCTGCTCGCTTCCGCGTCGTCCTTTTTCTGCTTTTCTGCGGCCTGATGCGCGAGCATCATTTTGTAGATGTCCGCACCAAGATTGGCTTTCAGCTTTGGTTTTTCCGCTGATTTGAATTCAATCTCCGGGGTGTCTTGAGGAGGAGACTTTCTCTTTCCTCGAAACCACGACGGGGCTTCCGGCGCTTTCATGCGACCCCGAAGCCGATCAGGGCCAGACACGACAATCCCGCTCTTGTCCAACTGGACGTGAGTGCCGTTGATCGTTATCCATCGCCCTTCGGTAGCCGAATATCGTTCGATGGAGTCTTGGATTCGCTCTTGAATGGTTTTCATTGATTCTTGATCCACAAATAAGTTGCCATCTGCGCGATCGTCGATTTTCTAAGTCTTAGAAAATCGTCACGTCCGTTTCAGTCCGCCGTACCGATGAAGTATGGTTTTTGCGTACCGCTGGAGGCTCGATTTCGATACACCGTGCCCGCCGTTATCATCCCGTGCGGTGTCATCCTCTTTCGAGTCCGTCCCGTCTTTCGGCTCTTTGCTTTCCGATGGCGGGGCAACATCGACCGGTTGCTGCTCTTCTTGGCCTGGTGGATTTTCCCCGCCGGGACCTGCTCCGCCTGCCGATAGGGGTTCGGTAACGTCGTCACCCGGACCCGGCATCGCCATGCCGACAAGCTCGTAAATATCTTTCTTACGGAATTTCAATCCGAGTTCCTTCGCTGCCGTGACGCACCCTTCGAGCTTCTTATCGACGTCCGGTTCTTCAGTTTCAACGACGAATCGCGGAATGAAACCCGGATGCATGAACGCTTTTTTCTGGACGTTGATTTTGATCAGAGTCTCGACCAGTTCCGACGTCAGGCATTCTTCGTGCGCGGTCGCGTCGCTTCGGAGGATCTGCAACAGCGTGTCCAGATGGAGTTCAGCGACCCCAGACCCCATGCCGGTCGCTTCGGCTTCGGACGACAGTTTCTGCCCGAGAATGTACCGTTTGATCCGATCGCCGAAATAATCCTTGATCAGATGTTGAAGAGTCTCGACCCCTTGAAATCCCGGCTCGACGACATCAACCCCGTATTGCGATCCGTTTTCGCCGATTGGGACCGGCACAAGCATGATGTGCTCTTGGCCTGAGTTGTAATTCTCGGCTGCTGCTTTCGCTTCCGCCAATGCTTGCTGATTACCCTGTGGATACTTCCAGATCTGTACCCCGCCAGCCATACGCTCGACGAACTCAACCATGAAAGCCATTGCTTCCTTGGATTGAACCCATTCCCAGTAGACGACCGATCGAATACCGGTTCCGTTGATCACGCCTGCCCGGACCCCGTCTTCGTACGCGGCATCTTCGATGTTGTGGCGATGCACAGCCAGCAACCGACGCTCTGCCGGGGACAGGAAGTAGGCAAGTCCGTAATCTGTCGATTCGAGCCTCCAGCGATCGTTGATCACATCTCCAGCTTTGTGCCCCCAAGCTCCGACGCGAACACCCAATTGACCGGCGTAGGCACCCGGAACGCCAATTGGTCGATCCATACGAAAAACAAGTTTGTCTCCGTGAATCGGACGCCACCCGAAATCGTCCTGATGAATCCCAGTCGGTTTCCAAACTGCGGTTCCACCAACCATATCGGATCGCCAGCGATGATTCATTCCTTGCTTGCCAAGCCAGATCGCCAATTGCATCGACTGTCGGTATTTTGTGAAGTACCGAATCTTGCGGATCACTTTTTCCAAAAACGTGCAAAACGCTGCTTGGTCTGGGCTTAACTCGTCTTCTGGCTCTAAATGCCAGTTGAGCAGAGAAACCGATCGCATGCGGCTGTCGATGCACTCGCGAATTCCGACGTCATTCCACATGAAGCGAGCGTTGTCTCGCGAATCGATAATCGACTCGTCATAATCTCGGTACACCCTAGCCATTGAAGTGTAACGATTTAAGAACGTTTCCGTGTGGCCGATAGGGTACTTGCCTTGATGGGGCGCGACCCAGTTCTTGCCGCCGTTGCTGTCCGTCAACAGGATCTCGACCCCGGCGCGGAGTGCGTTGCTGAGGTTATCGACCTGTCCGTTCATCGGGGAACCCATCAAGAGAAAAGCCGAACCGTCGACATTGGTCGCGTTTCGGCTCGTTTTCACGTTGCCTCATTTTGCTTTGGAAGTCTATCGGATAAGGAATTGAGGCGAAAGCGGAATTTGTTTTGATCCAACGCAGGGAGTCTTGCGTTATTAGGCGATCGTCAGGTCGAATGTTCAGCTGCTTAAACGGCTCGGCAAGAAAAAGGAACTCTGACTTCAGGATGCATTTCAATGGCACGTAGAGAAGACGAATGCGCCGAACGCGCAAAGAAGGCTTTCGAGCACCACGTTGTCGAAGAGCGATCGCGGAACGGGGTCTATCGGTCGTGGCGATGTCACAACCCGGATGAAGGCTGTTTCTGGTTCGATATCACGACGATCCCCGGATCACTGATCATTACCGGCGACCTGGGCGACATGATCGTCAGTCGATCGTACGACATGCTTCCGTGGTGTCGAGGATTGATTCGGTCGATCGACTACTTTGCGGAGAAGGTTTCGCGAGACTTTCCGACGACGGAGTTCTCGCCCGAGAGATTGGAGGAGTGGCTGAAGGGTGAACTGAATCCCGAAGAAGGATACGAACAACCCAGTTCCGCGCATCGCGAATTGATTGAGCGTACGCTCGAAGATGGATTCGACGACTGGCGGGGCGAGGGTTATTTTCGAGAAAAACTTCACGAACTCACGAACGGAAGCGACCCGCCAAACTGGAGTGACTACACGCCACGATTCCTTTGGTTGCGAGAAGCGATCAAGTGGTTCGTGACGCATCATAGCGAGCCTGGAATTCCTGATCCGAGTAGGAGATTGTAACGAGTCAAGCAATCCACTTCCTTAAAGACTGCTGGATCAGCGATTCAACGACAAAGTTAAGACAGCGTACTACCAAATGGGGGACCAGCTTCGATGACCGACAAAACCAGCCTCGAACGTTGCTTTGACGCGATTAAGGCCGGGAAGACTCGGTCGCAACTGATCGAAGACGACACCTGCCCAGAGTGCGGCGGAGAGCTTGATACGGGATGGGAATGTAACGACTGCGGTTTCGACTGCCGACCTGAAATTGATTGCACCAGAGAGGCTGAGGTGATTGAATGAGTTCTTTGGAATGGGACGACTGGGTCGCTGCTTGTGCAAACGCCGAAAAAACTGGCAGCAACCAAGAAAAACGATGCCGCCGCTGCCGCGTGTCGCTGTGCTTGACCGCATCGCATGAATGGCCAGAGACAGATCATCTGCTCTACTGCCAGACGTGCTCGATTGACGTGGTCCGTGAGTTGCGCTCGGAAAACAAGCGACTAAAGACCCGGCTAAGGAATCTTCGATGACCAGAAAAAACAACCGGAGTCGAAACTCACGGCAACGGCAATTGATTCGGCTTCGGCTCGGTGCTGGTCGCGGCGCGAAGTGTTGCTTTTGCCTGAAGAGCCTGTCTGTTGTTTCAGCGACAATCGAGCACATCATCCCCGTTTCTAAAGGTGGCGGCTGGAATATCGAAAACTTGAAGCTGAGTTGCTTTCCGTGCAACAATGAACGCGGGGCGATGGCGTTCCATGAGTATCTTGAAAAGCGAAGACGTTCCCTTGGGCCTCAAAACATAAAGAAAAAGGAAGTGATCTGGTGGGGGTGAACGACAAGATGGCTTGTCGCCGCCTCACAGTAACGAAGGGACGGCTTTTTTCGTCTCTACATTTAGGCAACGTGCAAACGAGCCGCAACCCTGCTTAGGGTCTGCGGTTTTTTTCGTCTTTGGAGATTAGTAAAAGAAGAAACTCGCACCGACACGGGTCCGATGCGAGTTCTCATAGTTAGCCCCACTACACGCTCAAGCAAGGGATCAAAAGTTCTTGGCAGGACTTCCCAAGCACGAGCACAACAAGGAAGGGCATAAAATGCCTGACGGATCGCGGTACGTTCAATGGTTCTGGAAGTCACTTTCTCGAAGACAGTTCAGGTCGATAACCGGACTGCTTGTCGACTGCATATCCTAATGCCAAGTCGACCCTGAAGCAATCTCGTTTCCAACTCTTCACGGATCACCGCATCGCGGGCTGTTTTGTCGTTACCGATTTATGGAAATCGCCATAAATTTACGGCAAAAGCCGATGAGAGAACGTCTCCTCCGCTTCCATTATTACTCGGACGCCAAGTTTGGCGGTTGGGTCTTTGATCGCGAAGAAATTGTAATGTCGATCGCTATCTAGGAAACACATCGTCTCAATCCACACTCGCTCACCTTTCGGAACTGGAGTCCCAAACTCATCATAGTGAGTTGCCCATTTGACACGCTGCTGAGGTTCACGGCGAGAAGGAACCCCTGACAGCAATGAAAATGGAAGCAACAATAAAGACTTCATAAATTCGATTCGCGACATGCTTAAGCGTCCCCTAAAAACGAAAAAAGCCCGGCCTGACATCTGCCAGACCGGGCTTTGCATCACTCAGAGTTCTCACACACCAAGCCCTGCAAATGTACGGTTCTTCTGCGCTGGGTGTGTGAGTGGGGAGATTGTGCGATGCTCGATTTCAGAAGTCAATATGAGTCTTTACAATCAAAGCGGTTTCACGGCATCAACACAGAGTTCACCCAGTACCGTGGAAAGGTGGATGGATTCCAGACGCAACGCTCGGGATGCGATGGGTTGGCCCAAAACGCGAAGGGGCCACTGACGAAAAGGAAAGCCCCATGCAACGGAGGGTCACGAGTCGCATGGGGCAATGAGGGAGGCTGACTTCCCTCACGTTTTAGAAATATTGTTTGATCCAGTCTCGCCCTGGATTCGTTACAGGGATGATTGCACGATACCGATTTAGATTCAAGGTGGTTACCGATGTCTGCTGAGAAAATTACCGAATGTTGCGCGAATTGCTTTTTTGCTCGACCAACAATTATCGCCGAGAAATTCACGCTCATGGAGTGTCGATTCAGGGCACCTACATTGCCTCGCGACACGGTCAGTAACCAGTGGCCGATGACGTCTCTCGAAAAATGGTGCGGTGACTACAGGTTTGACTCGCAATGCACGAATGGAATTGGAATCCCAAAGAAAGAAAGCGCGGACTGGACGAAAGAAGAGTTGTCCAGCAAGTTCACCGTGACGTAAGGATACCGCAATGAAAATTTCAATTTACAATTACGCAAACTCGATTACTGGCCGAGAGTACGGCGACGAGCTGACAAAAGCAGAAGAAACAGAATTGAAGAATCTCGGGTTCGTCGCGATCTTCGGTTACTCAGAAGACACCATATTATTTCGCGGGGCCATTTACGATTTTGTAGATGCAGGCAACGGTACAGAATTTAAGTTGAGATCGACGCACATTCTGCCAAAAACTTGCGGGTGCAATTGCGAATACTGCGGATTCAATTCCGTCAAAGCCGAAAAACTTCAAGTGCTTTTGCATGACCCCACCGCCCGACCCGCTCGGAGCGTTCGCCAGCGCCGCCGTAGAGGCGAAAGCTTCACGTGGACGTTCATCACCAGCGTTCCGCACGCGACGTTCGAGGTTTTTGACGAAGGGTCGCCCTACTGCCGAGGAATAATCATAGACACGAAAGACTTGCCTGGGTAATTTTTTTGACCAAGTTTTTCGACGAATTCGACCCGCTTGTCGAATAATCCGTGATCCTTTCCGTCCCCAGTGCGTTTAGATCTATGGAGACGGAAAGATAAACGAAACGGAGAACCTGATCATGGCAATTTTTAAGATTCGACGTGATTTGATCGACGGGCGGATTACCAAGCGATTTAACTCGATGAAAGCTGTCGTGGCGTGGATTCGCGAGAACGAGGATTTCGGCGAAGATGGCCGACGTCCTTGGGGGATTCAGGGAGAGTTCGGGTCGTCAACTTTCGACGGGTTTGGTTGGTCTGAAGTTTATGCCACCGACCCTTCGTTGGCTCCGGTTCCTTTCCAAGATTATGTCCCGCCAGAATCCTACGGTGTCGATTACGAACGAGATTGCGAACAATTCGCGTTGTTCGGGAGTGCCGAACAAGAATCGAACGATTCCGATTTCAATTCGCAGTACGATCATCGAGATGGGATGTTTTCGCCAGCGGAATTCCCTGGACACGTGGACGATTGGCCTGACCCTGAAGGTTATGTTTATGTCCCTTCTCAGCCTGTCGTCGAGGTTGCGCAGAGTCAGGACGACGTTCCTTTTTGATTAGTTTTAATAGGATAGAAATCGAATGAAAATTGAAGTCGAAGTCGAACAATCTGCGATTCCTAATCACGTTGAATTGATTCGCATTGGAAAGCCAAAGCCCGGAGAGAAATACCTCCATGGCGACACAATAATCCAAGTCTGGGGCGACTACAGTGGCAACGGCCACGAATTGATCGTTCGGGACGTTTGGGAACCATCGCCGAGTATTCTTCGCGGCCTGTGGGTCTTTCCGGATAATGGAAATTGGTACTTGTGCGGTTGCGAGCCGCATCAAACATCTAATTCCAGGTGGACGTCGCGCATGTGGCAGTACACGTTGCCAGCGGACTTTGTTCCACCACCAGACGGACAACCACGGCAGATCAAATGACACTCAGTCGTCCCGACGCGCGAATGGCGACGAATCGAAAGGATTAATCGTGATTACATCTGGCGGAGACGACTTCTGATGCACCGATACTACATCTACAGAACTGGCACCAGCAAGTACATCGGACAAATCGACGCCCACGATTCTCGCGACGCCGTGTGGAAGGTCTGCCGAGACAGCGGTGCTGACCCCGCGAACTACTATGCTGTCTTGGCGCTAAGTTCAGAGGATGAACGTTCGAGATGACTGAACACTACTCCGCCGATGGGTTGTACTCGCCACGAAACCCAATAATCCAGAAAGAACAACAATGACACTGAAGAACCTTGGCGAACTGTTATGGCAATGGTCGGTGGTTGTCCGCTGGCCGGTCGGTATCGCCCTTCTCGTCATGGCGATCATTGTCGGCTACTTGGCCATGTTCATTTTGAACGGCGAGACGGAATTGATTTGGGAATCGACAAGGAAATGACATTCCGCGAGCAGCATGACGATGACGTCGTGGATTGCTTCCAATTCGAATCAGGGAAGTCAGCCGAAAAAGAATTGGCAAGGCGTAGCGACCGCACATCTTTGCTGGGGAGTGGCGATGACGATCTTGCGAAAACTCGTTCCTGACCGTTAAAATGCAAATCGCGAACAGACGCCAGCCTGCTCGCGATTCTAACATTAACGAGTTTAACAGGAACTTCGCCATGTCTGACGACATCGTATCTGTGCCACTGCCGACCAGCAAGAGATTCGTAAATCTTACCGGAAAAACATTCGAGCGACTTGAGGTTGTCGGTTTCGCTGGAATGAAACCCGTTGGCCACACTGGGCGACAAAACGGTGCGTTCTGGATTTGCAAGTGTCGATGTGGTTCAGTTGTTGAGATATACTCTCACGCACTTCTCAACGAAATTAACCGCAGTTGCGGATGCCTGCAAAAAGAGTCCTCCGCCGAACTAAAAAAAACTCACGGAGAATCGTACTCAGTTGAGTATGACGCATTGCATAACATCATCCAGCGATGCACGAACAAAAACCACCCGCAGTACGACGGGTATGGTGGTCGAGGAATAACTGTCTGCGATCGATGGGTAAACTCCGTGCTCGATTTCATCGCTGACGTTGGCCGTCGACCAAGTCCGTTGCATTCAATCGACCGCTTCCCGGACAACAATGGCAACTACGAACCTGGAAACGTCCGATGGGCAACCGGCAAGCAGCAGACACGAAACAGGCGAGTCACAACAACAATGACACACTTGGGAAAAACGCAAAGTTTTGGAGATTGGTCGGATGAAACGGGAATACCAATCAGCATCCTATACGGACGAAAGGAGAATCAGTGGAGTGACGAAAAATGCCTAACAACTCCATACTTGCCAAGAAAAAAGCCTATGGTCGACCACCTGCCCGCAACTTGAGGTTGTGTCGCTTTTCCCAGCCGGGGAGGTTAGATCGCGGCGACTTACCGATCTTTCGTTCTGGCAGAGTCGACTTGCGACCGCCAAACGTTCGTTCGGTGTAGAATTGGCCCGTCTCGCCACGCTTGTTCCCGACCGCTCTTGGAATGTATGACGTGTCGTCCCCGAGTCCAGCCAGCTCGAAGTCGACTTGGTGACCGACAACAGACCCTCTCAATCGTAAATGGTCCTACACCCAGCCGCCCAGCGAAGCGGCTTTCTTGAATGACTTGAACAGCGAGTAGTCAACGTCGAAATATCGGTACAGCGGACCTGGACCTGCTCGATGCTTTCCTTCCCCGCCAAGAAATCGGACAAGGATGTTGCCGCGATTCGTTTCGTTAATCCATTCGAACGCAATCGAATAGACGTTTGACGATTCAACAAGAATCGGTCCCTCAACAACTGGATTGTTCTTGTCGAATTGCCTCCAGTCATCGTCGTCCGGAGGCGGATTCGTTCCGATCCGATATTCCGGCCTGGCTCGCATCCAACTCGGTCGTGCGGTTCCTTCATCGACTTTCTCAGACCCGCCTTGAAACTCTTCCAGCAGGGCCTGCTGCGCTTCGATCTCTTTTTGGATGTCTGGAGCGAGCGACTTGCCGAACGGTTGAAGCAACGCCTGTACGAGCGTACCAAGCCCTCCGAGCTTCTTCATCACGCCGCTTTCGATCTTAGACATCAGCGAGTTCGTGAGTTTTCCGACCCTGGACGGCTTCGGTGCGCTGCCAAGTGGCGTAGAGGGCTTTTTATTGTTCTTGTTGTTGAAGTTGCCGAAAAGTGGAGACCGCATTTTGTTCGCCCTCGATTGTTGAAGTCGGAGAATTGTCTGAGTGTTGCGGCTGAATGTCGATACCAAGTCTGCGGCAGAAAGTTTCGTACTTGTGGCGCTGAATCAATCGCATTCTTCATCCGTTTAATGAAAGCTCCCGGTAATATCTCCCGGCCCGCTGGTGGGCTTTGTGGGCCAGTTCGCGTACCCGGTCCTCGCCAATTGCCTTGATCCATTTACCCATGATCAAAGCAGGGGCATCGTAAAGCTGGACTTGCCAACACAAATAAGCTTCGCATGCAACCGAGTATCTTGAAATGCGAATTCGGATTTCACGAACACTGCTTGTTTGATCGAACCTCCTCACCGGATAAACCGGCGGAAAACTGTCGATCACTCCGATCATCAAATCTCGGGTTCCACGATTCCAATAATCAATCGGATTCAATTCTGAATACCCGACAAGATCACCCTTTTCATCTCGGACATCATACAGGTCGACCAGCAATAACGGATTCGGCCTCTTTACGACCTTGCCGATCCCCAATGGACGCATCCATGATTCATCACTCTTGTCGTACGAAACGAAACGACCGCTACGTGGCGGCTCCCAGACTTCGACGGTCTTACACAATCCATGCGACTGCAATGGCAGGTAGTTCATTTGTTCCATCACTTTTTTGATTTACTTTTCGGCTTGCCTTGACGCTTCTTCCGTGACCCATGAATAAAGGATGAAGACGCGTCACGACAGGCTATGTTTTTCCAGTCCGCTTGGCACTTTTCGAAGATACATCACGTACTCTTTCGGATCGTAACGCGGAATACGCTCGCCTGGCTCACACTTTTCATATGAAATGTGGCAGAGGACGACATGCATCGTGCGATCCCATTGATCGTAGATGACGTGCAGCACTCTCGCTCCCTCTGGAATTCGCTCGGAAACTGGGAGGCAATAAACGTCTTTTGGATCGCTCCCCCAGTTCAGGAAAAGCGTCAACAACTGAGGGTCCATGCCAACTGCCATCAAACGGTTCTCGTCCCGCGCTAAGTTGTATTCTTCAGGTGTCATTGATCTGCTCCTTGAGTTTATCACAGTCGCCTACGGATCGCCCGATGGGCTGCTCAATCCACCACATGACCGCCAATGTCGGGCCGTCGATTTCACCGGTTCTTTCGAAGAACGCAGATCCATTCGGTAGTTTTTTTGGCACATAGTTAGTTCCGCATTGAATAAAAGTCGTCACTCCATTTTCGCAATCGTCGACAATCCCACGGATCTCCGACAGCGTCATGTCGCGGAAATCTGCGAAGGTCATTGGGGTGAACTCGGTCTTGACCCCCGAGCTATCGCTAAACTCGCATCCATTGATGATGTCGTTTTTCGTGACAGCTTTGCGAGCACCGAGAAATGACGCAAACGCGGCAAGCACGACTGAAAAAACGTTTCTTCGATTCATCTGATTACCCCCACTGAAAAAAAGCATCTCACTTCCTTATCGTGATCTTGACGTCTTCAATCTTCGCGGCCCGGCCAATGTACGGCTCGTTGTCCACAATATTGCCGAGAAGTATTCCGACAAGTTCACCCTGCTCGTTAAATAACCCGCTTCCGCTGGACCCGGTATTACGCGGGTCCGTGAATGTGATCTCGTTGTTGGCCAGTTGAATGAACGTGTGTCGTGACGTTCTCAGAAGCCCGTTGTCACCACGACCGACAACTGTCAAGGTTTTCTTGACGGTTCCCAGCTTCGGAACGCTGTGCGGTTTCGTCCACTTCACTTTCAGGACGGCAAGATCCTTCTCGCTGTTCGCCCAGATCACTTCGCCCTGCTGGGTCTCCCCGTCGCACTCGGCAGACATTTCGAGCAATCCGTCGACAACGTGCTGGCAGGTAATCACTCCAATTGAAGTGTTTACGCCGCTTGCTGGGGACTTGCTTCCGCTCCGCAACTTGACCGCATATCGGTTTAGGTCAACCTCGTCGGCCATCGCTGAACTGGACAGGACTGACAACACCAACAATCGAACAAGCATCATGCTCACTCCGGTGGGTTTGATATCGAACACGATCTTACAATTTATTTATCAACGTTCGAACTTCATCGATAAACGATCTTGACGCTTTCAAATGTTTTCGAACGTAGTCAAGATCAGTTGTCAGGCCGCTAATCGTCTCTTCCCGCTCGTCGAGCGTTCCCCGCAACTGCTCGACGACCTTAGACTGCTTGCCAAGCAGTTCGTCCTTTGCCGTGATCTCGTCTTCAAGAACCTTGACGCGATGCTGCCAGTCGACGTTCTTAGCGACTCCGGCAACCCCCGAAATCGACGGCGGCGACTTTCTAAAAAACTCGGCAATCCATTCAGTCGGCTTCATTTACGATTCCCCTGGTTGCATGGCTGCGGTGACGGCGGCAATAATCGTCGCGTCCAACAGCCACTTGCCTTCGAAATTGATTTGAATTCGCGTGCATTGGTCTAGTATCCACGACGCCCGGTCCAGATGACAAAGCGTTGACGGAACATTCACTGTCGTATAAACGCTCCCAGAACTACTGATTGCCGTCACGCAATCGCCACAGGCACCTTTGTGAAAAGAAATCACGCCACCAAGACTATCGATGATACGGTATTTTTCTGGCTCGGACGTGAACGTCATATCCTCACATGACTCCCACCCACGGATAGAATTATGGTATTGAACAATTTTGTTATCAGCGAACGCTTGGATAACAGGGAGGTTTCGCAAAAGTTGTCTGGATTGTTCTCTGTTCATGCTCTATGCACTCCTCACTAAAAACTCGCCCTGAAGTCGTAACCACCAATCTCACGTGATCTTGCCAAAGTTGGACATCAAACTGCCTTCGGCTTTTTCTTAGGGCGCTGCGACATAACCCGCCGAATTCGCCCCCTTTGATATGGAGTCCACTGCGGAGGGATTGCATCCAAAAACAACGGGATCGTGAATGTACCCAGCGGCTTCATGTCGTCAATCATCAGCACACGAAATTCAACATCATTGACATCAACAAAATCCTGTGCCTGGGTCGCAACCAGCATTTTGTGCTGACTGGCCCATGCTGCATGGTCCCCGTCGAAATCAACCTGAGACTCAATGATTGACCGGATCGTGTCGCCCATAAACTTGCGAACGGCCATCGCTTTGTCACGCATCTTGACCGTCAAGTCATCTTTCAGAGCTTCGGCGACGGTTGGCACGGCAACAGCGACCGGCTCGAACACATTTTCGAGAAATGGACGCGTCTCATTGCCCGGCTCCGCGAACCAACTCGCCAAAACGTCGAGAGACTTCTCCTCACCGTGGCACTTGTACGTCAATCTCCAGCCGATGACCTCGCTTGCGTTGACGATCGGCGTCCTCTTGGCCGAATCAACATCCTTGTGGCACCGTCCGCACTTCGGTTTCGCGGCGTCTCGTTCAATTCCCGACATCATCATCTCCGTTTTTTCGAGTCAGACTGTTCATTTGAGACCGGACGGCATCTCGCTCGGATCGCATCAAGTCAGCGCAAAGCTGGGCTTCCTTCATAAGATCGTCGTCAAGCGAATTCAATCGAAGCCGCACTCGCAGCCTGATCCAGTATTCGATCGTGTCAGGTGCGGCAAGATCTCTGGCGAGAAGAATGAACAGCCGCTCGAAGGGCATCGCCTTGTTCAAGCAACTGTTCGGATCGCTTTCTTCGTTGGTCTTCAGCATCTAAACGGCCCCAATTGCGGAAGTTCGATTGCGGGGCTTGCACCCGCTCCAGGTAATCTTCCCTATAGCCGTCTTTCCGGCTGCCACCAGTCAATATCTCTCTAAGGGTCGTCAACTGGACCGACTCCATCGAACGGCTCTGGTCTTGCCGCGGCGCGTCATAAACCGACGACCGTTTAATTGCTTCGAACCGTCAAAAATCCTTTTCCGTCGCAACATCCGCACGGACTCGGCAGCGTCGCTAATAGCGGCACGCCATTTTTGCAGTATGGGCATTTGACGACGATTGCACCCGCATTACTTGACGCAGTTGCATTTGTCACTTGAACACTTTCCTCGATTGTCTAGCGGTTGTCTCTCCTGGCACTGTAAACAATGGTTCGACATACCAAACGTCAGCGTCGATAACATCGAGCGTTGATCCTGTTTGCCTCACGGTTGTCTCTCTTGGCACTGGAAAATATGCGTCGTTTGTCGCGTGGCCAAAGTCCACTGGCATCCATCGCCGGATTAATGCCTTTAATGAATCAGCCATGTCCGTACGTCGAATGTTACGGTTTATTAAATCCCACAAACACATTAATTCCATCCTTCATTGATCGTCAAATGACGCACCAACGTAATCCAGCACGACAGCGAAAATGCCACTGCCAACAACACGAGTAAGCCAACAATTTTCTCACGGTTGGTTGGTGGCTTTTGATTTGGTGGTCCGTTTCTCATTACATACTTTCCAAAAACATGCGGGTTAATGCAAAACCCGGCTGGAATCAATGCCCAGCTTAGCAGCGGCGACCATTAGCGTTTGAGCCAACCAAACCGAACCCGCAAAACACTTTCCCATAAAAACCGCCACGCAACACGACCGGAATCAAACCGGCAACCCCTCAGATGCAGGGCTTTTGTATGCGATCGTGCCACCGCCGTATCAACCTGCCTTCGGCGGCCTCTGACCTCGACATAAATCTCTTGATCAGCGAGTTGCGTAACAGTGATATCGTAACGAGAAGCTTGACCAACTGGATCAATCTTTTTCTTCGTCCGGCGGAATTGTCGCTGGATTTTCCATTCGCCGGTCAATCGGCACGACATCCATCAGGAGCGTGTCGACGTCCTGGGCGGCGATCCAGAACACCATCCGCCCGGTCGCCTTGTTGGCGTACTTCCGCCGCATCGCGTCGTTTCGCTCAGATATTGGCAATGCGTCGAGGATCTCGTTGACGTCGTCCGATGCGGCCTCAATGTCGATTTCTTGCGGAAGGTTGGCTGAGCAATACTTTCGCTCCAGTTCGGCTTTTCGTTTCGATTCCATTTCAGCTTCCTGTTAAAAGACTCACGGCTGTACTGCGGCATTCCCAACACTGCCATGCAATCGTGGCTGTTCCCTGGAACCTGGCGCGTCACGACTGTCGACGGACTTCAGTATAATCGCTGTCGCCCGTTCGCCACAGGTCGAAAGATACTCGTACGCGAACTTGTCCGCATCGGCATACGCCCCGAACGTGTCCATTCTAATTTGGGCGGCAGGGTCGTTTCGAAACAAGACTACGAACATGCCAGATACCCTATTTTGTCTTTTTGAAGAATTCGCAGATCCAGTCCGCGATAAATTCGGTGACTTGGACACCGGCCACAACCAGCAAAACCCAAACAACAAATTCAATCATCGATACCCAATGCTTCTCGAATCTCGCGTGCCTTGTCCCTTCGACCGGATTCTTTTGCGTACCGCATCCGCTTCGACAGGCACTCCATGATGATCTTCGAAATCATCTTCATGTCCCCGAAAACGCGACTCGGCTCTTGGGCGACATACAGAATCGCCATCGAGGCTGGGTCGGTCGCGTCCTCCACGAATTTTTTGAACGACTCTCCGCCGATGATTTGCAGGCTTAGCGCCTTCATCTCAACAGAGAAAACCTTTTGCTGACCACCGCCCATGCAAACTCGAACATTCGCGTCTTCATATTGCGTGACGGTCGTGTACCCGGTCGGCATTTCGTGCTGGTCTACAACTATTTGCATTTCGTCTCACAGTTTTACGAGAGTTCCGTCACACAACACATTCAGAAACGGCACGTTGCCGTATCCGACTTTCCGCCATTCCATCGGATGCGAGAAATAAGCCTGACCGCACTTTCCGCAAATACATTCGCCACTGGCCCTTGGGAGCGCGTCAGTCATGTTGCGCTATTTCCGAAGGAAATCGCCGAGTTGTTTTTGCATGATCTCTTTCAGCTTTCGCTCAACATAAACGCTGGCAGCTTTATCAAGCATCGCGCCAACGTCATTCGATTCAATCCACTTGTTGAAGCGGTCGGAAATGATCTTCTCAAAACTCCGTTCGATGTAAGTGACAACGTCAGCCCGCAGTCTATACCCAGTGTTACGGCTGTTGTCCCATTCGCCGATCTTGTTTTCGAGTTGAGTTCCCGCTTCAGTCTGAGCAGCAAAGATTGCCTTTTCGAGACGATCCAACGCACCTTTTACGATTGCCGATTGGAGGATTGCATCCCCGTATTTTTGTCCAATCTCTTTCGCCGCTGCATGCGAAAGCTGAACAACGAATCCTCCGTCTCGTTTCGCCAGTTCTTCGAGAACTGGCACAGTCACCTTGAGGGTAATCTCGCTCATTGTGACACCTTCACATCTTCGCACTGGACCGCAGACACGGCCTTGTATCCAAACCGATTCATTTGCTCAGCTTTTGATTTCGCGTTCATTTCAGAATCTGCATTTAACCGCACTTTCCATCCGTCTTCCATCGTTACTTCGTATCTCATGATTCTCTCCTTGTTGACTTTGTGTTCGTTGTCATTATCCGTAACGCTGAATCTCACTGACTGGATCAAAACTATTTCCGTCTCCCTCGCTTTCTGAACTTCGGCGAATCAAGTTGCGTCGATCCAGTTGAGTGTTGCTTTGCCAGTGTGGTAGGAGTGACCCCAGACATCGACGCTTCGGAAAACAGGATGTACCTGAGTGCGTCACAGTTGCTAACCAAAACCCCATTGACGAAATACGTTCCGTCACTCGTCGACAGATTGTAAACGTTTTTTTCTCCAGTATTCTTTTCGATGCTCACTGATGAAACGAGATTGACATTCTTTCGAGCAAACCTTCTTCTTTGCGTAGCGGTTTGCTCTGAACGTCGCGCCGCAGACCGTGCAGGTGAAATCGATATTGTCAACGCCAGACGCGACTCTGGCATAGTGTCGGCACTTGCTTGAACAGAATCGAGTCTCTTTCTTTGCGTCTCTTGTTTCAAACTCTTTGCCGCATTGAGCGCAAGCGATCGAGTGAGATGTTCGGTTGTCCCAAGACTTTTTTCCGTGCTCAGCGTGCCACTGCATACCTTCTTCGCTTTTATGCCAGTCGACAGCGGAGATGATCGCCTTTTTGAGATTCCCTGAATGAGCCTTGCCGTGTTCCTGTTTTGTGATCGCGACAAGATTTGACGGATCGTTGTTTCCTGGATTTTCGTCCCTGTGGTGTACGTCGTGCCCTTCTGGAATTGTTCCGTAATTGTCGATGTAGACTTGCTGGTGAAGTAGGTGCAGGATGAGCGGTCCAGATCCTTTTCGTGTGTGTCGCCTGAAGTATGTCCGAGTCGCATGACCATTGTGTGTCGGGTATCGCCTCCACTCGAAGCCGCCGTATTCGACAATCTCAACGGTATGTCCATTTCGGTTTGTTTCAACTCGCATCCTAACCTCACATTCAAAAGCTTCCCGCCGCAATTGATCGCTTCAGACCATCCGTCAAATCCCGTTGCGATTGGATGGTTTGCGGTACATTCTATACTACGTCGGTCATCCAATGTAATAGTGATGGTTTCGGATTGTCCTGTTTTTATCGAAGAAACGTCGATCGTCGCGATTCCAAGATGCGAATAAACCAAGTCGCCAGCTTTTAGTGATTCGATAGGTCTCGGCCCATTTGGCGTGTCGACCATTGACCCAGCGGGGAAGCAACAGTCGTCGTCAATTTTCACCGGGTCCTGGCTCACGGCGTTTGCGTTGATCGATTCAGAAAGTTGCTTCGGTCGCCGATACGTGATCATTTCGCGCATCAGATTCGGGCACCGGTCCCGAACGATCTGCAACCTCGGCGATGGCGGTTCGTTCGGGTCGACGATAATGGACGGCTTGAGCATGTATTTGACGTACTCAATCCCTTCGTTGACCGCTTTGATTGCAAGTGACCAGTTCGGCGCGGTGTACTCCCCGTTCGTGTATTGCTCGATCTTGGAGAGCGTACGGATCGCGTCCAGGTCATGATCCATCCAAGTTACTCCGTAGCGACCGGCAGTGTTTTTTGGCCAAGGATTGCGGTCTTCGATCGCTTTCCAATGGTCAATGACGCTGAGAGTTGTGTCTTTCGAATAATATTCGTCATATATCGTGACGCGACCTCGACCATCCGCACAGCTCCATAAGGCAACGAAAGCATGCTCTTGAGAGAATCCGAAGTCCACCGCTCGCCGATGCTGAGCACCAGGCGGAATGTCCCATCCTTCCGGCGTACAGTGAATCGCTGGAGAGAATTCAGGATAGACAGCCCCTTCGAAGTTGCCCCACAAGCCTTGTTCGCGAACGGGCTTCATCGCGTCTGGGATCATCGCAAAGAAGTCGCGATACCAACTTTCCGAGATTTGACCGGCTTCTAAAGCGCATCGAGTATTCGCCCGGTACAATCCCCACGACTTCGGTAGCTTTCCAGTTTCCTCCATGTCTCTGAGTTCGATCGACATCGACGGGTCGACCGGAGTGAACTCGGCAAGCTTGTTGCCCCGGAACGAGTATTCTCGGCAACCTCGCATAACTTCGTTCAGGAGCCCCCAAGGGAACTGCTCAACGAACAAGAATCCGCCGATTGCTTCGGCCTGCATCGCTTCCCGGCCTTGCTCGTAAGACTTGAAGCAAATCAGCCAATTCTTACCGGGATGATTCTTTCTCGGCTTCAGGGGGACGGAGAACGGCCAATCCTGATTCGGTTTGTACCAATTGATGCGATTCCAATCGACCGCATTGGGGTCGAGATGCCCTTTTTGGTGCAGCTTTTCTTTCCAGCATGCGTTCATGACTTGCGGATAAGAACCGGCGATAATCCAGAACGGAGTGTCTTTTCGTGGCGCTGGCTGATCGATCGTCATGAACTTGACGGCTTTGGCCAACCCGCATGTCGTCGTCCCCGCGCCATTCCCACCCAAAAGGAACGTCACGCCTTCATGCTCGGAATCGTAAAACGCTTGCTGTTGATCGTTTCGATCGTGCTGATTTGGACGTGGCTGGAACGTGATACACGCCAGTTCATCCTTCAACTTGTTGAGCGTCAACGTCGCCAATTGCAATCCTTTGTGGAATAGACGTCATGTCAATTCCACTTCAGGATAACATCTTTACGATGATTGTCACGACAGAACTTCGGCGGCTCGCGCTTGGCCGTAAGTGACTATCAGACCGTCCGCGCCGAGGCTGACTGAGGTGACGACTGCGATGCTTGAATGCCCGCTGCCACCGTCGACCCCATCTTCTGGTTTCGGGACGCTGGCTTTCGCTTTGGCGAGCTTTACGATCGGAATGATGGCCGGACCCCACGAAAACTCGACCGTTGCAAGCAGTTTGTTTTCCGTTTCGATCACGACACCGACGTCACCAACCCTGACTCCATAAATCAGAGTCTTTTGAGTCACGACAACCCTATCTCCCGGTTCAAGCTTCTCGCCACCGGGTTTCAGCTTCTCGCCACTGTCACCGAAAGCGCTCTCAATAGTTGCCCGTCTTTTACAAAGACTTTCGACTGCCGTTAGGCGATCCGCTTTCACTTGGCTTAGCCAAGATTCGATCTCTCGCTGCTTGTGCCTCTGGTAACCATGAATCATCACGGCGGAAACAAGCATTCCAACAACGAAACAGATCACATTTTCCAGCATCACTCACTCCTTGGTCAATAATTCATCCACAAACACTCGGTCTTGATCGGCTTAACTTTTTTCGAGCTTGCCTTGTTGTCGATCTCGATATCGACTCGCTGCCAACCATAACGCTTCTCGGCAACCAAATACAGTTCGCTCTTGTATCCACTCAGGATAAATTTTCCAGTGGCCGTACCGAGTGCGACAAGCAGATTCGCATGCTGCTCGCGCGACATCTCATGCTCGTACGCCGACTTCGCGACTCTCGTTTCTGCCATATAAGGAGGATCGACGTAGAAGAACGTATCCGCCCCGTCCTCCCGCTCAATCACGCCTGCCGCATCTTCATTGAAGATGACAACTCGAATCAGTCGTTTGTGGGCTTCCGGTAACCCATCTACGGCAGACAGCCACGACGAAAGCTGCTCGTTCATTCCGCGCCGCGTCCGTGCCCTGGACATCGTCGCGAAATCTTTTCCGAGACCCTGTCGGGACTGGCGGTATCGGATGAAAAAATTGCAGGCGATGTTCAACGGATCTTGGGCTTCCGACGTCAGCGAATCTTCAAAAGCCTGCTTGCTCATCGGAGTCATCGACATCCGTCGTTGAAACTCTGGGAACCATACAGGCGACTGGAGAACTTTCCAGAACGTCACAAGCTCAGGATAGGCGTCGTTTACGACTTCCGAATGTCCTTCGACAAGATTCATCGGCTTATTGAAAAGCACAGCGCCACCGCCGAAATATGGTTCGACGTAATGAACGTGCCGAGGCATCAATTCGATGATCCTGTCGGCCAGGTATTGCTTGCCACCATGCCACTTCAGCGGCAGGGTCGCGGTCAACTTCCGATCCATGTCGAGAACCCCTTATTTTGCTGATGTTGGCACGGTAATGACACTATGCACCAGCGAACATTGCGCGCAAACCACCGCCTTGGGATTTGGCCCATGCCGAACGTTCGACAAATCCGTGTCTTCAACGACGTGTTGATTTTCGTCGATTAACTCTTTCAACCATCCATTGACGCGACGTGAGCGCCAAAACAATTTACTGCCACACACGCACGAAAGCTTTGATTCCGTCACTTTGTTACCTTTCGCTAGTCCCGAGATTGCTTGATCTGTACCACATTCTCAACGACGAAGAACTTCGGTCGCAGGTCGTACTTGTCGAGCCACTTGGACATTAAAGCGCGAACTTCTGATTCAAGTTCCTCGCGTTGCTCTTTCGTCGACTTGTCCCAATCCTCGTCCTCAGTCCACTCGCTGAGGTATTCAAGCCATTCGTCGGCATACCATGAATGCTCTGGAGGAGGAGGTGACGCCGATTCACCGACCCAGAACGAATCGCGTCCACACTCCAACGCTATCGCATGGCCCTCGGCTTTCGCTTCCTCACACGTTTTGAAAGCACCCGTAAAACTCTCGCCGTTCATCGAATAGCAAAACCTCATAATCAAAACTCCTTATGCGTCCAAATCTCCAGTGACATGACGTAGGCGTCTTCTTCCGTGTCCTCGTAGTGATCCTGAATAACAGACTTGGCGGTGAACCCCTGCTGCTTGAAAAAGAGCTGGGCGGCGAGGTTCGTTTCCCGAACTTCGAGCGTGATTTCCTGTCGACTCTGCTGCGTCAACTTATTGACCAGTCGCTCAATCATCTGCGCTCCCACACCCTGACGTCGACACCAGGGGGCCACGGCCAAGTTCAGTACATGAAGTCGCGACTTCAGCAACTCGTAAACCATGAAACCGACAATATTTTCATTATGCTCCGCCACCATTCCGACGCAATTTCTTTGCCGCAAGCAACAAAAGAAATCTTCCTCCGTCCAGCAGAATTCGAAACTGCCTTTCTCGATCTCCATAACCTCCGGCATGTCGCGCCGAATCATCCACCTGACCCTGACCGCCTCGTCTTCCATGACATCGACTCCTGCGACTCTCTTGCACGCATCAATAAACCACATAGCACGCTCACATTCTGCTGAGAATTGCCGTCAAGGTAAAGTCGCAAGGTCAAAGCCCATTTTCTAAGCCTTAGAAAATCAGAGACACTGTTCTGGTCTTTCGGCTACGCCGCATGGTTCGCCGCTAGGGTAGTGCGTAAACGAGTCCAAAAAGCGGGCCGCGCTATACAAACCGTTTCGTATGTAAAAATGCGCCGATTCATATCCTGTCAGCGAGAACACTCCGCCGTCCACGTGCTGAAACATTGGCAATGGATGATGCGCGGCTAGCTTCACCGCCTCCTCGTCGTTGTACGGTCGCATCTTCGGCTCGACGATGCGGTATCTCTCGGGATCATCCGTGAACGTAAGAGAGGACCCATCTTCCCAAGTATCGTAGTCGTTCTTATGCTGAACCCGTTTGCCATCCGCAAACGCTTTAACGAACTCAAAATTTTCAACCACCCGTTTCGCTTCGTCTCGCTTCATGGAAAGTCCTCTCTCGTACGCTACCTGTCAAACACCGGAATACTGACACCTACAACGCAAGAACTTTTCACATGGATCAAAATTTTGTGATCCAAATCAAAACTTTCCACGTTGTAAATGCGTCGAACGTTTCGCTGGCCCCTGATTACGCGCAAGGCAATGATCAGGATCTTCGCACTCAAACGGAGATGCATCATGATTCTTCCATAGTGACGCAAGACTTTATGTAGCGGAGTGTTCGCGCCGTCTGTGTGCGGTAATGACGTTGCGAACACTCTTTTCACGGCTCAACATGGAAAGCACGCGAGACAGAAAACTTCCAATGAATCTCTCAGAGCAAATCCAACAACTGGCCATCGCGGCAGGCAAGCTGTCCGCAGATGCCGACGATGCGATTCTTGCGCACGAGCGAGCTGTTCTTGTAGCTCGCAAAATCCGAGAAAAGCTGCTGCCTGTCGGCTTGTCTCAACAACATCCATTTGGCCTGATTGCCGACTTGGGTCGAATCCAGCAAAGGCTGGAGCGAATCGAGCAGGATGCGAACTCGCCGATCGTCGTGTTTCGAGATCCTGACCACGTATTTCATCAAGCCGTTCACGTTGTCAACTCCGTCACGTCCGGTCGCGTAAACGTTCGCGCGGTCGGAAACAGAACCACAGTCGCCTACGACTTTTCAGGCAATGCCATCAATTCTTGGGCTGGTGACACTGGGATAGACATTCGCGCAACGTTCGGGATTGATTCCGATGTTCTAACGGGGAGCTTTCAGTTGGGTTACGTTTATGACGTCGCCCTCCAGATGGCATGGAATTATTGGAAGTAATCAACCCGACCAGACCAACGCGGGGGACTGCCACCCCGCTTTTTTCTCACCCTCACGCAAGGAATGAAAGCCCCATGACCATCGAAGAAATCGACGCAAAAGCAGTTCCTTCGCCGGTGTTAAGCGAGCAGAAACGTGCGGCACACCGACAAGCAAGAGAAGATTTCGCACGTGGAAACTTTTTTCAAAACGATGCTGACTTGCTCAGCTTCCTCACCTCAAATCTCACTTACGCTTTCGTCGCCGCAACCACCTCGACCAACGATCGAACGCCACTTCCAGCATCTTTCCGACATGGACAAACCTCGGGTTACGCATGATCTTCCTTGCCTGTCTCAGTCGCATCACTTCCCTTTTCCATCCGACGCATCGGCAACAGCCTTGATCGCTTCCGCCGCCGCCCGCAAATAATCCGCCCGGCTGGTGAAATCTTGCGAGCATGGCAACTCGGGGATTTCCTCGGCATGGGTCGTTTCGATCTCCATTTTGGTCGGGGCGTCCGCTCCCCAGATCTTGCGGATCTCGTACTGGGCCTTCATCACCCTATCCAGCCATTGCACGTCGCTCGTAATTTCCTCAGTCTTCACGACCCTGGACGTCTTGTCGGCATCCTCCCCTTGGCCATCCGACTCGGTCACAGTCTTTTTGACCTGGGTCTCGTAAAACTTCGCCATTCCGATCGACGCGATCTTCTCCAGTGTCCTTGTGTGCCGCACCTTGAACTGCTGGATTCGATCGTATTCCTGAGCGCGAATCCACTCCTCAGTCTTTTGGATCGCACTCCACACCGACTGCCGCGTAACCTGCGGCTTACATGCTTCGGCAATCTCCTGCAACGTCTTCAGGTCCTCAGAATACAGGCGATACCACAACAGGAACCGGGCCGATGGCTCCCACGGGCCTGCTGGCGGCTTTGCGTTTCTCTGCGGATCTTTCCGTGTCATAATTGTCAGTTTCCATACGTCAATTGTGTGTCATCAATCCGATTTGTCGGAACGTGTTATTTAGATTACACTTGCTTTCGAGATATGTCAAACTGACTTGCGACAATTTAGTTTGTCGCTTGCTCTTCCTATCAACCAAAATCCATAACGAACAATCCCGCCATTTGGATCACATAAAAAACGAGACCCGTGAAGATTTCTCCACGGGCCTCGCAATGGATTTGTTTCTCGGCTCCATCCGGCTCTTGCGATCAATCCGCATTACAGATGGATTGAAGAGGCATACTGTTTGCCCACGGAGGGGAAGGCGGAATTAGCGGCACTTCTTCAGAAGTACCGATCGCCCTTGGAGTGAATCCTTGGATACTACAAACAATGTCGAATGCTGAGATCGCGACTGGGTCGTCCCATCGATCTGGGTAAAACTGAATCGCAGATCGTCGCTCTAATGCAAAGATCGCCGCCTCGCACAACGAGTCGATAATTCCACTTTCGGGCTTTTGGCGAACTGTTTGCTGATCCACAATTTCGATATGCTGATAGTTCACTACTGACTTTCACGGCTGAGTCTGGATGACGCGGAATTACCACAAAAAAGCCCGGAGCGACAGAACCGCGATTGATTTTCGACACCAATCTGCAAGAATAACGGCAGTCATGGTCGCAGGCACCATGACCGCATCCAAGATCAACGCGACGATCAATACCTCCTGCCGGACGGTCGCTGCCACATCTCATGCCTCCCTTGGTCTGCAAGAGTGCGTCAACACTCTCTCGGTTTCTGAACTTGGTAAACCTCGGCAAGTCAACGCGACCTGTCGAGGTTTATTCTTTCATGGATTTCTTGAAGCCTGAGAAGCGGAACAGCAGCGGGCAAGTCAATGACAACGATTTGCGACGTTCACGTCTGCTGCTTACCCTGCCGATCTTTGTGCGCCTTCCAGATCGCGGCGACTTGCTGGCTGGTTGTCTCAATCCCCTGCTCTTTGAGGCTGGCCACCGCTTCGGCAGATCCGTCGTCAGGGTTCGAGGTCATGTGCTGTACGATCGCCGACTTCAATCTCTCGGCGTCCTCTGGCGTCTTGGGAACCGTCTTGGCCGGGGTTTTGTTCACCCAGCCTGGCTGATCAATAGCTGGGATTCCTATTCGATCGGCTACTGCCAGAATTTCCGCACGACTCACGCCCTTCGCTTTTTCGATTTGTTGAACGTAAGCACCGTCATTCAAGAGTTCTTCGACGGTTGCTGGGTCCGTGACTCGCTTTGGCCCCTCTTCCAGTTTTCGGTAAGCTTCGACCCGCGCGGCGGCATCTTTGCGACGCTGCTCAAACGGATTCGATTTCCAAGGTGGATACCAATCTTTCCCGAGCACGGCTTCTTGGTCCTCTTCTGACTTCGCCGCGCGATTGATTTTACCGACGTCCGCCGTTCCATGCGGAGTTACGAAAGGTCCAATGTACCCACCGTTCGCACTTCGGGTCCCGTAAATGCAAAACGCGATTTGATCGGGACTGACTTTCTGCTCAACCAGCGTTTTCACACTCTCCAGTTGCTCGACGTACGGAGTTTCACATTTCGAGCACAGGTCAACGATTTTCGAGATCGGACTCCAGAACGACCCGACCGGAGAACCGTTCGGGTTAACTTTCCCTTCACTTTGGATTAAGTAAGCCCGCAACTCTTCACCAAGAATCTGGGCTTGCATGCAAACTTCGCGACATTCGCGCGGAACGTCACCATCGCAAACGACGATCGCATTCTTCAGAGCAGCGACAACGTAATCTGGGAGGATACTCGAATCACCTTTCTGGCGACCTTTGATCCAGTTGTCCATGATTCGCGTTGCTTCATTCAGTGCGTTCAAAATTTCTGTACGGCGATCGATGTACATACTTTGCAGTCCCTTGCCATTGGTAAAACGTCATGTTTTTCGGAGTCGAATCGGGCCGACCTCGAATCTCAAAATCCCACCGGAGTTGATCTGAATCTCGGCCTCGATACGTCCGTGCCAATCTTCCGTGAGACATGCCTTCAGCACGGCATCCAAGTCTCTGTGAAGATCGCAAATCGCTTTCACGTTGGCTTGCTCGCGGTCTTTTTCCGGTAGCAGACTTCCGCTTTGGCGGCGTTCGGCTCGCTCAGGTCGAGTGCTCAAATCAACATCCTTGTCAATCAAATTACCAATAGTTCCGTGAATTGCAACGATTTTCGGAAAAAAGTCTTTATCCTACGGCGAAACACGCGACTTGACTGGCGGCGTCCGCGATCACCCAAACGGCGGACGCATCTGACACTGGGAAGAGTTGCGATTGATTCGCACTCAACTGAAACCCGTTCGCAGTGGTTACACCAGACGACAGTCCGACATAGATTTTTCCCGTGTTTGCGGCAGACGCCTTGACTGTAACACCTGTCATGCATGGATATAGAGACGACCTCAGTTGTACTGCGGTGACCCCGACTGTCGCTTGATTTACGATACACGGTCCCGTGAGTTGCATGAATTCTTCCTACGCTACGATTGTGTTCGCTGTCCGTGTTACGGAGAACGATTGATTTATAACTGGGGTTCTCGTCGTGACTGGAGACGTCCCGTAAATGACTCTGATAGAGTACGATCCAAGACCATTCATTTGCGGCAACAAATTCGTCGCCGCCGCCGCGATCACCAATGTAATCAGTCCAACGGTCGCGTCCCCAACCGTGATCGATCCTTGCGTTGGGTTGGAAGCAGACTGTCCGTTCAAGACAAGCAATCCACCACCACCTGCCGACAATGCCTCGACCTGAAACACCGCCGCGCTGTCGGCGTCCGTGATATTTTTCTTTGCCGTCAGCACGATCTTGCTCCACCCCGTCAGCGTCCCTAGATTCCAGTCGTATCCCAGTGTATCACCGATCACGATTGGCAACAGGTATGGAATCATTGCAGCTTGCGCTTGCGCTTGGTTTATCAAGATGTTGTTCTGGACGACAATTGTTCCGCCACCAGCCGATTTGAGGTAAGCACCGGCTGAGTTCGGAACGGTGAAGTCACCTGCGGTCGTGTCTTGCCAGACCCCTTGAACGATTTGGTTCAGGGTTGGGCCGGACGCGGCTGGAATGTTGGCAAAGAATCCTGGGGACCCGACGCCCGTCGCCGACAACATCCCGGTCGCCGACGTTCCACCAAGTTGAGTCGAGTTCGCCGATACGATTCCGGATGGCGAAACAACCAGCAATCCAAAATTGCTTGGGAACGTCACTCCAGAAATTGACCCGACACTGCCGACGACAGACCCGACAGACCCAACAACACTTCCGACGCTTCCCGTCACCGACGCCGCAACAGGAGTCGCTGCCGTCGCGGCTGTCGTCACGCTGGCCTTCATCGCCGCCGTGAGATCACCATTCACCGCAGAGTTCGTTAAGTTGGTCACAGTTGGAATGACGACAGATGGTTGCGCTGGTTGCAACAACAGTCGACCCAACGAATCAATCGAGAACGATCCAAAATTGCTTGGGAAGGTTACTCCGCTGATCGAGCCAACGGCTCCGGCAACGCTGCCAACGCTTCCGACAACCGATCCAACGCTGCCTGTAACGCTGTCCGCTCGGCATCCAGCCCCTGCAATAATGCTTGACCCGCTGCCCAATACTTTTCCGCCGACATCCCCCGAAACGTTTCCCGCAACCGAACCAACTGCTCCTGTAACGGACCCAACCGCTCCTGTAACGGACCCAACCGCGCCAGATACGCTTGATGCGCGGACTCCATCCCCCGTGATCGTGCCTGATCCACCTCCGAGGACCTTGCCTTGGACATCTCCGGTAACATTGCCTGCGACCGCCCCCACACTTCCTGCAACTGATCCCACTGAGCCGATAACTGACCCGGCAGAGCCAACAACGTTCCCATTGACATTTCCGGTGACACTGCCTGTTGATCCTGCGACGTTTCCATTGACGTTTCCTGTTACTGTGGTGACGTTCGTCACATTTGGAATCGTGACTCCCGTCTGGGTTGGTTGAAGAAGAACTCGGCCTGATCCATCGATTGAAAGCAAATTAAAGTTGACTGGGAATGTGACGCCGCTGATTGAGCCTACGGACCCGACAACTGAGCCCACCGACCCAACAACTGAGCCCACGGACCCGGTAACGCTTGTTGCCGTGCCAACATTCGACCCAACCAACGCAAGACCACTCGTGGAGCCAGGTGCGTTTCCTGAAGTGTACAAGCTCTTGCCGATTGAGCTTGCAACGGTAAAGTCGCCAGTCGTGGCATCCTGCCAAACACCAGTTGCCACTTGAGCCGCAGTTAACTGATTTGTGACCGACGTTACGGTCGGAATCGTCACGCCCGCTTGAGTAGGCTGAAGCAGCACACGACCGGAGCCGTCAACTGAAAGCAGACTAAAGTTGGCAGGGAACGTCACGCCAGAAATCGATCCTACACTTCCGGCAACTGACCCCACGCTTCCGACGACTGATCCGACAGACCCGGTAACGCTCGCCGCCACTCCGATCGCTGGCGAAACCGCGATGTAATTGAAAACGTGCTTGCCCGTCGCCTCCCCAAACACCGTCACGTTCGTTCCAGCCGTGGACACTGCCGCCGCTGGCAAGTCGAACCGATAGTAACCACCAGATCTCTCTTTGACGCCCCCGCTGGAATAGGCTGCTGTCAATGAACCCAAGTCCGTCAGCGTCACGGCCACGGTCGTATTCGGCCCGGCGATAGAATAGGAAATTGCTGGGAACGTCGCTGCAACGAGTCCGGTAACAGCCAGGCCGTTGTCGTCAAGCACTTGGATATCGATCGTGGGGTTGCTACCAGATGGAACAATAATCATTGCGCCGCCGCCCTTCTGCGCCGCATCAGGAGCGACACACTTGCCGTCGCACCCGTCGCGTAAAATGTTTTCGTCGGAGGGCTTTGCATGTAACAAAATGGCTGTTGATTTAACTTCGCAATTTCGCCCGCCGTCAATGCACGGTCGTAAATCAGCGACATTTCAATCGTGACCTGATTGAATTCCGTCCGACTGCTGTCACCGTCCCATCGACACCCCAAGACAAAACGACCATTGAGGACAGTAGTAAAAGCCATCGCCCCGGTTCCGTCAGCAACGCCGTCCGTATAAAGCGACTGGCTGCTAGCACTGTTGACCACGACGGCCATCTGCCGCGTCGTGTTCAATGCCCTGGTTTGACTGCCGTTTGCTGCCAAACCATAATTCGACAGTCCGATCGTCTGATTTGCGTTTGTCAGCGGAATAACCTGCTGAAACGTCGCCGCGCCCGTTGCATTTCCTGGTCGACCATAGCTCGCGAACGCACGACCCAGATTGGCTTGGCAGCTCAGCAAAAATACTAATGTTCGCTTTGCACCTCCCGATGGGAACCCAGCATCAGACCCCAAAAGATAGCCCGTCGATCCGTCAAACTTCACGGCTGGCCCATATTTACCATTCGTCCACGTTGCGCCGCCGTTGAAGGCCAGGTTATTGCCTTTTCCCGTTATGTCGTAGGCTGTTAACCCTCCGGCCTCATTAAAAACCCACCCACCAAGCATGCCGATAGACATCGGATGCGAAGGATTAAACTTCGACCCGAATTTCGGCTTCTGCTGTATAAGTGAAAAGGCCATCAGTTCCACTGTCTTGTCTTAGGGGTGATCGTCAACACGCTTCCAGATGCCGAGAAGGCCACATTGCTGTTGTTGGTCAACGCGACCTTGAAGTTGCCGGTCGGCAGCGTTTGTATGTCGCTTGAAGTGAAGTATCCTGATGTCGCCGCCGTCATGGTCAAAATAAAATCCGCTGGCCTCGCTTGGGCTGCCGTTAATGTTTCATAATTGTTGCCATCGACTTGCCGCAGAAAATAACCGTTACACAGAGTATTCGCTGTCATATTGGACCCGGTTGCTGGAGCCAACACTATGTCGCATTCAGCATATCCACTCGTCTGCGTCGCGCTAAACACACCTGACGACCCGCCAACGCTTGACGTCGCCGTCGACCCGCTCGCAAGCGAATTAAGTTCGGTTGTTAACGCTGAAAACGGTGTTCCGCGTAGCCATGTTTGGACGACTGCTGGCATGGTTTTTCATCCTCAAAAATTGTTGCCGGAACCGCTGTTTCGAGCCGTGTTGAGCGTTTCGTTGTCTGCCACAGACCCTTTGCCGAAGGTCATTTCCCACGGAGAACCGCTTCGCGTGTACTTGGCTTGAACTGCCGCAAGGCTTGTCGCGTAATTTGCGAGAATGGCATTGAGCTTTTCTTGCGTCCTCGACGACCCCATGGTTATCGTGCCGGGGGCCATTAGGGTGTTGACCTGTGCTAATTGCGCCGTGGTTAAAGCGTTGAATTCTGTCGCGTCCAACAAATCAAGAAAGTCCGTGGCAGAGATTGGATCACCTGCAACCGACCCGAATCCTGGACCAGACACGTTATTTGCAGCATCAAGCAAAGGTTGATTCGCACCTGGAAACGATTGTCTGATCGACAGGAAGCCGACGTTCCGCGAATCTTGTACGATGAAATTAATTACATTTTGAGAAGTGATGGCCAGCGTCATATCAGTAATTCCTCTCGTAAAGTCTGTCGTTTTGCTCGATGATATTCCCGAGTAACTTCTCGGTTCTGCGCATGTCGCGCGGGTTATCCTGTGGGAGAATCGTGAATTGCAAAAGCGATGTCACACAATCGGGATGTGTTGCTGACAAGCAAAGTGTTCCCGGCGTATCAGTATCCTTGTTGTTCGCAGCGATCGCGTAGAATCCAAGTCCCAGCTTGTTGACCATTCCGAACGGAACTTCGACCGTGCCACCTTCCTTGATGATTCTGACGTCTGGAGATATTCCGATCGCTGGTGTTTTCGCATCATTGAGCACCATGGAAAACGGAATTGAGTCGCCGAATTGGATCTCCATTAGACGCGGCTCCAATCAATCGGGAGCGCTCTCGCCATTCCGTTTTCGTCAACGGGACGGACGGTAGCCAAGATCGCAGAGACTTGCTCGGGCGTGACTGGTTGAACCACGCCCGCCGCCGCAATCAACGCCTGCACAGCCGCAAATTCGCTGTCTGGCATCGTTTCCATCAGGTGGAACGTATTCGCCCATACGTTGAGTCCAACAATGTCGCCATGTGCAACGCATTTCCCGACATCCGCTATCGTTTGCCGGTCGCCATGGGCCTTGATCGCTGTCAGCGTCACCGGCGCCGCAGACAACAACGATGTCGACGTTATCGGAACCGGCTGAGGTAGTGCCGCGTTGATTTCCAGCGCCACCCCGGCATCGTTTCCAGCGTCGGCCAGTTTCCGCAATTCCTGGCTTGCTTTGATAGTCTGTAACAAATCCATTTTTCGCGCGACTCCCTGATTTTCGGCGGCTGTTGCTGCAAAACAGACGCGGGAGAATACGCGGGTTCAAGATTCTAAACAACCCGAATCACTCACCAAGAAACGCCAAAAGCTTCTCGCCGAATTCCTCGAAGATTGTCGACTTAATGGACGGTCGTTGCAGCAGTTCAGAAACCCTGCCGTGGAGAGAGGCTCTACCGATATTGATCGCCATAATTTCTGGGTTCCACACCCAGCGAGACTTGTTGTCCTGGATCGGCGACATGCACGCAATTCGCGACTTCTCCGATGACATTTTCGCCATCAGGCAGGCGATCTCCAGTTGCCCCCCACAAACATCGTGGCCGTACGCGTGTGCAGCATCGCTGGTTGTGCAAAGATTACAGAACCAATGGTATCGTTGCGCTGACCCTCTGCCGAAAATGTGGTGAACATGAACAGGTCGCGCTATTCGACCATCCGTTCGCATCCAATCTTTCGCGGGACGATGACAAGAAAGCCACGCATAAACTTCATCACGTTCGTGCGACTTAAGATACGCATCTCGCATCGTTTTCTCGTACGACCGATTGACTTTCGCCATTTCCGTTATCTCCAGACGCCCGTTTACGACTGTATTCGCCAAGCAACTTGCGTTTTGCGAGTCGATATCGACTTTTGATTGTCGCCTTGGATTCCTCCAGGCGGCTAGCAATTTCGGCCATCGTCAGACCAGAGAACACATGCAGAGTGAATACCGTCTGCTGATCTTCTGGTATCGTCGGGAGTAGCGATTCAATTCGCTCTGCGATCTCGTGTGTGATCATATTTTCAATCGGATCAATTGTATCATCGGCAATCAACTCGACCAAAGAACCCCCATCCAATGGCTCGGAGAGCGTCAATTTTCGTGACCGATCGCGACGCTTGGCATCAATCATAGAGTTGATCGCGATCTTCTTGATCCAAGAAAAAAAGCGATTGTTTGGCGAATACTCTGAGGCAAACTCTTGCACTCGCAACCACGCGGTTTGCGCGGCGTCTTCCGCAGCCGCAAAGTCTCTCAGCTTTGAGTTCAGAATTCGCACGAGAGATTCGTTGTAGCGGAGAAATAGAATTGTGATAGAATCCACATCACCGCACGCCAGTCGCAGCATCGCGACGTCGTCAGAAACTTCGTCCGTCATTGGACACCTCGGTATTCCGTTGGTTGATCAGCCTTCAACGCGACAGCATACTACAGTCATGGGCCAAAAACGTCAAACGTGATTTTCTAAGTCTTAGAAAATTTCAGAAACGTGTGATCCATCTTTCGGTTGAAATCGTACTATTGCATGGGCGAATGAATAACACAAATCCACGAAAGAACTCGACTATGATTACGCCGCTCGAAATGGCGAGGCTGGCAATTCGGTATTTCATTACGCGGATTCGATTCGCGGACGTGTCGAACATCGTCAGAGAAGAAGACCCTGCGAACAAAGAGAGAAGCGAAGCAATCAGCTTCAACAAAAAAGGCCGAGAATAAACCGTCATGGACCCGTGTTTGAGTTGCACCCCATCGCGTTCGCTTGACCGTACAACGACAGTTGATGACTCAGGTTTGTTTGTAAATCTTGTTGTCGCAACATCAGTTCGGCCTGCGCGATGGCAATTGCTGTCAGCAACAAAATCTCATTGTTTTGATCAGCCGCGATTTGATCCGCGATTTGCTGGCATGCCGCCTTATTTGTCGATGATGAATCGCGCCCCAGTGCCTGCACAGCAACCGGAGCATCGAGCTTGTGCCGCAGAACGGAAATTGCCGTTGAATGCTCAGACAACGTCTTGACGTTTTGCGAGAACTTTTTTCGCTGTTCCGTGAGTCGCTGCTTATTTGGCTTTGTCATCTGGCGTCCGTTTCCAGCCGTTTTTTTCGGCAAGTTCCTTGATCAATGCTGTCCGAGGATCTTCGACAACGACTTTCTGGTTATTGTTCTGGATGACAGGTTTTCTTAAATCTTGCCTTGGAGCGTTTGCAAAAATCACGAACAGAACACCGATGCCGACAACCAAAATTGACCCCAGAACCAGAGAATGAATGACCACCAGCGTCCAGACCGCATTTATGATTCGCGCGGTGAAAGCTTCAATCTCTGGATCAGACATTTTTCACCGTCATTGTTTTTAGTAAAGTTTCGAGCTTTTGACCGTGATCTTCTTGAGCCTTACTAATCCCCGTCACGACCTTGCTTTGCTCGTCCTGTCCACTGGCCAGGAGTTCAAGCTGTTGTGTCGTCTTTTCCAACTCTTTTGACACAAACGGGACATATTCAATGAACGTATCGACCAAAGCGTTATGCTTCTCAAAGCCCGTTGAGCCCTGCTGATACAGCTTGACAATCATTGGTTTGACGAAATCAATGAACTGTCGCCACAGTTTTCGGATCAAAAAATACATTGCCAACAGGCCGCTTCCGATTGTCGTCGTGATCGCTGGCCAATACGACCAGACGGCCTTAATGATATCGTCTGTGGAGATGTCAAACGCAAATAGCGGTTCCATTAAGCAGTCTCCAAACGGGTCGTTGTGTATGGCTGGGCTCGCTGGGCGACAATTACAACATAGATCGAATTTCGCGGGAACATCAAAAACGAAAAAACCCGCACCATATTCGATCATGATGCGGGTTAAATGCATGATTCGCTGCGAATCAGGACGCTGGCGTCGTGGTAGGCACCGGAACGGTGGCATACTTCGCGTGCAGTTCGGCGGTCGTTTGATTGAGGGAAGCGACAGCCGCATCAAGAGCAGAGGAAGATCCACCTTGAGCAGTGGCAAGTTCGCTTTGCAGAGCCTTCAACTGAGTCATCACGTTCGCAACGTCTGTCGCGACTTCGTCTTTCAGGGCAGCAATTGCGGCGTCGAGGTCGGCTTGTGTGGCCATTGCTCCAAATTCCTTTTCTAAGACCATTTTGATTGTGGTTGCGATCCATGATCGAACCTGTAACCCAACAGACAACAGATCACCGCCTTCCCGTGTGCAAGAGAGTTTGGTTCACCGGAGAATCTTACCGTTCATCATTTAACGAATCAATGACTTGATGGCAAAATCACGAGATTTTAACCATCGGCTTCCTGAAAACTCCAGATGCACGTTTTGACGGTCAAGATCGATATCAATTCGTTTCACCGCCACTTGGAATGTAAACAACGCTACCAGCTTAATCGACGGGCATTGCTGGAACTCAAACGACAACTTGTTTCCATTGAGTACCCCGGTCGCAGAAACGTTCCCTCCAAGTTGCAAATCGCACGTCGGATGTAGCAGAGACCAAACTCCTCGCACCACAGATATGATCGTCAAGATTGTCCCAGTCCCGACTCGTGCGGGTTCCACCGCTGATTTTTTAACATTCGGGTTCATTAGCAAGCCGACGCCCTTCATTGTGATCGGGTCGGCGTCAATTGTGATGTCATCCCCCTCAACGCGATATCCAAACCCAAGAGCCTCGACCGGCAGGTCGACCGCGCCTTTTGCCGTTAATTGAACGTGCCCGTACCGACCACACACCGCCAGCGCGGACCAGTCTCCGTTTGCCAACAAAGGAAACGATTGCCCGCCGGTTCTGTCCCATTGCATGGAAGCTTTCACTCCCTCACCGACATGCGATCGCCACCAATCGAACAAGCCGTGAATATGCTCTGCACCGTAAATCGAACCAGCACATCCGGTTTCAGAAGCATTTTGGTGAGAGTCACCAAGAAAGTCTTTAAGCTGCTTTACAGACTGCTTTCCAGTGAGTCGCGTCTTGCTGACCCGGACGATTCCCGCGTCGTCTGGAGTTAACAGGATCATCGCTGGCATTGCTTGAACACTAAGCGACCCGAACACTTCGGCATCTTCCTCTTGATCGATCCGAACAGGCAGGTAAGACGATTCAATAAGATCGATAATTGACTGGTCCATAAAAGTCGTGCGTTCCATTTCTTTACAGGGAAGGCACCACTTGGCACCGGCCACAACTAAGATCGGCTTTCCGGTAGTTTTGCACTCTTTCAGAACATCGTTGCTGTATCGTCGCCATCTGATTTTCTCAGCTGGCGGACCCGTCGCCGACATTGGAGTTTCAATCACAAGCCGCATTGATTCCACTGGCGGAACTGGTAATGTCTGAAACGTCGCGGCCTGGATTTCCGCCACACGAAACACGACGCCGCTTGGGTCGTGCGAAACGTACTTTCCTGGAAACCTCTCTGATCCATGCACGATCGTAATTTTTGCGATCTTCGCTCGATCAACGTCAAAATCCGCGTCATTCACAACCAGAGACTGGCCATCGTAGACCGCATTTCTCAGGTCGCACCCTTCCGCAGTACACACCATTACAGACCAAGCAGCGTTCGCTGGAGGTGTAGGCGTAGGACTCGATGCGATATTTTCAGCGATAGGCGATTCGGCCTTCGCGTTATCATCCTGCGCCCCGGTCTCGTCGACCGCCGTCAAGGCTTCGCTGCTTGGCGAATCCTCTTCGGTCGTGGCGCGCGTGTCAGACTCGATTCCCTGAGTCTCTGCGTGGGCAACAACTTCCGGACCTACCGCTTGCGGCGGCTTGTCTGGAAGTTCCGGCTGTTGCTTCCCTATCGTGATGATTGCCTGACAAATCGCGATTGATGCGTTCGCGTCTTCATCGGGAGTGCTCGCCAGCGCGATACTCGGCAACACCACAAAAATCGAAAGGTATTTTTTCATTTGCACATCCCTATGCAGAGACTGGCTCGTTCGTCAAATCGGCAATCGATTCACCAAAATAATCTGGTGGGCCGACAGCCCACGCCTCTCCGCTGTTCTGGATGGAATCCCAAAACTGCATCGCGTCAACTCCTACGTCGCCTGGTGCGAGCGTAATGGGTCCACCTGCTGTCAGAACTGTGATTCGCGGCATTTGCATGACGTCCATCGTGTGGTCAATTTCTTGCGGTTGACCGGCGGGGAACCGACCCCATGACTCAGAAGACTCAAGTTGTGTTCTGCCGGTCTCGTCAATGTACACCCCGACAAAACATCGACAGTGACCGCCACTGCTTCCAAGTCTTGCAAGTCCCGTCCGGGGGTCGGGCAATCCAGTGACTCTTCCGCAGGCATAAGGCACCGCGTAACCTGCGGCAATCGTGTCAAACAGCAACTCCAACGCTTCTGGCGAGAACACCAGTGCAGTGTGACCAATGCATGCCTCTTTCCAGTTTCTCGGAGTACCAACGCCTGGCGCGGCAAACTTCACAGCCAGCGCCTCGACCTGGCGCTCCGTCATTCCTTCGAACAGTTTTGTGGTCGCGAATCCGACTCGCCGCACCGCTTTCGCCGCATCGGCCAGAATCGCACCATCGCCATAGCCGCACCGATCGAGTCCGATTTCGTGTCTTGCCAGCGTGTAAACTGGTGCGAATGACAACTCAACTGGAGACGCAAGCGATCCGCCATGGATGATCGAATAGTCCAAGGATACTTGACCGCCTCGTGTCATTCCTCTGGAAACGCACGTGCCGCTGTGCTGGAAGTGCGGTCGACGATACCGGCCCAGCAACGCCAGCTCCTTGTCTCGCAGGAAAATTCCGGTTACGCCGGATGCCTTGGCTCTGGCCCATGAACCTTGCAACTGCTCCTGCTGAGACGCCATGATCATGGCCCCCGCAGCAACCATCTCGTCTTTTACGTCTTGAACTCGGCTTGGGTTGTAGACGTAGCCGCTGACGAACCAATCGTTTGGCATGTTGACTCACTTAATCGAACGGAGGGTTGCGGCTGCGGCAGTCGGGTTTGGGAACGCTTTCGCGTCTGTCAGCATACCGGGAAACGCATTCCCAAGTTTCGCCAGATCTTCTGAGGTAATCTCACCCGCCAGTTGAAGTTGCCGTGCAATCCTCGCCATCTCCTGTGGGCTGGAGACGAGCCGTTTCTCGACGCGAACGGCAAGGCCATTCCAGTATGACTCAGGAGGGGGCTTGACGACAATCACATTAGGAGCGGGTGGCGCGGGGTCCCGATCGTCGACATTGGGTTGCTCCGTGACATAACAACCCAGCGCCAGCAAGATCCACATCCATCGCAAGTATCGCATTGTGTTCCTCACGATTTTGGGGTGACGGGGAAGTATTTTTTTCGCAGGATTTCCGTTCCCTGCTGAAGCCACACCTTCGTGTCATCGTCCGGGTCCATCGAAATTCCGAATTCACAGAGGTCAAACCAGAATCGCCGACTCTTCGCTGTGTTCGTACTGTCAGCCATGTACGCCAGGAACGCTTCGTTAAGCTCACCCAAAAGAGAGTGACCGCCTTCACCATCTGGGCCAATGGGTTTAATGGCAGTACCTTTATGGTACAGTTCGAGAATCCACGTCAGTGCGCCGCCCCCCGAAAACCCGAAGGTCGCAAGCACTGAAAGAAGCAACTGAACTCCCCCGAGCGGCGTGGGGGCGGGGGCGGACTGCATCCCTTT